TAAGGTTATGAAACGCATTAACAGCATCCCATTCAAAGTTTTGTTTCATAATCTCTTTGACTTTTTCCTCATGGGCATTTAAATCCATCCAATCTTTCATATCAAACTCCCATTCATATGTAATTTGCACTTTGACTTTCTTGTTTTGGGAACTTTTGTTCATAATTTGCTTTGACTTTTGTTTGAAGTGTTGCTTTTTGCAACAGGTATGATGCTTTTTTTAACAGGTAAGGCCAAAAACCTAACTTTGACTTTCTTTGACTTTTATTTACTTTTGAGGGTAAATATCATCCATTAACTTGCAGAACTCATCGGTTTTATTCACTTTGACTTTCTCCTTTGACTCTTCTTCCGTATCAGAACTAGCTACAATTGTGCTTTGACTTTTATCTTCTTGCCCTGCGCTTACCTTGCCATCTTCAACTCCAGCTTCATAGATTAGCAGGTTTTGTAGGCTAGTAGGATCCTTTGGTTTAGGATCTTTGACTCCAGTCTCATGGAATAAAAGATCTTGGTACATTTGCTTATACTTAAGATACATTGAATGGTAGTGGTCAGATTCTTTACTTACTGTCTCTAGGTCTTTATTGAGCTTATCTACCATCTTGATAAGGTTATCAATAGACTTTTGTAGGATGTATTCTTGTGTATTGTTCATTAGATTTTTATTCACTAAAAAGGACACATTTTCTTTTGCTAGATCTTTGGCTACTTCTGGATCCCACATTACGGCAATGCTTACATCCATAATGTTTACATTATATTGTTTAGCTACCTTTTCTTTCAATAGCTCAACAATGTCCTCTGTTGACATTTGGTCTTTGTTCATTGGTTTTTTAATGTTGGCAGTCCAGATTATCGTACAGTTCCTTATACTTAAGATACATTGTATGGTAGTAGTCAGCTTCTTTGCTTACCGTCTCTAAGTCTTTATTAAGGTAGTCCAAAAGAGCTTCCTTATCTTCCTTTGAATCAAAGGATACTTTTACTGTATAAACACCTGTCCAGATATTCGCAGAATGAGTCTTAGCTTTCTTCTTCATTTGATTTCCCTTAGCTTGTTAGATACTTCTTCTAGTTTGGCTAGCTTTTTACCTAAGAGGTTACAGACTTCCTCTACGGACAGTCGATTTAAGATATCTTCTGGGAGTTTATTTTCGATGTAGTCCAGAAGAGCGTCCTTATCTTCCTTTGATTCAAAGGATGCAGTTACAGTATAAACACCTGTCCAGATATACGCAGCATGAGTCTTAGATTTCTTCTTCATTGTGACCTCCTATTGACCAGCTAAAGGTGATTGTGAATATCCACAGATCAATGGTAAAAGATGGTTTGTCTTTCATTGGTTTACGATTTCATTGGATTGGGTTACGATTCCCTTAGGTTGCTTTACGATTTCTTCTTTTACTGAACCAGATACCCATCCAATTGTATATCCTGCATTTGGACAACAGAGGGGTACTTTCTTTTGTGCATGAGCATATGCACGCTTAACTGATCTTTTGGTAGAATAAGACTCCATAAAACCTTTATTGCACTCTGTACACTCACCATATAAAACGAAGTTCGTTTCATCTGGCATAGCGAATCTCATAAATTCTTTATGGCTTATCTGCGGCTTACGGTTTAACATCTGTGATTCCTCGTTGTTGGTTTACGATTGCCTCTTGTGCGAAATCATATGCCCATCCAATCGTATAACTCTCGTCTATACAACAGGGCATTCCTTTGTTTAACGCACGAGTATATGCACACTTAACTCCTCTTTTGGTAGCGTAACGCCTCTCAAAGCCTTTAGAGCACTTCGCACACTTACCATACAGGATATAGAGTTTGGGTTCCATGATTTAAATGCTAGTGATCTCACAGGTACAGCCATGAGATTGCCCATTCCTAAGGTTTCGCCCAATAAGAGCAACCTGCAACGGAGGATAGTCCATGAAGTCTGCTTCTCGGATCATGGAAACTACCTGATTAACTTCTTTCTCGTTAAAATCATATCCATCGGGGACGGTGATCTTGATCGTGAAGTCTTTGTGGTTGTCGTTCATGGTAGGTATTATAACCGATCAGGAAGAGATAGTCACGGGTTTTTTGAGAAATTAGTTTGGCTCATCCAATACTTTGTTTCTCGACGGGCAACAGTTAAATTTTCATCCTGATTATCCAAGAGCCTCCGAAGAGTGCAGATGATAGATTTAAGTTCTTGGACATCGTTGGTTTCAATATCCTTGGGGTCATAGTACCCGTTTAAGTTAGGCTTCATGTTGTTCATGGTAGGCAGTACCCATTTTTTGTTCATGTTGCTCATGGTAGCTATTATAACCGATCAGGAGGGGATAGTCACAGGTTTTCTTAGTTTTTTTTGAACAAACGCACATGATCTCTTACCCATGCGTTATCTGATAAATGAACATTACCAGTTAGCCAAATATCATCTGTAACCCAAGCATTCCCAGAAATGCGAACATAACCAGAAATCCAAGCGTTACCATCTACCATCCCGTTATCACAAACACAGGAGTGTTCATCCATTCGGGCAGTATCACTTACCCTAGCCTCCCCATATACACGAGCGTCAGGGCCAATATACGCAGTATCAGCCACAGTTGCAGTATCAGCTACCCATCCTCCCCCATTGCTATGCTGGTGAGCAGGTACAGGGCCATTACCATCTTCAAAATCAAAGGTTGTGATGCTCATGGTAGGTATTTATCAGGCAGATGCATCACATAAGCAGTATTTGGAATCAAGTTCGCCGCATTTACAAGACATAGCTAAGGGCAGGTAGTTGGTAGGATATTTATCCATCCACCATTGAATTAACTTGTTCTGCTTACGCAGCATAATACGCATCTCTGCGATCTCCTTATCCTTGCTTTGCAGCTTTTCCGACATGAGATCAATCAGTAGGTTTGTTGCTTTGTCGTTCATGGTAGGTATTATAACCGATCAGGAAGGGATAGTCACGAGGTTTTTGAGAATTTATTTAACCTCTGTTGCCATACTCTAGATCTTTTTTCATGTTCTTGGCATCTCGGATAAAATCTTCACGAGTCTCAGGGCTGTGATTAAGATTCCGAACTTCTTCCTTGAGCGACATTACCATATCACTTAGATAATCACGGACTGCCCACTCTTCGGACAATGCACCTACCGTAGGATTACTAAGAACTTTATTGATATGATTAAGAAGATAGTTATCCTCTTCAGTATTAATCAGATGATCACGCTGTGCTTCCAGTTGCAGGATAGTGGACTCGGACAAGGGCTTGTTGTAGGTTGCGGTCTTCATGATGCTTAGTATAACCGATCAGGAGGGTTTGGTCACGGGTTTTTTGGGAATTTACTTAACTGCTTCTTTAAGTTTTCGATCTCGATAGAACGAAGATTGCAGAGATCAGCAACCTCTACATACCTACCATGGAAATAATTAAGTTTCTCTTCAGTTTCCTTCAACTTAAGTTCCAATTCAGCGATCTCTAGTTTTCTAGATACTTCAGCATATCGTACACCCTCCTCCCATGCGTGATTCCAGACTTGGGAGTAGGTGAGTGAAAAGGTTGTTTCGTTGTTGCTCATGGTAGATAATATAACCGATCAGGATGGGATTGTCACGCACTTTTTCAGAATTTATTTATACCACTCTAGAACTTCATCGTTACCATTCAACCATTCCAAAGCCATCTCTTTGGCTAAGTCTTGTCCCTGAAAACCTTTAGATGCTTTATGTCTCTCACCTTCCCATCCATAAACAAAATAAGTGTTTCCGTAATCTTTAAAATGAATTACTTCCACTACTCTAGTATCTTTGGATAGAAAGACACCATTTAAGTCTGGATCCTTAATTTTCTGCCAGTTACTCATTTGTGGCACTCGATAAAAGCACAGGGGTGTTCGTTGTTGTAGAAGTCTTCTACATAACCAAAGAAGTCAGCAGAGGTATCGAAACTTCTGCGAAATTCTCCATTCCAAGATTCTGTTTGTTTACAGATAGGACACTTAGTCCAAGTATCCTCCAAACCAGAATCAAGCAGGATATATGTTGCTTTGTTATTCATTGGTGAGGTTCCGATTTGATGTTATCTCCGAGCCAAGCCTTGCCGTTTTGAATCGTCTTAGTTGCTACTTGAATGATTCTGGGGGAGTCTTGATTATCTTCGTCTTCATATTCAAGTTCAGCAAGATCGGCAACAAGGGCAATATCATTGACTCGCTGTTCGATCCAGAAATTAGTCATTTCATGGCCGAAGCCATTGTTATCATCGACGCGCAACTTAACATCGTAAGTGCCACCAACTTGTTGTTCTAGGACGGTTAGATCACGGATCAGTTGTGAGAGTCTCATGGTAGGTATTATAACCGATCAGGAGGGTTTGGTCACGGGTTTTTTGAGAAATTAGTTAGCCCAAATAACTTTGGGAACATTGATAGAGTTATAGTTAGCTTTTGCTTTATTGTCAGACACTTGCGTTAAAACTAACTTTGCAATTACTGCAAAGAAGACATAACCTGAGTTTGAAACATACTCAGGATGCGAGTTGATGGGATTACAGTTACCATCATTCTCTAGCATAAATTCTAAGTGCTTGTAGGGATTGTAGTTAACATTACCGCGAAACTTACAAGCAATGGAAGTATCATCTACAAGATCACCATAGATGAAAGCATGGACATTCTTCCTACGCTCAGAAAGAACTTTGTTACGACCACTCTCGGACACTTTGAACTTAGGGTTCTTAAGTAACAGATGATCCTTGTGGCTCGTAACACGCCAACCCTTGTCAGTCTTGGTTTGAACAGACCAACACTTCTTGTGGAAGTTCCAGTAGACTCGGCATTGCTTGCTCATGTTACCTACTATAACCGATGACTAGGCAATAGTCACGCTTTATTTATCTTTTTTTTTCAGAATCTTTGGTTGCCGTATATAAGAACCATAGCAAAATTAGTGCATACGGAATCCAAAAATAAAGTTCTACAAACTCGTAATCCATAGGTATGTTACCAGCCATTTAATAACTAACAAAGGTAACCCTATCACGAGGAACAATACTAAGATTGCTCTCAAAATTATTGTGGCTACCTTTGTAAGTTTCATTTGTATTGATCTCGCCAATCCCTACCAAACAAGGTAGGAACTTGCTTTGATATCGTATCCATAACTACATCGTCTGGGTAGTGCTTTAGCAATCGTCTAGCTTCTTCCCTAACTTTACGAGGAACTTTGGGTGTGACTTTCGGATTCAAGAGATGCCGAAGAAAGTCTCTTGTTGCCGTTACAGCCCCAAACCTCTCGTAGTTAAGTGTCATATTAGTCCTCGAAATCTTCGCCATATCTTGCATTCCATTGATTATAATTCTCGATCCTAGCTTGCATATGTTCCATAAGCTCTAGGCAATCCATAACTACTTGATGATAGTAGTTGATTGTTGGCTCGTAGTTGGGTTTGACTTTCTCGTTTTCGATGATATGTTTGCAAGCTGCCTTTAGATTGGTAGCTGATTCTACCAGTTGCTGATACGGATCCTTCTCTTTCATATCAATCTCCTTCGATGGGTTGGACTACGAGATTGGGCAGACTATCTGTACAGTCGATAGTATCCACAGCCTCTAGTTTATATTTGACTACTTGGACTGACTTGATAGTCTCAGGCTTAAACCATTTGACTTGTCGCATCATTTGCTCCAAAACCTTCTCCTTGGTGTTGGAGAAGTTCGTCATCATATATAGGTACGGAGGCTTCGAGTCGTTGAAGGTGATTTCTACTTGCCAGATTGTCTTGTTGTTGCTGTGTGCGCTCATGATATACAGTATAACCAGTTGGTCAGCCCTTGTCACTCATTTTTTCGGGAAAATATTTAACTGCCACATAGGTTCCTACGAAAGAACCTAACGCGATACTTACAATGTACCAAGGATTTTTAGTGTATGCAAGCACTCCATATGTTAGTAGCACATACATACCTGCTGCTACTAACCCCGCTCTGAACGCATCTCTCTTTGCAACAAGAAGATAGTAGAGAGCGTACAAGTAATCAATTACAACATAGGTGAAGAACAATGCGATTGCAATCCACCAATTAAACTCACTCTCCATACATATTCTCAAATTCTTCTTCGTACATAATGTTCATTTCTAACTTCCAAGCTAGGTCGTGTTCAATAGTTGCGCCTCGACTTGAACTCCAACCTTTTAACAAGAAGATAGTATCACACTCCATCATAAGTTTTATACACTCATGCATATAGTATGACCACAACCCATCCTTGCCCCAATCGTCTTGTGTAAACTTTGGGCTAGGAATTAGCATTGGGTTTTTAATCTCAGCGGTAGGATACATTCTAGATAATAGAATGTGAGCCTTCTTAAAGTTTTCTTCTGCTTTGACTTCCCCGCTAATCGGGCCTGCAATGTAAATCTTCATTCTGGGAGTTCTCCTTGATATCCGTAATGTAGCCACTTAAAAGCTACAGACTTGTCTTTTGTGATCACTACATTTAAAACACCATCTTTAGAGAATCGAGCATCAAACTCTTCGATGTAAAGATCGTGTCCAAGATGCTTCCATACAATCTTTTGCAGGCAAACCATGGTTCCTGCCTTTCGATCATATTCTTCGTTATCACGGCATCTTGCAAATGTAAGTAGTCCTGTGTCACCATATGACATGATTGTTACGCCACCGTAACGCTCAATATCAAATTTACCCGCTTTGACTTCTTTTCGATTACGGATATGCTTGACTCTAAACCAGATGTCAAGGATTTCACCAGTATCTTTGTTGTAGATTTTTGCAGTTAGTCTCATTTGACTTTTCCTCCGTCACATCATAGTCATGTTGTAGCGAGATCTAATGTAATCTAAATAATATCTCACCTCTTCGACTTTTAACTTTGTAGCCTTACAGAGTTTAGCAACATTTACCCTGCCGTTATCTTTCATACAATCAGGGTTGCCTACGATGTTTTCTACGATCAACTTTTCTTGGGGCAGTAGTTTGACTCTGATATCTTCAAGAACATTGTCTGCAATGTTCATGTTTACAATTTTAGGGTCAACAACATCCAACAGCAGTCTTTCGTCCTGCATAGAATAATTGTGACCATCGACTGAATAGGTAGATGTAATACCTAGTTTCTTAGTTACATCTGATCCCTTCTTACCTTTCTTGTGCCACAAGCAGGTCTTGATGTACTTATCAAAGCCTTTGGTATCTTTGAAGTCTTCAAATTTACCATTCTTACCATTGTCCTGAGCCTCATAACCTCTGATAGCTTCTAAGGCAGAGATCCAAAGGTCTTGCACATTATCATCAGGATCACATTTTGCAACATCCCCGTTGATCTTTTTGGCAATCATATGAATAAGATTGCCATACTTTTCTTGGATAAATTGATATTGTTCTTGATTCATTGTACGGGCCAGAAGTATTCGATAGTTACTGCGTTTTCGGAGTCGATGCCCCAGTTAAACTGGGAGTAGTAATGAGGGTCTTTGCGAATCAGGTTAGCACGATGCGTATACCAGATACGCTGATCTTGCAGCCAAGGAGGTAGTACGAGGTTGGTTTCGTCACGCTTCTCCATGGTGTTATTGTAGCCTCTACGAACCCACTCGTCAATACATACATTCATGTAATGAGCAAGGGCTGGAGCATATCCTTCCCACATCTTAAGTGCGGGATGACTGCGCCAGCCTTTGGTGGTCGTTCGATTAGTAAGAATATTGTGAAGTTGCATAGCCTCAACACGCTGCTTACCAAGACGGCGATAGTCTAGGCAGCGTGCGGACTCTACAAAGTCAGCGTAGGGTAGGAAGGTCTGCATGGTCGTGCATACTATAACCGACTACTGACACCAAGTCACGCTTTTTTTAAGTTATTTTTAGAGGTTCTCGTCTAACAACTTAAGCACAGCCAACCAGTTCTCTTTAGTTTTAAAGTAAATCTCCATGGTTGTTGCTCCTCCCTTATCATTCATAAGATAGATGTCAAGGCCATACAAGTCTGTATCATCCTTGTAAGCATAATATCCTTTGAAATCTAACTGGTTGAATGTAAATGCTACATATCCGTCAATACATACTTTAATTCTACCGTTGTAGATTTTGAATGAGTATTTATGTTTCTTCTGCATAATATCTTTCTGGTGAGCCTAGATCGACTTGCACGATCCTTTACGGATTAAAAGTCCGTTATATCGCTATCTATATTTTAGGCCCGTGTATGGAGTGAGTAAAGAGATTCGAACTCTTATCATTAGCTTGGAAGGCTAAGGTAATGCCTTTATACGATACTCACAATGTTTGGTAACCCCACCCTGACTCGAACAGGGACTCGCAAATTTAGAAAATTTGTGCTTTATCCAGTTAAGCTATGGGGTCGTGTATTGGTAGCCTAGGTGAGACTCGAACTCACACTTGACAGATTTTAAGTCTGTTGACTCTGCCATTGGTCTACTAGGCCATGTTGTGAAAGAAGTGGTAGGAAGTGAGTTCTGTCAGTCAGCCTTACGGTTTGACTCTTCCTACCTGATTGGTGCGCTCGGATGGATTTGAACCATCGACCTTAGCTTTATAAGAACTCTGCTCTAACCAACTGAGCTACGAGCGCGTTTTCGGTCTACCATAATAGCATGACCTTTGACTTTTTTTATGGTGACGACAAAAAAAGACACCATTTTGTTACCGTCAACAAAATGGTATCCTTTGACTTTTAGCTTTGACTTTTGTATTGTGGTTTAACTTCTTCTTCTAGAAGCTCTAACATTCATCGCTGTCCACCCTTCTCCCGTTCTCTCAGCAGCAGTTCCTCCTCTTCCATGTCTAGCTGCTTGTGTTGCTACTGCTATGTCTGTTGGATCGTTGGGATTTGGTTTTGTTGGAGATAAAGCAAATCCTCTTTCTGCATGGAACTTTCTTTTAGCTGCTTTGTTTGCAGCTTTTACTTTACCTTCATTTACTGAAAGTGATTCATAAATTAACTGCGCTATTCTTTCATAATGATTCATAATTATTTATCTCCAAAATGCAATCTAGCATGACCTTCTATATCATAAGGCTCTCCTTCGTGAGGGTCAGGAGATCCTTTTCTATGAGGAAGTTTACCTTGTTTAGCTAACTTAGCTCTTAGTCTTTTTGCTAAGTTCTTATCTAAAGGCTTCTTTTTAGCTTCCAAAAGAAGATCATGTATTCTTTGATATGTGTTCATGTGGTTTCTCTAGGTGGTTTGACAAAGCTACCACCCTGTTTAAACATGAGGTTAGGCTTACCCTTTATCGCACCCAAACGAGCAGTCATTTTTCCATATCTTTTTTTTGTTTCAACTTAGCTCTATCTGCGGCTGCTGCTGATGCTGGATCAGCAGACCACTTCTCTTCACTTAAAAGATCATATATTCTTTGGTAGGGGTTCATTCCTTGACTTCCTTAGATTTAAGTTTAAAATCAATAGCGTTAGTTATGATTGGGTTTCCATCAATCACATCTATCTTATAGTATTTACTCTTGTCAGGCACTTTCCCAGAAATAATTGTTTGAGCAATCTTCTTGGCTATGTTCTTACGGATAAACCTCTTTATATTTCTTGCTCCGTACTTCTCAGAATACCCATTATCCACAATATAGTCTAGGATATCCTTGTTCTTGGTTACAGGGAGGTTCTTTAATTCCAATGCTGCTATCTCCCGTACATTCTCCTTGGTTAGAGAATTAAAGATAATTATATCGTCTATACGGTTGATAAATTCAGGTTTAAAGTGACCCTCTATTGCATCAGTTATCTTGTATCTCTGCTCATCGAAAGTCTTATTCTTCTGTGCAAAACCTATATCCTTGTCGCGTCGAATATCCTTCATGCCCAAGTTTGATGTGAAGATAAAGATCGACTTTTTGAAATCACAAGTATGACCTTGTGAGTCCATGATTGTGCCCTCATCCATCAAGTTCATAAGGGCATCATACATTTTATCTGAAGTCTTTTCAATCTCGTCAAAGCAGATAACCCAGCGATTACCCTCCTTTGACTTTTCATACAAAAGACTCTTTTCATTTGATCCAATATATCCGGGGGGTGATCCTGTGAGGCTTGACTTTTCGTGCTTGTCACTTAAAGTACCACAGTCTACCTTGAAGAACTTATTCCCATATCTTTGAGCTAACAGTTTTGCAAGCTCTGTCTTGCCCACACCTGTAGGCCCAACGAACAAAAGAGCAGAGTGATCAGCCATGTTAGCAGTATGAAGCTCTAGAGTCTCCATGACCACATCAATGGCTTGATCCTGCCCTATGATCTTCTTCTTGAGGAATTTTCTTGTCTTATCTAGTTCAGTAGCCAAGATCCTACCAATCTCCATATTAGAATCAACTCCTGTAGGTGCGCTAGCTTCCTCCTCCAGCAAATCTAATTTATCAAAATCTAGTTCTGACTTTAGTGTGCTGACTCTAGCTCTTATGTGGTTTAGTAGATTTAGATTTAAGCAAACATTTTCTAACTTGTAATGTGGATATAACTCGACAACTGAGTTATACAATGAAGAGATAACTACAGGCTCCTCATCAGGGCTGAGAATAGCAAGCAAGTCCGCATAATCTACAACGAACTCTGTTAGGAGTTTATGCTGATAAGATTTGATTGAAAATTGCTTGGTCTTCTTACTGATCCCTGTAGCTATCTTATTAAATAGCTCGGTGTCCTGATCTGTGGTTAAACACTTGATGAAGACTACCTTACGGATAGGCTCTAGTACAATTCTGTAGTTGTCGATTCCTGATGTCATCAGTCTTCCTCGAAAAAGTCTACTTCTTCCTTCTTTGACTCTCCAGTTCCATCCTTAACTGTAGCATTATGGATTTCGTACTTGACTAGTAGATCCATTAGCTTTGCTACAGAAACCTTAGATGACTGAGCTAACTTGAGTGACTCAACCATCAACTTTTGTGCGTTTGTTCTAAGTTGCATATCGAGAGCTTCATCATCGGCATCCCGCTTGAACTTAGTATAAGCATCTAGTGCAAGTTTACGGTCATCCGTAGAGTCTTGCATCAACTGCTTAACAACTTTGCGAATCCTGTTAGGTTCAACAGGAGACTTCTTTAGTTTATAGTTTGTTACCATATCTATCTCCCATATCTTCAGCCCATAACATAAGCTGATCTTCGTATACTTTCATGCTTACACCCATAAAGCTATCAAAGGTAGTTACTTTGAAATCTACGGGAGTGTTCCAGAATGGATTATTTAGCATTCTGATCGCGTCCAAATCGTTCAAAGTTGTCTGTAAGGAATTCTCCGATGTTGCGTTCGTTTCTGATTTCTTCATTTTGTTTGTGTCTTTTTATTTGGCGTTGTTTCTTACGAGCTTCAACTGCTTTCTTTTTGTTACGAAATTTAAAACTATCCTCATTGTTGGTTCTGAATGTTCTGCCCATCTAAATCTTCCTTTGCGAATTGTATCTTCTCTTCTGCCTCCTTTTGTTTATTCAGCCTCCGAGTTTGACTGTTTTGTATGTCTCGTTTTACACGACGAGCTTCTAACCATACAAGCCAATTCAATCCAAGATCCAATTCCGTATTTGAATCATACCCAAATAGTTTAAGTATGACATTTCCTGCACGGGAAATCCAGTCCAGTATGTAATAGACTCCCCACTTGAATAAATTAGTTAGAGTTTTCATCTTCTCTGTCTTCAAAATCTAATTCGATCCCATACTCTTTTATTTTATTGTGGATGACACCATCTCTTGGGAAATAGAATGCTACACACTCTTCTATGTGATCCCAGTAGATGTGACCTAGTTTAGAATCCGTCTCCGACATATCATAGACCAAGTTATATATTTTGCACATGATATCCCAGTCTTGATACTCTGGAACATTATGTTCAAATTTACTATCACCATTAGGGCGATTCAAAAAGAATTGAAGCTGCCCCTGTGTGATGTATAACCCTGTTTCTTCTTCTATGAGTATTGGATCTCTAAACATTGTAACCTCCTAAAAAACGAAGGGGTCTAGATTTTAGCCTAGACCCCTTTCAAAAGAGCGACTGATGGTATCAGAGTGTTCCCGCTTGTTGACGAGCATTAAACGCTTGCTGACGACCTTCTTCAGTTTTTCCATACTGGATCATCTCTGCTTTGGTCATACGGAAGCGTTTGCCTGTCTTCTGGCGGTAATCCTCTACATCAGTATATAGCTGTGAGGACGATTGCATTTGAGTAGATTCTTGAGGCGACCCAAAAGCATTGTCGAAGGCTTGGTTAATCATAGTTTTTAGATCCTTTTCATTCATGGTTGTTAGCCGGATTTGGCTCATTTATAATAGCATATTCCGGCTACTTAAATTTAGTTATTTTCCAAGAAATCCTTAACTGCTTGCGAAGATTGGATATAAGACATTAGCTTATCCTCTCCTTGGAACTTATTTCCTGTGGACTTTTCAGTATACCAACCACCATTCTTTTCAATCAAGCCACAGTCCAGCACCACCTGTTCTAGGCCACAGTACCGTGTAAGCCCTTGGTTGAAGTACAACTCAAACTCACACTCTTGGAATGGAGTTGTAACCTTGTTCTTGGTATTCTTAAGTTTGCCCTTGATGCCTAGCGGATTGTCCTTGCTATCACGGAGGACATCTGAAGTTTTATTTGAATGTGTGCGGATACATACACCACAATAGAACTCCAAAGACTTACCTCCACCAGAACGGGTTGTAGGATCCCCATACATGACCCCCGGCTTAGATCTTACTTGATTGATAACGATAAGTGCTACCTTGTTCTTACGCAAGATAGGATTGATATGGCGCAAGCACTGACCAATCTCTTTGGCTCGTACAGCACCATCCATGTTATCAAACTCACCAATCTTCTTTTCTGCTTCTTTATCAGATTGGCCTGCCATAGAATCTAATCCAATGACAATAGGTGTGTCCTTATCGTGCTTACGGATTTCTTCAATTAGAATCTCCATACGGCTAAAGCACTCAGGTACAGTCTCTGGATCATCGTAGATTAGCTTCGCAGGATCTACACCCATTGACTTAGCGAAAGATGCATTGTATGAGAATTCATTGTCGTACATTGCAGTAAACCAACCATTCTTCTGCGCTGATGCAAATGCGTGCGTCAAGAATAGAGTTTTACCCGTAGACGAGTCTCCCATAATCTCAGAGATATGACCAATAGGCCACCCTCCATTATACTTTCCAGATATGACTTTGTTCAAGGCATAGCTGCCACTATCAACATAGCCTAGATTAACTTCACGCTCAGACAGCAATCCTGCGCTGTTGAGCTTCTTGAGAATTTCCATTTGATTCATAATTTATTCCTTGTGTATACACAAACTTCGTGATACCAAAACTCTTGAGTACCCTTTGACAATTAGCACAGGGTTTAGCAAGAAGTCCTCCTTCACGATAGATGTACGCTGTTGCACCCTCTACATCATAACCTTTTGAGAGTGCATCCTTCAATGCCTTTGTCTCTGCATGATAGTACTGATGATATCCTACACCCATCTGGGGATCAGTACGATAAAGGTTGAATCCTCTACCAATGATCTTGCGCTTTTGTACAATCACACACCCTAACTTGTAGGGTGCATGAGACTTAAGACTTTCTTTCTTCGCAATACGAAGAAATCTGCACAGGGAATCTTGCATATCAGGCATTTTTATTTTTACGCATTTCAGCGAGACGCTTACCCTGTGCAACACGACCATCAGACGCTTCCATCTTAGCAATCATAGTATCATACTCTTGCTTGCTAGGAATGTGACCCTCAGGGGCTTCCGTCTTGTCAGACCCCGGCCTATAACGCCATAAGGGGCATACATAAGACTTACAGTTACGAGCATCTGATCGAGATCCGCCAAAGCAAGATGTACAAAACATCTCAATAGCAGCGGACCGACTACCTTCGTAGTCGGCCTTAAAACCATCCTTGGGGTTTTTGACTCTTACATCATTCTCTGTGCAGTTTCTCATCGTCATTCATTATAGAACTGACAGAGGTAAAAATTCAACGGTTATCCCCAGACCCTTGGATTTTATTGCGACTCATCCTGTCCTGTAGCTTTATGATGTTGTCTGAAGCTACTGTAGTCATGTCTAAATCTAGATCTGAGCAGATAGCTGCAACATACCAAAGCACATCACCTAGCTCCGATCTAATCTTTTCTTTATCTTCAGGAGAAAAGAATCCCTGCGAATCCCTCATTACCTTCTTGACTTTTCCACAAACCTCTCCTGCTTCTGATGCTAGGCCAAGGGTGGGATAAAGGATTCGATCTCTGTAAATTGCAAACTTCTTAGCTTCTTGTTGGTATTGATTAAAGTCCATGCCAACATGATAGTTCTATTAAAATAAAAAAAGGTAGGAAGAGCGCACGATCCCCCTCTTCCTACCCTACCCTATTCAGGGTTGAACTATGACGGTCCCAAAAGTATATACTAATCTTTAAACGGTAAATTATTAAAAATTAATAAAACTGGGATTAAAGTATTTCTCATATCGTTCTGGATAAATTTGCTCGTGCTTTGTTTTATCATCTAAACTTCTATTTTTATTATGCCAAATATATTCACATACAGGAATAGGAACATATGTAATTTTTGGGTTAGTTTTCATAATTAAATTGGCTGTTTCCCAATCACAACCCCTTTTAGGGAAAATAAATTTATTTTTTTTCCAAACTTCTGATTTATAAATAAATTGACCCCCATCAACCCCCCACCCTTTTCTTGGATCCCAATTTGGGGTGGACACTAATTTAGTCACAATATTCGGTGTTGGATTTTTTTGAGTAAAAGGTAAATACCTTTCAATTCTGTCACCGTAACAAATCCAAGAATCTTGAATATGTTTAAGTAAATTATCAAATTTATCTTTAAAAACGACTACATCATCATCTATGTGTGATATGTAATCACCCGTAGCATAACTCAACCCTACAGCTCTTGGTATTGAAACTGAACGCGAATTATTCTCTATTTTAATTATTTTAATACTTAATTTACTAGGAATATCGTAAGACTCGACAGGCCCATCTTCAATAATTATAACTTCTAAATTTTCATAAGTAGAATCTGCAAGTTCTTGCAATCTACTTGTAACCCATTGACCCCCTCGATTCGTTGGTAATATGCAAGAAATCATATTTCATCTACAAACCCAAAAGTAGGGTTATTTTCAATTATAAATTTTTTTATTTTTGGCATAACTTGTTTTATACCATTTCCACACACATTATGAGTATGCCCGTGTGCAACTAATGTATCCTCTACTGGAGCGTCATCCTTTAGATTCCAATTATAATATACAACTTTGTTTTTGAATAAATGATCTAAGTTTCTGTAATCTTCATGATTATACAGATGAGTATAATTGAGTTCATTTAAAGCATCTATTGATTCTTGATTTATGCCCCAATGCGGACCTCTAAAAACTTTAACAAAAGGAAGTTTGGCATGATCAAAAGCAGAATGTACTAAGGATAAACTAGCAAGTGCTTGATCCTTAGTCATATATTTAAATTCTTGATTGTTGTGATAAATACCATGAACAGCCAATCTAATATTGTCAGATAGAATAAATTTTTTTACTTTTGAAACCCATTCCACATTATTTGAGATGGGTAAATTAGACAATAATGCCGTTGTAAATAAAGATATTTTGATATCAGGAAATTCATCTACCAATTCTTGTATTTCAGAAATACAATTTTCTGGATATCTCCAGTGAAAATCATCAAATTCTAAAATTAGCTTCATATTAAGTTTTTCTAATTAAACAGGATGTGTTTTGCGTGCCTTCGTAAATATCAATTAATTCAAAATCTTGGAACAAAATTTTCATACCATCTTTACTTACTCTCCAATAATCACCAAAACTAGGAGGCTCTGCGTGATATGGATAAAGCCAAGGGCAATCTATAATTGCATACCCATCATTTTTTAATATTCTCTTTAATTCTTTTGGCAAATCCCAGAGATTAGGGATATGTTCAATTACTTGAACACAAATTATTACATCCCATGAATTATCCGCAAAAGAACTTTTTGTTATATCACCAACTATATCTGGATTCCATTTAACATCTGCATCAAATGTTGAAATTGTAAAATTTGAAAATAAAGGAGAGTACTCGCCCCCCTTCGGATCTCCTGCAATTCCAACATATAATAAGTTACCTGTATTTTTTTTTTGATTTATTATGTGTGAAAAAAGTGTTACTGCTGATTCACATTCACTACGAGTTGTACTTTTCATATAGCAAAAAACCTTCAACAATATATGATACCATGCAATTCAGCAGACAATCTAGTTTTTTCAATCACCTGATATTTAAGATTTTGTTTATCTAAAATATCTGTAAATTCTTTTGGATCATCTATGGGCCAAACATGAGAAGGATTATTGATTCTAACAAATTCTTCAGTTTCTCTAATTGGTATTATAAACCAAATTTCTTTCTTAGTAGCTTTAACTAAGTAACTTATTACTCTTGGCAAATCATACATATGTTCAAGAGCATGAGAAGTAAAAACATAATCATATTTCTTTTCTCCTAATATATCGTCATGAAGATCAGCACAAAGCAGATTTAAACCTGTAGATTTACCTTTATTTACTTTCTCCTCAGTAATATCAATCCCATAAACATTTTTATGCCCAAGATTTAATAATGTTTGAACTCCCCTACCTTCCCCGCAACCGACATCTAGAATTGAATCTTCTAGATTTTTATTTGGATGAAACCAAAATGTTAAAGAGTGAACCATCTGATCACCCCATGCTGATCCATAAGACCAGTCAGATCCTTTAACTTGTAACTCTTTGTAGTCCATATAACAATATCCTTTTAAATTTACATTCTACCATAAAAATATTCTTTATATCGTTCTTTTTGTCCTAAAGTGGACTCTAAGTGCTCTACAATTATAGCGTTTTCTAGGTAAAACATTGGAATATTTTGTGTTTTACAATATTCGGAAAAATTAACATCTTCTCTACCACTGTTTAGTGGAGAATAATCAAAAGGCCAACAAAAAGATTTAGCTATTTTACTAGGCATGATTCTAGCAAATCCTCCTATGTGATGCACTTTTCTAAATGTATAATAAGTATCTGTATTTTTTCCGTAAATTAAAAAATGTTCTTTAGAATGAACGCCACCGGGATTGTTTATTAATCCGACTGGGTAAGGTGAAAATATACAATTTCCTCCTGTAAGGTTGTATATTTCTTTTATATGCTTGAAATAATGTTCCCCATACGGTAAAGCGTCATCATCTAATTTGCATATGATTTCACCAGAACATTCTTTAATTAATCTGTTATTAGCTTCACCTGCACCACAATTAGTATCCCATCTATGTAATTTTATCCATGGTTTGTCTGGAATACCTAAATCGTTATCAGAACCCTGAATCCCGATGTGCCATTCTAAAATTTCATCATGGTGCGAATCTAAGAAATGAAACAATTTTTGTAAATAAAAATTTCTGTTCCCTAATGTTGTTGTATATACACTTATGCTCATATCAACTCCCAGTTTTTTATTGGAGATAACATTCCTAATTCACAGTGCGTTGAATAACCCGGAATGGGTGTGATTAGAGGTATGTTATTTTTCCATAAATCTAAACACCTTTCATGATCTCTACTGTAATTTAACCCCAGTGATGACCATTTTATCATAATATCTTTAGCCTTTTGTAATGTTGATTTTTTTATACAAAATGTATCTGTTGTAGATGGAGTTGTTCTCCAATGAGAAAGTTTTCCTGACAATATTTGTGCAGTCAGGTTATTGTATTGAGGTAATTCATACTTGTCTGGATGGTCATACAATGATATGTACCCATTAGGATTCATAAGCATACCTTCAAACAAAACATCAATCCAACCCTCTTTGTGAATGTAATCGTCTTCTAAGAAATAAACAATATCATCATCACCTGCGTTATCCAAAGCATATTCTATAGACATAATAAAAGATTTAGCACCTGAGTTAGCTGCTATATTTATCACTTTATTTGCACTAGGTATTTTTGTAACAAAATGCTGGGAACTATCACCATCAAAAAGAACAATGTGTGAGATGTCTACATTTTGATATTTTTTTATAGAATCAGCTAAATTTAAATAGCATTTTTCTCTAGAAAACCAACTCGGTCTAGGTTTATTTTTTGATATTTCTGAATATGTGCAATGTCTGTTTATTATCCACAGTTTATTCATTTAAATATACCCATTTGTTTGTTTATCATAATAGTCCTTTTTCCATGAAATCCGAATTGGTTTTTATACGGTAGATCTTCTACAGAAAAGTCATAGGCAACTGATATCGGTGCAAATTTAATTCCTAAATTTTCTAAGTAATCCCCACTCATTCTGCATAAGAATTCATCTTCTGGAATTTGTAAATCTGGGTATTTCAAATTACTACAGCACTCTAAAAATTTTTTACTTCTTAGTGAGAATCCCCCATTACCAACAGTTTTATTTTTATTCCAAGGTTGTGTAAGCCAAGGTGCTCCTATATAATCATACTCAAGAAAACTGTCAGACCATGCATTTTTATTAATGATGTAACCGTCATGTTGAATGATTAAAACATGACCATCATCAATTTCAGAATTTAAATCATGTACAATAAATTTGTTATATTCAGATAAAGTTTTGGGATGATCAAAAAAAATAGAATTTTTAAATTTATACAAAGAATTCATTTCATTGAATATTTTTTTTGATGCTTCTTTTGTTTGACCACCATCAATACATACTAAAGTAAAATTAAACATATTATTTCATTAAATAAAAAATCATACATTTTTAGCATTTACCCTATCAAAAACGACAGTAGGGTAAACTCTATACTGTTCTATGATTAGATTTTTTTTCATTCCCTCTGCTAGTGCATGACATAAATTTGCGTTACTTATAAACAAATCACTACCAGAAATACATTCTGCTAACTCTAGAATAGTAGGAGTTTTATAATATTCAACCTTGTGTCCAAAAGTATACTCAAATATTTCATGTTCTTTCTCTAATCCAACAAAGAGAGACTGATTTTTTATCATTGGTAAATTATGTTCCCAAAAACCATAATTACCGTGATACCTTACTGACCTTGATATCAAGATAGATTTATGTAATTTTTTTGGATTTTTTATACTTAACCATGCAGAATCTCTTTCTGACAAAGGTAAATTAAACGCAGCTAGATGAGAATCTGAAAGATTATTATATTTTATATGCTTTCTAAAATTATCCAAATCATAATCGACATCCCTTCCATCCCAAATTTTTACATCTTTAATATATTCCTGTTGTTCTAAAACAGGAATTAAAGAATCTATAGTAGATTTATTTAATTTAGTACATATTTTATCTGCCCACTTAACTAATTTACTAGACTTACCGCCATCTGGATCTAAAAATAAAACTCCGCCACCCAATGCTCTTATCGTGGGTAATGAAAATATTATATCCCCTAAGTCTCCAGAATGCTTAAATGTTTTCATTTTGTGTTTTTCCAATCATAGAATTTCTTGTACATGGTTAGTCTATGGTGTACGACCTTGTTAAGATCAAAGTACTGTTCCGTGACTTGATTTAGGTTTTTCCCCATTTCAATCCGTAGATCACGATCTTTGATCACTTTAGCTAAGGTAGACACCCACTCACTCTTTGGAGCATCGTGAGGAATCAAGAATCCCGTTTTGCCATTTATTATAGTTTCATCATAGCATCCAACATTAGATGCAATCAGAGGAACACAATACCTACCTGCCTCCGCAACCTTAATCTCAGACTTGGAGTCATTAAACTCATTCATCTGCAACGGTGCTATAGCCATTTCCATGTGACTATACATTACCCCATACTGGTCTGTAGGCATCGCAGGATTGATGGTGTAATTGCGACTACCCTTTAGACCCATCATGATTATACGCTCATAGTTCTTCCATACATCTTGTTGCCAATCAGGGCCTGTGTTTGGGTCTACTGGAGGCTTACCATAGAAGTCCCAACGAACTTTTTCTTTTCCTGCTCTCTGGTTAACGAGATTAGGAACTCCTGCAAACTCTTTGACATCCTCCTCATGGTGAATGCCTCCTGCCCACCCAACTCTAACAAATCTGTCTTTTGGCACTACAGATCTTGGAGAATTCCAACAGGGTAAAGTGTAATCAATAGCATTCTTGACTACAGCCAAGATACCACTACCCATATACTCTTTAATTCTATCTTGGAACTTACGCTGAGTGACTGTAACAATATCACTATTGTTGTATATAAACTTAGTAAGATCGGACAACCCGTTTTCATAAACGGATTCTAGTCTGTGCCCCTTATACAACTGAGTAAGCAAGTCATCCGTATCGTAATGGAATACCTTTCCCCGTTCTTTTGCCTTGCCACATATGCGAGCGGTATACTGCCCACCATAGTTGGATATATTGTTGGTCATCACGATATCAGACCAATCCATATCATCCCACTGCCAATCAGTAATCCAAGAGAACACTCCCTTCTTGGCAGCTTCTTCATTCAATCCCAATATGTTTTCAGTAAATCTAACTTCAACTACATTTGGGTATAGCTGTGCTAATTTGGCATATGGAACTATCGCACGATAATAAGCACAACCACCTTTGTTTGGTAGTGCAACAGCGATTCGTAGTGGTCTGTTTAATCCCGGAAATCCTTGTTGTGATTTCCAAAAATCAATTGAATAGGTATCGTTAAGTATTTCTTTGTGCATAAAAAAAGATGAGAGGTTATTAGCCTCTCATCCATAATAGTCTTTCTAACTTAAATTAGCCGTTGATTTGCTGTGATTTTTGTTGAGTAATCACATCACCAGATTCTTTGGGAGCTAGTGTGACAGCCTTGCTCAAGTCAATGAGAGCTTCACGCAAGTCATCCAAGTTGGGAATCTTACCATCATGATTAGGCCCTTCAACACCGGGAATTACACGCTTGGCTGCTGTAACGGTGTGCTTGCGGAATCTACTAGACAGGAAGGGTAGAACCACAACAAGTAGCTGCATCCATGGTGCTGATCCCGGAATCGTAGACCCAAACACATTTGCAATCAAACTAACCACACTCGGGGATAGAATTTCTTGCGTTGCGTTTGCATCCAAGGTTACAACCATTGCGCCCGGGGTATCCTTGAGATGATCTTTTGTAGTGATTACAGGTTGAGTACCACGCTTCTCAAATTCGAGCTTAAGGGCATCACCTACATCACCACCAAGAGTCTCAATTGGAATCACTACAGATTGTTTACTCTCTAGTGATTCGGGCGTAACATTACTTGTCTCTGTGATAACTAGAGGTGCTACAGGATCCTCGGTGTTACCCCCTCCGAATGTAAATCCGGGACAAGAAGCTAGACCTAACGAAAGTACCACACCTAGTATAAAGTTTTTAATCATAATCATCCTTTTAGTTTTGATAAATAATCACCGTCATCGTTACCTTCTGCTGGAGAAGACACAACTCTGGGTGAGAGTGAAGCAATACCAATCTCAGCAAGCAGGATGTCTGCACTCTTACGCATCTCTTCAAAGTCTTCCAACTTGACTAGTGCGTGAATATCATGGAGTGATTCCATGAAGGCAGCGATTTCCTGACCTGTTCCTGCTGGAGATGACTTGGGACGAGGGCTAGATTGGTCGTACTTCGGGAACCCGCCATCCATTTCCTTTACGATCTTGAAATCGTATCCAGTCTTCAAGTCGGTGATATCACCGTAGTCAGGATCCATCATCGTATTCAAGATCTTCTTAAAGACGATCTGACCGATTGAAAGAATCTTGACTTCGTTAGCAGGACGGACAGCTACATTCAAGTAGTAGCGTTCACGAGGCTTGATCAAGCGAGCAAGAGTCGCATACTGATCCTTACCATCCTTGCCAGTCTTCTTGCTGTAATCCCACAACTTATAGTAGGCATCACAAAGAGGACACTTTTCATTGTGTACCTTACGGCAATGGAAGTTCTTTACATTCTCACCCTCTCCGATGCGGTGAATCTTAGTCTCCGCATAGAACAAAGGATCGTTCTCACCCTTAGGGGGAAGAATGCGAAGAGTTGTTGTACCTTCCTCTAGCTGAACAAAGTTCTTGAGGAAGTCCTGACCGCCACCGCCCGTCTTACCTGACTGAAGGGCTTCATGCTTCTTACGAAGCGCATCTAGATCTACTTTTCCCATGTTAGTTTTCTCCGTTACTTAGCGTATAGCTTGGTTTCTGCTCTTTGGTTACTAGACAGTTGAATTAGCATATCCTTCTTGTGGTCGAGAGCAGTCACTAGCGACTTCAAGAGGGAGTAGCGTGTTGTAAGGTTGTTATAGTCCTGTTTGAGTACAAAAATCTCAGGGTCTGCTGAAACGATTGCCTCTAGGTTTTTATCCGTGATCTTTTTATCTGCACCATCTACAGCAGCAAGGCGTACTTGTGCAGACTTTTGCTCTATTTGAATTTCTACAGCATCCATCTTCTGTTTTACAAGTACCATAGCTCCAGCATAGTACGCATAAATAGAAGATTGACGCTCCAGTTCATGATCAACTTGATGTTTGTCTATCAAAGTTAGATTATCGCATAAGCTGATGTAGAGTTCCATATCGAGCTTGTCTGCGATGTTCTGTATAATTTCAGACTTCATTGCGTGTCCACTAGTAGTTTAAACAGTTTGGGGTTGAGTCTCATCAATAATAGGAGACTCCTGCTTAAATTAGTTGTTAGCTGTTCGTTGGTTGGATTAAATTCTTTATCCTCATCAGGATCTGTGTATCCAGATATCTCCATCATCAAATGCGTCATCTCGTGGAGCAATACTTCTCTAAAGTATTCACTAGGCAATCTATCATCGACATAGATTATGTATGAATTTAAGTTTGTAAACCCAGCACATTCGTCAGGAGAACATGGGATGTCATTAGTAAATTTTAATTGAAACTTAGCCCACCCAGCATCCACATGGGTGATTTTAGCGTCAATTATTTGGTTCATAAGATGATCAGGCTTCCGCTTCATTTTGTTCCATGACTCCTTCCGTCATTCTAAGAGTATTATAGTCCACATCTAAAGGTACGATAAAGCCCTTACGAGCGTTACGAGACTTAATGACATAAACCCTTATTCTGCCGTCTTCGTACTCTTCCTCATTCTGGTTTAAACTAACCACGAAATCACAAGGACGAACCTTACCGTAGCTATCTGCCATTTCGGCATCTGTAATAATCTCTGCTCTACGACCAGCACGGTTTGTTTGTGTGGCCGTCCAGACTAAGATATTATGCTCTACAGCAAGTCCACGAAGCTCTTGCGCGATCCTTTCCTGTGCTTGGTATTCAGGCATACCCTCAGCAATAGGGCGTAGTAGCTCAAGATAATCAACAATGAGAACATCAGGGGTAAAGTTTTCATAGTTCTTTAGCTGATTAAGAAGTGCTCTAATGTTATTAACATTAGCACGACCTGTTGGGAATTCCTTGATTACCAACTTACCATCAGGGAATTCCTTGCAGAAGATATCCAAGCGTTCCTTAACTTCGCCTGTATAGTCCTTTAGACGGGACTGAGGCAACAAAGTCATTACAGAGTCGAACCGCTGTGCAAGACGATCCTCACTCATTTCTAGAGATACATACAAGACCTTGCGGTTCTCCATCAAAGAGGTAACTCCTTGATTCACAAGGTATAAGGACTTACCTACACCAGCAGGAGCCACAACCATACATAGCTCCTTTCGCATAGATCCACCTTCCATGTTACGATTCAGAGAGCGCAAAATAGTCTTGAAGGAGTCTCTCTTTGCAACATTATATGTGCGATCCCAACGGTCCTGTAAATCATCAAAATAAACCTGACCGTTATCAACAGATCGAGAAATCATCAATGCCTGACGAACACGATCTTCTACCTCACCAAACTTATCTTCCTTAATCAGGGTTAACGAATCTACAATCGCACCCTTCATTGCTTCCCGTTTGGCGAAGTTTTCAATGATATCAAGATAATATTGCTGGTGACCAATCGACTGGACATCCAATTTGTTGATAAACTCTAGTTCATCAGCGTAATCAGATAGATCCTGCCCCTGCCGCTTAAACTTCTTGGCCTCTTCAATGATCAAATCATCAGTTGGAATTTCCTTATATTTCTCGTAATATTCAGTTACGATAGTATAAATCTGAGAATGGATCTTGGCTTCGAAGTACTCAGGCTTTACGAGGTTCACAATCTCTAGGTAGAAGTCTCGGTTAGACTTCACTAGATACAAAATGCCTCGTTGGATTGATTCTGCGAAATTATACATTTTTCTTGTTCTTAACCAGTTTGTCTTTGATGTTATTGATGTTCTCCCCCACCTTATGGGTAAGGGATTGTTTTCTGCTAATCTCAGATTCGGACATTACACGCATCATGCCACTTTTTACAGCGTTTTGCGTAGGGACATATCTCCTGTACGGGCTAGGTGTGTTATCAACATTGAGTCGTTCCTTGCTATCCCGTATGGCCTCATTATAGAAGGCATTGACCTCAGTTTTTCCTAACCTGTAAGGCATTCCCTTCATGTGAAAAACTCCAGCCGAAATCATCTTCTCTGCAAGTTTTCCACATTCAGGACACTTTTTCTTTTTAGGAATATTCTTTGGTACAGATTGATATATGTGCTCGAAAATTAGTTCACACTTGTGACAGCTAAACTCATATGTCGGCATATCAAGCTCCGCAGTCCCCACCATTCAGAGAGCAAGCACCACCATCAGCCATGCCTGTCTCTACTGAACGATCACCAACATACTTAGCAATGTTCTCTGGTGTCATGGGTACGGCTTCCAAAGGTTCATTACCCTTTGATCCTGCACGATAAATGGTAAGTCCTTTTAGGTACTCAACATAATCCAAGGCTACGGTGCTAAGTTCGGCAGCTTCTGCATGCTTTGGCAAGTTAATCGTTTTGCTGATTGAAGAATCAATATACTTCTGCCAAGCAGCCTGTACAGCTAGGTGTTGTTCAGGAGTTATGTCGTATGCCCCTACGAATCCTTCGATTGACTTGCCTGAATCAAAGTACTCACGGAGTAGAGGATCAACCACGATAACTTCCTTCCACACATTTGCATCCCGGTATCTACGAATGTAAATAGGAGCAAACATAGGCTCGATGCCACTTGACACACCCCATAGCATAGAGATAGTGCCAGTAGGGGGAATAGTAAGCATAACAGCGTTACGAATGCCATGCTCCTTGACAAGAAGTCGGATACGGGCAGGTAAAGTTCTTGCAAATCCTTCATCTAGATATTTCTTTCTATCAAATGCAGGGAAAGCACCCTTATCTCTTGCAAGATAAGCAGACTTGATATATGCGATGTCCCGCATAGCCATCGCAATACGCTCAGTTAGTTCAATACACTTCTCACTACCATAACGGATTCCGAGTTTGATTAGCATGTAATGATAACCAAGAACACCAAGACCAATACGGCGTGAACGATGACCTACTTCTCTGCACTCAGGAGTTGGGAAGTAATTTACTTCTAGAATATTATCTAGGAACTGAATGCCAGTGCGAACTGTGTGAGCAAACTTCTTCCAGTCAAACTCACCGTCAGTAACCATGTTAGCTAGGTTAATGTTACCTAGACAGCAGTTTCCATAGTTAGGTAGTGGAATTTCACCGCATGGGTTGGTTGAACGCATCTCCTCAAAGTAAGATACATTCGTATGACGATTAGCTAGATCTAGATTGAATATGCCGGGATCTCCAGACTTAACTGAGTTCTCCCAAATCATATCCCAAAGCTCACGAGCCTTCAATGGCTTAATTTCAGCAGATGTAAAGTCATCTGTGAAGTGAATTTTATACTGCTCCTTAGCACGAGAAATAGCATCCTCTGCTGAGTTAGCAACTACCTCAATCGTAGCTGGAGTCGGATGTGCTTCATTTACACGATTGACTGTATAGATCTGATACTTACGGTTTGCGAAGGTAAAGTACCAATCTTCATTATTCTTGCACGCTTCAATGAAACGATCAGTAATACCTACCGAGATGTTAAAGTTATTCAACTCCTTCATGTCTAGCTTAACATGAAGGAACTCTAGTAGGTCAGGGTGCGTAACATTCAAGATAGCAATCAATGCTGTGCGACGATTCTTGCCTGCACGAACATGGTTACCAATCTCGTTCAACATACGCATAACAGAGACTGAACCGGGAGCAGAGTTCTTCTGCTGCTGAATGTGGTCACCCTTGGGGCGAATATCAGAGAAATTGAACCCGATACCACCACCTGCACAAGAGATCTTGTACATATCCTGAATGGTCTTGCCAATAGACTCGACTGAATCTTGTGGGTTGATCACATAGCAGTTGAGTAAGTTTTGACGACCAGCGTTACGGCCAGAGCCATAAATGATTCTACCACCGGGAACTAGGTCGCCTGATGATAGGGCTTCGTAGAACCTTTGCTCAACTCTTTCCTTATCCTCATCACGCTCTGCACCAGCAGCAGTCTTTGCGATAACTCTCGCACGCTCGGACCAATTTTTTTCGCCGGGGTATGCATAACGCTTCTCAAATATTTCTTGACCTAATCCTGTTAACTTAGCTATTGACATTTTGTTTCTTCTTTACTTTCTGATTACCTATTGTAGATACACCATTCTTCTTGGTGACCGTAATTATAGTCGGGGCATCTATCAAATTTTTAAGATCATTATTGTGTGTAATTATAAATAAAGTCTTAGTTTTCTTTAGATTCTGTAGTAATATATAGAGTCCGTGGAGAGACTCCGTATCCAAACTTTCAGCAATTTCATCAAAGAAGATGATATCTGATAAGTCTTTATCTGTCAATGCTAAAAGACTTTGAAGCCCTAATAGCACTGCGATATTTATCTTTTTTACCTCGCCACCTGATAGGGAGGAGAACTTAGTTTCCTTGCCACCAATGTATACTGTTTCTTCTAGTACCTCATTAAATTGAATTCTGTACTTGCCTGCTGTTAAATGAGTTAAGTGTTGGTTGCAGCTATCGTTAAAGTAATCAATGATGTTTCTAATGATGTACTTAACCAACCCCTGTTCTGAAAATGCAACTTCCCAGAATCGCATTACTTCATACTTCTTGGTAGACTGCACTCTTTCACCAGCTAAAGAAGTTAATTTCTCTTCCGCTGTTTTACGATCTTTTAACAAATAATCCTTCTTGGAGTGTAATTCTTTCCAATCAGAAATTAACTTGTATTGATTAGACCTAATAGGCAACAGAGCTTTTAAGGAGACAATGTTATTCTCCATGGATACTCTATTAGCATTTTTCTTTCCTAATTCATCATCTAAGTGTTTTATTTTATCTTTTAAGGTCTTTAGATCTTGTTTAGATATTTCTCGTTTAGATGATACACCACAATGCTTACAAAGCACAGGCTTATCACTCTTGGCTTCATCTAGCTGCTTTTCATAAAGAATGATATCATCTTCAGATTGGCGGATGTTCTGATAAATAACCTTGAGTGCTTCTTCCTGCGTTTTAATCTTGTTCTCTACATCTAGGATTTCTCCTAGGGAATACTTGGTAAGCATCTCTTCGGTTACTCGATTTTCAGAAAGGAACTTTACTTCCCCCTGTTCAATCTCTTTAATCGTTGAGTCTACCTTATTAACTATCGCAGTGTACTCTTTGATTAGAGCGTCTATACTTTTTATCTGCGTTGAGTATTCTGCTTTACGAGTTTTAATTAGTTCCCTCTTGTCGAACAACTCATCAAGGTTTAAGAAGTTCTTGATGATCGTGCGCTTCTCTTCGGGAGTAGCTGACACAAAATCTAGATTGTTATTCTGGCCGAACACCATGCTAGCAAGGAAGAGCTTGTAGTTGGTATTAAGATATTGCTCAATCTTCTCTTGTGTAGCAGCAACGGACTCCTGTGTGAAGTTCTTGTCACCTACAAAGAATTCCAAGAAGGTTGGCCGTCTTGTTCTTATGATTTTTATATTACCATTAATAAGAAGCTCTACTGTGCAGTTCTTCTTATTGGTAAAATTAATCATGGCCTCCTCAGTAGACTTACGGACAGTCTTACCAAAGAGTCCCCAGACTACTGCTTCGATGAGTGAGCTTTTACCAGATCCATTACTCCCACCAGTATCTTTGTTTTTACCTTCAATCAACACTAGACCAGAGTAATCATCGAACTTTAGTTCCGCATCATGGAAACTATAGAAGTTATTTATTTTTATCTTATTGATCTTCATTTAGCTCTTTGAGTCCGTTTAGTAAATCTTGTTTATCTAACGGTGTGACACTACTATCAATGTAGTCTTCTATGATAGCTTCATTTATATTAAACAATTGCCGCTCAGGACGGTAGTAGCTAATTTCCTTCTTCACATCTACCTTGCTATCAAATCTTAAATCTACCCAATTAATTAGTGGGTAATCAGATCTGATCTTGCTGATCAAATCAAGGTCGTTGCCCTCCTTCAAAGGATTAGCAATAACACGAACTAAGTTAAAGTTCTCTTCACTCAACTTAAGAGATGGTAGATCTTCTAGCTTGCAAATATGATGCTTGGGGCCTCCAACAGCAGGGATGGCTTTCCAATAGTTTCTCTTATTTTTGAACTTGTAGTGAATAACATAGTTTGGCTTACCTGCTTCTTGGAATGATGTAGTGTACGGAGTACCTACAACTACCACTTTATCTTTTGCTGAGTAGTGATGAATGTGTCCAAGAAAAGTAAGGTTATCAAAGCACTCAAGAGGAATACGGAAGTCATTATCCCCAGCACTGTTAAGGCTCCCATGGTAACCAAAGTGACCAAATACAATGGCCCTTTTATCATTAATGCTAGCAAGGTGATTCTTAATAGTTTCTTCATTTTCGTAGTGTGGGATTAAAATGCCCAAACCTCTATCTTCAGGTTCAAGACTTATTTTCAGCGGAAACGACATAGGTTTATCTGTGCAAACCTTAGCATACTTCGATTCAAACAATGACAATGCAGTAAGACCATCATCAGCCTTGGATACTGCATCGTGATTTCCTCTTACAATAAAAACATCAGCATGTAGCTTGCTTAGAAGAGCTTTTAATGCAAGCATAACTTTTATGCTAGGATTTCTTTTATCGAAGATGTCCCCTAGAAATACAACCTTAGGATAATTAATAGGACATATCTCATTGAAATCTTTTACCGTTTTCTCGATAAACGCACATTGTGCATCTAGGTAACCCGGAATATCATCTCGAAGGTGCAAGTCGCCAAAGATTAACATTTGAGGATCACGCATTTGTTTCACCCCCTAAGATAGAAGACTTAGTTATTTCCATTCTGTTTAGATCAGGACAGACGAGGGTGTATATAGAATTTGCTGCACGCTGAATCTCGAACTGGGCATCGGGGTGTAGTCGTTGCTGCAAGAAGTGTAGTACTCCCTGCAAGCTCACAGTCCAGTACGCCTCTGTGTAGATGTTTTGTGGAAGCATCATACGGGCGATCTCTTTGGCGATACCTGATTCAATTCTTTCCTCGTATGCTTTGTATGCAGCTTCGCACTCATTAAACATCTTAATTCTAGCTGCTGAGTGATCGAAGTCTGATCCAAGCACAACACTAGCCTGCTTATTGCCGTGAGGAGGGTTTGCACGCATCATCATCGGGATATAGAACTCAGGCTTAAATGGAGCGTATCGACCGCTCACCTCATTCCATGAGCAGCCCTTGTCTGTATCGTACATCAAATCAAACATCTCTACAGACACAGGATTCCCATCAACTTCGTATTTTCTCCAAGTGCTGCCTACCTGATACTTTATCCATTGACGGAGTGTAAATAGGGGAGCCTTAACATGGAAGGTATAGTAGCTATGACGGAAGGGAGATGTATGCGAGTGTGCAAGAAGGAACTTGATTAAATTAATATCCTTCTCTTCCATCTCGTACCGTACTTTAGAATAACTAATGCGTGCTGCGTTTACTACTTTCAAGGCAGCATCATTTTTCATTCTATCTACGATTGAAATAAATCCAATACCATCGTTGAGAAAATAACTTCTATTAGGGTTTTCAGCCGACAATGACATTCTTAATCTCCTTGATATTGGCGACACCGCCACTCTTGTTAAACTTTACATCTACACCGCCACCGAAGGAAGTTCCTACTTCTACCTCAATAGCCATAGGTACTGCACAATTAAATCCCATGACCTTACGGAGGTAGGGGTATTGTGTCATTTTATGATTCATAATCATCAGAGCTTCGTCAATCTCGTCCTTAGGACTAACAACTTCAATCGAGTCGTGTACGCTTGCAACAACACGAGATTGCATGTTTTGTGCTTTGAACTCTTGAGCAATATCTAGAAGTGCGAAGGTTGTGATCTCTGATGCGGAGCTTTGAATAATAAAGTTCACACCCTGACGCTCGCAGCGAGAACGGATCTTGGGGATAGGAGATCTGATATTGTCTAAATTTCTACGGCGACCGAAAATACTCTTGGCATACTTGTTCTTGTTAATGTATTCCTTGACCTCATTCATCCAAGCAAACACGCCGGGATAAACCGTTCCATAAGTATCAATGATGTCTTTAGCTTCGTCGATATCAATATTAACAGTTTTACTGAGCTTGAACTCGCTACCACCGTACACAATCAAGAACGAAACTGATTTAGCGATCTGGCGTTCTTCCTTAGTAATCTGGTCAATAGGCTTCTTCCAAATAAGCGAGGCTGTGTACTTGTGTAGGTCTTGACCAGAGAAGAACGCCTGAATTAGATTCTTGTCTTTGCACACATGAGCCAAGATTCTAAGTTCCATCGCTGAGTAGTCAGCAGCGATAAAGTAGTGATCCTTAGGAGCTACGAATAGGCTACGGATGTTCGGATCCTTAGTCCGAGGCAAAGTGTGGAACGACACACCCATATTCTCACGAGCGGAATATGCAGCACAAGACAATCGTCCTGTAACTGTGCCATCGAATCGGAAGTCGTAGTACACCTTATCATGACCGTTATATGTGACGGCTTTCCCCACGCCATCAATGTAGGTGGACTGCAACTTCTCTAGACCACGAAGCTCTTGAAGTTTGTTCAAGAAGTCGCGTGCTCGTTCTAGCTTCTCAGTAGGAGTGCTGCTGATTACACTCTTACTGACTGCAATAGGATCAGTTCTTGCCATAGATGTAATTATAGAGCCGAACCGCTTGTTTTTCTAGCTCTTCCACCGTACCCTCATTACGGATACGAACATCATATGGATATGAATCTAAAGATATCTCAGAGACATCTTTCTCAAACTCGGGGTTAGCTCCTCTTTCCTCGCGGATCTCATCAGATGCCTCGATCCGAACAACTAATACTTTTCTGTGAGTGTTAGCTGCAAAGAACTTACCATTCTCTATTTCGTTTGGGTAACGAGCATCTGTGATGATTACATTATTTTGCTGGTATTCATCACTGTAGTAGATGTGATCTGCCCAAGTGTGTGGAGCTATCGCACGGACAAGGTTACCACCGAAAATTAGCCTCTCTCTATAGAGTTTTTTCTTTTCGGGATCATGTAGATCTTCTACAGGAACGCCTAGGACTTGTGCGGACAGTCTCTTCAACTCATCTGCAAATGCCATGCGGCGCAGAGAAGGATCGAGCTTAATCATAATCTTTGCAAGCTCGTCCTTCCCTGCACGCATCTTACCTGTTAATAACAATGTATACTTCATCTCGACTCCAGTTCATCTTCTATCTGCTCTAACAAGATCTCTATACACTCTGAGTTTACTGATGGCTTCCCCTTCGCCGTGTTCACAGGAGGATACAGTTGAAAACTATCTTCCCGTGTGAATAGGATATCTACCAAGTCAGCCGAGGAATTCATATTGTCTTCCACAGCTACTTCTGGGATAGCCTTGATGTCCTGATGCTTACCAGTGATCTTAGCTTCAAGGTCTGCATTAAGTTTGTCTAGTGTACTTGAGTCTACTTCCAGACCATTGTACTCGATTTCAGCAAATACAGGGGTCATGGGGGCAATTAGATTCTCGTACAGGTGATGTAACTCTAACTCCTTAAGCTGATCCTCCAACAAGTGGAAGATCTTCCAAGTGAAGAATGCATCTTGTGCATTACCTTCAGCCAACTCGGTGAGAGACATCTCAGCCCAGTTCTGCTTCTTGGGATCCTTAACGGTTAACATCAGAACTCCTTCAGGTACTCGGGGAAGTATTGCTTAACAAGATCCATTAACGACTTGGGTGCGTCTTCACGGATAAAGTGAGATACTAGCTTAGTGTCCCACACATTCGTAAAGGTGATTCCCTGCCCATACAAGAACTTCAGGTCGAACTTAGCGTTCTGTAGAATCTTCTTGTTGTTGGGGTTGTTGAAGATCTTGTTTAGTATAATAGCCACCTGCTTACGGTCTTCTACGGAAAACGGAGATTCTTTGTGGATGTAAGGAATGATGGCTTGCTTTAATTCTCCGTCCTGCTTGTAAGAGATAGCTATCGTCATGATGGAATCCTTCTTGAAATCCAAACCCGTAGTTTCAATGTCTACAGCAATGTTTTCCTTCTGTCCGTATAAGAAGGACAGATTTTCTAGCTGTTCTAGCGACATTATGATCTCGTAAGGCACAATCAGTTCACTATCCTTCTTTAGGATATACTTATTGTACCCGTTACGGATATCCTGCTGGAAGAGGGTTACGAGCTTTGGCTCAATGGATACCGAGGCTGGGTGCAGGATGGGGATGACGGGGATACCATTGTAATCAAAAGTCTTGCCCCGCTTGTTAGTAATGCCAGACTTCTTAATAAGCATCTTCATGGCTAGGTTGCCACAAGTAAAGATTAGCTTTGGCTTGTACTGATCTACCGTAGCCTGTAAGTGGTTTCGGCAGATTTCCATGTTAGAGGGAGACATATCCTCCTCCTTAACATCTGGACACTTGATTGCAGCAGCCACAGCGTACTTTTTAATTATTGGGTTAACATAACCCTTAAAGACCGCCTCCTCACCCTTGTCGGAAAGGTTGGTAATCTCAAACCCTCCCCAACGGAGTGAGTCCATAAGGAACAAAACATCAGTCTGCTCTGCTCCAGTGTAGTCCATATGAGCATGGATAGGCTTGGGCTTGTCTAGAATAGAACATCCTTGGCAAACAGGATTGTTGCAGTTTTTTCTATTCTTATAGAGATCTAAAAGGTCTACCATACTTTAGTTACCTATTATAGGTTATGAGTAAGTATTATCTTGATAACAAGCGTTTTGAGGAGTTGATCGTATTATACCTCAAGTACGATAAGAAAAAACGGAAAAAAGGCCCAAACCCATACGAGGATGAATTGATGGCCTTGTTTGATTTACTAATATCAACTATATTAGAGTCTTTTAAATTTAATGTGGATTTGGAGGATGCCAAGCAAGAATGTTTTCTGCTGATCATAAAGAAGTTAAAAAACTTTGATCCCAATCACGGAAGTGCTTTTAACTACTTTACAACAGTCATACTTAATAACCTTAGGTTGGTCTACACTAAGGCTAAGAAGTATGATAAAAAAATTGCGGACCTTTTTGAGATCCGCAAAGATTCGTCAGTAATCGTTCTCGTCAATCCCGAAAGTCCAAAGAATTCTAGAAGGTAAAACTTCCTTGAATATCTTGTACTCTCTTAGTCTTTTTCTATTCTCATAGAAGTAGCAGACTGGAACTGATGTGCAGGGGATGGTCTTATCAACTTCTGTGAAAAGATCAGGAGTCTCAAAGGAATCAATCAAAAAGACTGTCGAGAACACATCATTCCCGGGCTTTTGCAATTGATCCAAGATGTAGGTACATCTGTCATCCCAAGGAGACTTAAAGAAAACAGCGAAACCGTTTTTATCTTTCTGCCCCTGTATCTGCCTGATTGATTTGAATAGATGATTTCTATTTTTTATTTCAATCAGTTCCATCATAGTTTAGGTGCTTCTTCAGCAACTGTAACGGAGCCTTCGGATTGACCTTGTTGAGCTTCCACTTCGGCACGCATCTTAGCATAGCCTTCGGGATCTTCTTGACGGAACTGTTCGATCCGCTTTGCAAAATCTTGTTGCAAGGCTTCTACTCCCTTGTAAAACAAGAACTTAGCAAAATCATCATTCGATAGATGATCGGGCTTCGCCAGTTTACAGAAGTTGTTAAAACCTTCGGCCTCGTCCTTGGCAAACTTTAGTGTAATTTTCATGCGACCTTTCTTATGTCCTTCTGATTTAAACTCAATTTTTGAGGTTGAGTTATCTAATGATACTTTTATTAATCTTGAAGATTCAAACTTTTTAGCTGATTTGACGGTCAACTTATTATTTGAATCGGTTATTGGGAGTTGTTTTGTTTCCATAAAAGAAAACCTTTCCCCTATAATAGTCAGGAAGGATAAGAAAATATGCAAGACGAATACGATCTAAGCAAACTAGTTAAGAATAAGAAGAAGCGATTGAACAGCAAGAACAAAGGCAATACTTTTCAACGAAAGATTGCACAGATCTTTAATGAACACTTACAAACTGAAGAGTTTGCTCCTACGCCGGGGTCAGGGGCATTCGCAACCACGCACAACTTACCACAGCATCTTCAGATCTATGGGGACTTAATTACCCCTAAGAACTTTAATTTTGTATTAGAATGTAAAAAAGGATACAACAAAGAAAACATAGGATCTACATTTACAGATAAGTCTTTGATACGGGATGCTTTAGCACAAGTAGAAAGAGATGCTAAGAAGTGCAATAAAATACCATTAGTAATCTTTCAACAGGATAGAAAAGATATCCTTTGTGTCATTCCTTGCACCAGTTTTCAGGATCAGTTTTTATCTAAACTAAGCTATTATGTAGTATTAAAAAAAGAGTATATAATAATAAAACTAAAAGAGTTATTAAGTATATACCCTAAGGAATCTAGTTTCTGGTTTAACTACTTCTGAAATCTATAGATAATATCCTCTATTAGCTTTCTCTGACCATGTAAGAACTTAATTAATATTTCAGAAGAATCATTTACTTGTCTGTAATCAGGACTTTCGGTTGTGTAATGTTGTAATCCTTGTTCAGAAAAATATGATTGCATTTGTGCTGATGGCCCTAGTCTTTTTACATATAATTTAGCCATTTTTTGTTTTTTAAAGTTACCTGCTTTATTTTTTACTCGTCTACCTTTTTTATCTAACTCATATCTATATAAAGTAAATCCACCTGATTTTCCCGGAACAAAATCAAACTCATTTGGATTTGTAGTAACTTGATCCATATAATAATTTACCATATGGTTATGTGCAACAGATTGGGTTTTTGGTTTAGACTCTCCATAAGTTTGAATTTGTGTTATTAAATTAAAATCAGGAGCAATTGAGCAGGCTCTGAACATATCCACAAGATCTCTTGTAGCTTGAGTTTTATTTTTTTTGTATTTATATTTTAAAGAATCTATTGTTAAATGATATCTATAATCTCCAATAATTTCTTTAATGCTATCAATACTATCTGCATCACTAATAGAATCTTGTAAATCATTGTATTTTTCTTGATCTTCAGGGGATAAAGCATCACCCAATATTTTGCTTATATCTATTTTTCTTATTTCCCTTACTAAGTCAGTTCTTGCAGATTCTATATCTTTAGGGTTATTTTTGTATTCAGTATTATTATTCTTAGTGCTTTTTGGTGGTTTAAGTTGATCTAATGCTTTATCAATAGAATCAAAACTACTATCTAACTTTTTCATTACCGGAGATGCTGTTTGTATTTTTTCTAAATAAGAAGTAATCATTGTTGATCCCATCTTAACATCATCTCCTTTATTTTTAATTACTTTTACCCCAACAGCTACAGCATGTGTAATTTTTTCATTCCTTAATCGTTTACCTCCTAAATAAAATTGTTCAATAGTTTTTGGTGATAAAATCAAATCATTTATTACTTTTTGTGGAATACCGTCTCGTATTAATGATTCTCGTAAGGTATTTTCATTATCATATAATTCAATTATATCTGGTTTTTTTCCATTTATCAATTTTTCTCCTACCCCAAATGCATCTGTAGGATGTCTTAACTCAATGTATGTTTTTTGTGTTAGTTTTAATCCTGTCAAAACTATGCTATCTATCATATTTTTAAGATCAGTTTCTGACCACCCACCACTGTTAGCAACAGCATAAGATTTTAATTCCTCTAAATACATGTATGCTTCTTGAGATATGGCTACATTTCCTACTCCATCTCTAAGTAAAGTTTTTGTTATATCAGACAATGTATCTGAAGAAAATTGATTTTTTATGATATTTACTTTTAGTAATAATTTACTATATAAAGCCTTTTTATCTTGTTCTGTTTTTGCTGCTCTTATTTGAGCAAATATAGGGATTGTAACCTCAACAACTTTTTCAGCAAATGTTCCTATTTTGTTATTTAGTTGACTGTCTGCTTTTCCTTCACCCGCGAGTAATTTTGATAGTGAACCTTTAAAAGATGGTTTGTGTTTTTCATACTCTTTCTTTAATTCTGGATTTGATTCCCTTTCAATTAATTGAAGGTATGTTTTTGCTAACACTGTAAGTGGGTGATTGTCTTGTAAAGCACCTAAAATTAAACCTCTGCTACTTCCTGAAGTAGGAATTATTCTAAGGTTATTTCCAGTATCATCAAATTGAAGATGGTTCAAATATATGCGATCATTTGAATCAATTGGTTTTCCATCTGAAAGACTTTTTATAGCTCTTACAAGAGCTGATATAGATTTAGCAGCCTCTTCTCTTAAGTGTTTATCTACTTGTTGTGGTTTTTTTTCAGCAGAGGTTATTGAGAATGTTGTAGATGTATTGTCTATTTTTATAAAGTATGCAGGATGTGCTAATTTAGTAAGTATTGACTGAGGACGACCACCCCCTTTACTAATACCAATCATTAAATCAACTATATTTCCATTATTTAAATTATTAAAAGTATCTATTAATTGTCTTATTTGTTGAATCTCTAAGTTTGTTTGGTTTTTAGATTCTTCATCTTCTATACTCTCTGCTGCTTTTTGTTTTTCTGCTATAATTGATTCCCACAAATCTTTAAATGCACTTGAAGCAAAAATATTCATTGCAGTTGAAGTAGTATCATTTACAATCTTAAATATATCTCTGTCATGCTCAGATTTAAATTTTTCCAATGCTAATGCTTCTATTTGTTGCTGTCTTCTAATTAAAGATTCTTGATTCATTACTTCCGCTCGTGATGCTGCTTTTTCTGCTTCTGTTCTTCCGGCTACTACTCCTTCTTGGCCTTTTGACTGATCTTGTCCCCCGGAAGATAATAACCTTACAAAATCATAATAATTTTGTGTAGCAATATTACCTCCACCTCCTATAGGCATAGCTCTACCTTTGCTACTAGGAAAACCATCAAATACAGGTTTACCTGCTGAGTTTCCTTCCTTAGCTATCCAAACAATACTGTCAGGAATTTGAGATACAGGAATTTTATTATTTGGAGAAGGTGCACCTGATGCAGCCTCGGCACTTTTTATATATTGATCTGCTAATGCTTTAGCTTGTGGATCTAATACCACTTCTTTTTTTTCATCTATTTTATTTGCACTGTAATATGCTGATATTAATTCTTTTAAGTAATCCATATAATGAGAAACCCACCCAGCCTGAACTGGATGGGTTACCTTTCTGTATCTAATTATAGATCAAGTATTTGTGTTGGCATTCTGAACAATGAAATCGTAACGGAAAGTTGCTTCGATTGTATGGAACTCGTTAGTTGAGTAGTTAAACTCAGCTTGCTTCCAAGACTTAGGATACACACCGTAAAGCCGTGTGAATGACATTGGCTTACCCTTGTTATCCAACTGAACTATGTCTGCAACTGTTTTAAAGTTGCCGACTACACCACCGGGGGTAACTTGTCTACCATTTTCAAACTCTCCTGTAACTGGATTGTAAATAGTTTTTATCCAGTCAAACAATAGAGAACTCATCTTAGTTTTGTACAAGTTATCAAACTGTACAGTTAGTTCTTCTGGGCTTGCTTTGCCGGGGTAGAAGACTTTATCGTTTACACGATGGACTTCTATATCTTCTACAGTGTAACCAGTCTGGCTTACTGACTTAGCAGCCAAGGTCAAAGGACGATCAACGCCATTGGCAGCAGCAACGGGAACATTGTAGAATGTGATTTCCCATTGATATGCACGCACGGAATCGAGATCCTGTGACACCATAGGGAGTTTCTTTCCCTGAAGGTTACGATTCTGAGATGTAACGAATAGTGGATTATATGGCATAGTCTATACCTTTCAGCTTCCTAGCTTGGCTGATTGATTAGTAACATTGATTTCGAATACAATGATTTCTGCGGTCTTGGTTGGCTTGAGTAAAATCTTGCACCAAAGTTCGTTGCGATCCACTCTAGCAGGAGTGTTAGTTGTTTCATCGCAAACCACCTTGTACTCTGTGATACCCCGTCTTCTACGAATATCGTCAAGGAGAGGATCTACCACACCAACAATATTTTCCCATGTTATTGGGTCGTTAGGTTCAAACACAAACGATTGAGTGCTTGCGAGTAGAACTTTGCGTAGGTAGATCATTAGTCTACGAACATTGATTCTATCCAAGGCACTTGGATTACGCTGTGCTGTGCGTTGACCAAAGATTGTGATACCTCTTTGTGGGAACTCAACTACAGGGTTAATAACATTGCCACCACTGTAGAGAGAATCACGGTCCCCTTGGTTTAGTACAACATCTACATCTATCGGCTTGGTCAATCTACCTCTCTGGAATCCAGCAGGAGCAAACCAAGGATCTGCGATTGAGTCAGTGTAGCACATCTGGCGTGCGGCAAAGATGGTTGGGTCGTACCAACGGTCGATGCCATCAAAGACACTGTATACCTTTACCCAAGGCCAGAACACTGCTGCGTAGCTGCTATTGAGAGAAGCGGTTCTTGTTTCGCTTCTTCCATTTGTCCAATCTATGGCCTCTTGAACAGAGTCAACTGATCCATAAGGAGGAGCAACTAGTGCAATAAAGTTTTGAGTTTGTTCGGCTAAGGTAACCAAAGCATTCTGTAGACTTTGGTTATTCATGCCGGGGGTCAAAGCTATTGAGATGTTTAAAGTATCATCGTCTAGAGCGTAGATACCTGTTTTTGGTGTTTGAGTAGGATCGCCAATTAGAGCTAGAGCGTTGGTATCATCATCTGTGCTTGTGCCGTTAGTACCACTTCTTAGTGAGTAAGTACCTTCGATTGGCTTAACGAACATTCTAGCTGTGGCTGTTCCTGTGCCACCTTGTCCTGTACCAGTAATTCCAGTAACACCTAGGTCACTCAAAGGATCAGTGAATGCTCCTATTGGGGTAGCAGTGAAATCGGTCAATGCTGCTCCAGAGGTCAAGTATCCAAGGATCACTTCTGATGTTGTGTTTTCTGCACCAGTGTTTATAATTTCTTCTACGAATGTATACTGGTTAACTAGATCCCCCTTGAAGGTTTCTAGTGCAGCACCATCTTCGTTTAGTTGGAAGACTACTTTTTCACCACCGAGGCTATTAATTTCAAAAGAGTTTCCGATTGTGTTGCCATCTGAATCGGTGCTCAAGTTGTAGCCAGTTCCGGGGTATAGGGTTTCTACATAGTAAGCAACGCCGTTAGCACCACTAGCGAAGGTAGTTCCTATTACAGTTAGTGATGAAGCTGCTGTGGCTGATGCTGTACCTGAGAAGTTTATGGCTTTTAGAGCGGATACACCATTGGTGAATGCCGCATCTGAATAGGCTGATACTGATAAAGATGCACCTGAACCAGCCCAAGAACCAACAAGGTATCCAGTGGTTACATCTGAATCAGAGTAGAATATGCCAACCTTGTCATTATCTAAACTTCCACCAATTACTGTCTTTAGAGCCAAGGCTTGACCACCTGATGCGGTAGTCTCTACTTGTCCTGATGGAACAGCAAACTGCTTAGTTACTAGATACTGATTAACTCCCGTATTATCCGTTACATCTACCTTTAAATAAAGATTAGCTGATACGCCGAGTCCGCTTGCTACAAATTGAACCGCTGGGCAAGCACCGATTGGAACTAGTGCAGAAGCCTCGGCAGCAGTTTGTGTAACTCCACGGACGAAATAAATTTTATTTGTAGCTTCTAAAATTTCGATAGCCCCTTCCAAGGCTTGGCCGGGGATGGACTCACTAGGCTTACCGAAAGTATTTATTAGCTGTTGAGGAGAAGTTATTAGGGTAGCCTCATCTACGGGACCCTTGGAAGCAAATCCAACGATACCGACAATAGACGAATCTACCGTAGCTGCGTACTCGCTAATGTCCTTCTCTATTACATAAACGCCGGGAGATACAATATTAGCCATAAATTAAATCCTTATCTATAGTCAGAGACTTTAACCATTCTTCGTCTCTGTAAGTTTTTAATCATTTTACTTAAATAAGACGCTGGGACCACAACGCTCTGTCGTGGTTCTAAACGGTACATCTTGTTACCTTCTGGGGTGACTAGACATACCTGAAGTGCTTGTAGACATTCGTTTATTATCTGTTTCATAGCTATAAGTATTTAGTATTGGCTATAATATAATTTTAGAATAATTTTTAAGTATTATTACCATTTAACTTTAATGCGTATTGAATGTACGCTATCAACGGAGCAACATAGAATAAACCAGCAGGATTATTTTCTCCCATAGGAACAGTTCTTGCTTTATTTAAAGCGTAAGTCATGGATGTAAGATAATCTGCTGTTGACCACGCTGGATCTAAAACATTTGATATTGTATTATAATTAGAATTAAACCAAGCTGATTTATTTAAAAATTCATTGGATGAAGTTAGATTAGATAAGTTATCTCCAGCAGCAATGATAGCACCTATTGCTATTGTTGAATGCCCATCCGTATTTCTTGCAAATCCAGATCTTGAAGGGAATTTGTTAAAATCACCTCCAGAGAATCCACTAGCAGGATTACCTATAGTAAAGTTACCTTTTCCGTAAATATCTGTTCCCCTCTTCCATGCTGGATAATGCCAAGAGTTTGTATTGCATACTAAAAACTCTGGGGGAGCAGCTATAGTTTTATTTGGATCCACAGAACTTAATGGATTTCCATTAATAGTAAAACTAGTTAAAACATTACCATAAGCTCCGGGATTTCTCCCTAGTATACTAAGTAATGTTCCACCAGAGTACTGAGACAATAATGTTGGAAGCTCAGGCATTTCAGCACAGCCAGAGAAATTATGAAATGCTGAATCTAGGAACAGTGTTCGAGCAACTGAACTACAAGCATTATTTAATCCTGATGATATTACCGGATCAAATTCTTTAACTGATTTAACTAAGCATCGGAACAAGTAAACTTGATAATGCGATTGCATTACCGTAACCCAATAAGAACTAGCACTATAGATGCCACCCTGCAAATATAAATTTGGTTGACCAGCCTGTGTTAATGTTGGATAATTTGAGTCTGGTGCTGGTTCCCAACTTACTTGCCCATCATTAGTACCTAAGGCATATGCTTTTCCTGACGGATTGTATAACCAATATCCTTTAGATGGATTAGTAGGTATAGAACTAAAAGTATTTCCTGCTGCCAAAATTTGTTCTATATCTTGTGGATTTGGTGATGCTCCTGTTTGTTTACTTAAATGAAGACCCCCAATTAATCCATTTTGCGGTATGTAAGAATAATTTAAAGCACTTGCTGCATATTCAAATAATACTTGATTTTGATTTCTCCAATTGTTAGAAGCTATTTGATAATACATGGCAGGACCACCGATACCAAACGCCAAGAATCTGACATTTGAAAATTGTCCTAATGCACCGTTTCCTCGACCACTTGGATTATCACGCAAAACAGAGTAAAAATTTGTTAATGAATAATTTGTAGAATATGCGTTACCTCCACCAAGATTAGTGGGAATAGATAAAACTACAGAGCTTGGATATGGATTCATTAGAATTGAATAGAATCCAGCGATAGATTCAAATTCTTCTTTCCACATCTCATCATTAGTTAAAGTTGTGATAGCATGCATTAAAGGGAACACACGACTTGAGTGTTCTGGGGATGCTGGTCTATATCCAGCTATATTCGTCCCATCAAAAATAGTCGCTCCATTAAAAGGCATACTAAAATAAGAATATTTACACGCATTAACAAGGTTGTAGTTTAACAATTCTCCATAAATAATATTACCTTGAGAATTTGTTGATGGATTATCTTTTAGTTTTACAATATTGGAGAGATTAGAGTCTTCATAGGGTTCACATAGTTTTGAGTTTGATTTTTTTGATCCATAAATTTTTGGGAACAAGAATGGCTTACCATTATTTTCTATTACTCGACATCCCGGATAACCACCGTACCCCCATTCATAAATAGTTGTTGGTGTTGTGGTTGTAGATGTAATTCCATAATGAGTCATTACCTGACCAGCAGAAATAGGAACACCGGAAAAATCAAAAATACCGTAGTACCTATCTGTAATAAAATGAGATTCTGCATTTAATAATCTCAAATAATTATTACTCAAAAACATACCTTTATACAAGTGAACAAGAGCTAATCCTCCGATATCTAGATTTCTAGACCCCATAACTGTATGAGGAGTTTTTACTCTGTACATCCAATTATATTCTGAATTATTAACATCTGTTCCTTGGTAATAAGCTGGGCTTGTTGGTGTGTATGCGTAAAAATTATGAAAATTTGTTCCTCTGGTCCCTATAGATCCATAATTACCTCCGGGATTTGCATTAGAGGGTTGTTCATATCTGCACAAACCATACTTAGTATTTTCTTCAAAATACTTATATAAATTATCACTAATTATGTTATATCCAGCCATACCATCAACATTAGTGAATAATTTATAAGGACCATTATCAAAATAATCACCTACTTGATTTCCAAAGTGAGTATCGTTAAAACTTTTTTGCCCAACGAAATCATCATTTATCAAAGGAGCTAAATCTTTGGTAGGACCCCACTTTGGAATTGTCCACCAAGTTCTTTTTCTATTTGGGAAGGCAACATCACCAAACTGTCCCATCTCCTTTGCATAAGAATAAGTAACATAAGAATTATCTACTGGGAACAATCTAAATCGTCTATGGAATTTTTTTACTTTTCCAATACCGTGAATATTAAACCCTAAAACTTTTTGTTCTGCTGTTAACTCTTCATCAGTATCGCTAGGGAAATATCCTTCTTTTCCTTGAGTTCTAATAATCCATTCAGGAATACTTTCAAAGTTATTAACTAAACCATATCTATTAACATCCCCATAGACATTACCCCAGTCTACATTTGAAAATCTTTCTAGTTCTGAAACGGCACTGACTCCAGAAGAAACTTCAAACCACAAATCAGAGTAATAGAAATTACCTAAAACTTGATTTTCATTTTGTAGGACTGTGCCGATCCCTTTGCCTGCATCAATTCCTCTGTAATCGTAGTTGCCGTTACTAATCTTAAAGTCTAATCCTACAATAGGGTCATCTTTTTTTATTGTTAAATATACATGCAAGCCTAAGGCGAATGGCTTTTTCTCATCTGTAGGTGATGTAGTTGCCCAAGACTGTGGAAGCATTCTGGTGTAGAATCTATACACTCTTTTGTATGGACCGTCTTTTAAAATGCTAGAGACTGTTGCCGCTCCAGACCAAATGTTTCCTTGATATTGATATCCCGATAAATCTTTTACATAAAAGTATAGATTGTTTTGTATGTATGCTGGAATACTAAGCGTTGTTGCTGGTAAGGAATCGCTGGTGCTATATATGTCATAATATTGATATGACCCTGCCGCAGAAACTATTGTTGTTGGGAATACCACTTCTACAGTTTCTGCACCTCCAGAAGCATCTCGAACAGTTTCGTGTGTTTGTGCAACAAAACCACTAGCAGAAATAGAATTAGTTCCAGCACCAGAAACTAACCATTTGTTATGAGAACCCCAAATTGAAGCGTTGAAATCACCGGAACTCAAAGGCATAACAGTATGAATTACAGTGCTTGCTCCTAGGACTGCACCGGATGGGACTACCCAAGCAATTTGACCCAAATAATCTGATGTTGGGTCTGGAGTTCCTTTAGGGATTGATGCCTCATAATAAACTCTAGTTTGCACAGTATTATAATTTGTGCTACTAGGTTGAGCGGACACTACTAGTAATCCAGTTCCAATTTCTGCGACTGAAATATTTCCTGATAATTGTCCATTTTGGGGGTTTATTTCAAAGGTTGTTCCTGTGGTCACAAGGCCAAAACTTCCACGCCTGAATGCGTTAGTCGGAGAAATAATTGGATTTAATGTTTCAATAGGTAATCCTAATTCTACTAACCACGGATTTGCAGCAGTTGTGCCGTAAGATAATGTAGGTACAGGATCTGAACTTCCTCCATTCCCTCGTTGAGTTGTAGGAGCATCAATACCTGTTTCACCACTAGAAAGACTTTGCCAAGTTTCAAGTGATCCAAGATTAGTTACTTGAATTGTCCAAGTAAATTTTATAGAAAAATCTTTTGTCTTTTCAATCGGTACGAATTGTTTGTATGCTACAAGGACAGACTCTTTTGTACCTGTAGTGCCAACATTATCGGAAAATAAACCTACCTCTCGAACAGTTAAACCATTTGCTGTTTTCTTATCTATGTTTAAAGTAACAACTACAGATGAATCATTTTTAACAGTGACTTGACTATCAGCAATTGTTATAAAAGAATTTAGTTCTTTAGAGTACTGTAAATTTTTTGATGATATAAATTCTTCTAAAGCAACTAAAGAATAGTGCTCAGAAACTCTAAAAGGCAATCCTGTGCCGTAAGCTGATTTATTTAGAGGAGAATTTAGTTTAAAGAAATTATATCTAAGTTCTGAGTTAGTATCAATTTTTTGATAATCAACGACACCTGTACCTAGTTGTGCATATCTTATAGAATAAGGATTTTTAGTTTGCCGAGATCCAGACAACAACATCGAGGTTATTGTAATGCCCATTCCTCGGGTAACAATATTATTATATTCCCCAACTTTCTCTACGAAATCTCCGTAGTCCTTATAAACCTCTAGTTTGCCTTGTACAGAATTTTTTAAATAACTCATGATAATTCATCCATAATTTCTATATTATAATAGAATCGTTCTATTTCCCCAGTCGAACTAAAAGTGAATTTAGGAGACGGTATATAAGTCTCTACATTAACAGTAAAGGATCTCATTAAAATTCTATCCTCTCGGTCAGAAACTGTTAAAGTAGATTCGTCAGTTTCTTCAGCTAAGGTGGCTTTCGTATTGTCCGATATTGATGTATTTAGTTCGTAGGAGGGATTAAATAGTAATTGTATTTGTTCTGTTAACTGGTCCAAGTCTGATTTATACTTAGACAATATGGTGACCTTGTATGATATATCTACTGGCTTAGGAGATAAACTTACAACTCTTCTTGCTCTTTGGATACGGTCATCCCAAATAGACTCACTTACCACTAATGGGAAATATTTTTGTCGATCTGTGGTTATTTTTGTTGACGGCTGCGATATTGATATTATTGGTAGGATTAAATTATCTTCCTGTATCTGTTTAGCTATCGAGCGTTCTGGGTTTGCGTAAATACATTTTACGGACTGAAGTTTATTTTCCCAATCTATTAATTTAAACTGGGAGAACACATGTCGCATGGATCTTAGAGTGTCCTTGTATGTTAAAGATATATTACTCTCCTGATCCACGGTTTCCAATAGTAACTCTCTAACTCTGTAAGACGCATCTTTAGACGGAACAATTTCGTTTACTGTGTTGCGTTGCTTATAGTTAATTGGCTTGATACTAGTAGTTTCTGATGCTGAAAGATTATCTGTAGTTTCTGGGATGACATCTACTAAATAATTTTCTGAGTAGAACCGCTCAATCTTGCCAGTAGAACTAAACACAAATTTCGGAGCAGGAATATAAGTTTCCACCGATATCGTGTAAGTTCTAATTAATACCCTATCTTCACGATCTCCAACTGTAAGAGATGATTCACTTGCCTCTTCTACAAGTTTTGCTTTTGTATTGGTAGAGATACTAGTTTGTAACTCGTGTGATGGATTAAACAATAAGTTTAATTGTTCACTTAGTTGATCTAAATCACTAGCGTACTTAGCAATGAAACTTACTTTATAATTAATGTCTATCGGACGAGGAGCTAGACTAACGACTCTTGTTGCCCGTTGCTTCCGATCATCCCAAATAGATTCGCTAACCACTAATGGAAGATATTTTTGTCGAGCATTGTTTACTGTTGCTGTAGGTTGAGTAACAGATATAATCGGGAAAATTAAATTTCGCTCTTGGTCAATTTTAGCTATTGCCCGTTCTGGGTTTCCATAGAAGCAAGAAACAAGTTGAGTCTCCTCACTAGAGTTTAAGATTTTAAACTTAGATAAAGAGGAATGTACAGCACGCAAAGTATCTTTAAATACTAGTGAAATGTTTGCTGATTCTTTTGCAGTCTCTAATATTAGCTCTCTGACACGATAAGAAGCGTCCTTCTCTATAGACACAGTGTTGGAAGCATTCTCTCCCGTTCTAGGCATCTTTATATATAAAGTTTCTTGTGATGCATCTACAGCGGAATCAACAGGCATTTCTTCTACAACATTAGAATCTGTATTAAATCTTTCTATTTTGCCTGTAGAGCTAAAAACAAATTTCGGACTAGGAATATAAGTTTCTACTGTGATAGTAAAAGTCTTAGTCAATACTCTATCTTCTCTGTCTGCTACCTCTAAAGCAGATTCGTTTGTCTCCTCTATTAACACGGCTTTTGTATTGTTTGCAAAGCTAGTTTGAAGTTCACAGGAAGGATTAAATAGTAAGTAGATCTGTTCTGATAACTGATCTAAATCATTTTTGTATTTTGTAAATACTGAGATCTTGTATGAAATATCAACTGGCTTGGGAGCTAAACTAATAACTCTACTAGCTCTCTGGCGACGATCATCCCACTTAGATTCACTAACAATCAAAGGAACATACTTACGACGATCAGGTTTCGCTACCGTGGTTGGCTGAGATACCGATATTAGTGGGAGAATGATATTTTCTTCTTGTATAATCTTGGCTATAGAACGCTCTTGATTAGCCGTTATACACTTTACAGCCTGTAAAGACTCATCAGAATTGATAACATTCAGCCTAGAGAACAAACTTCTCATAGACCGAAGAGTATCTCTGTAGACTAGAGATATATTATTCTCAGCAGAAGATGCCTGCTCTAAATACTCCCGTATGCGATACGATGATGATTTACCTGTGATTAGATCAGGCAATAATTGGATTTCCGTAGGCTTACCTACGATAATCGGAATTTCCTGTGGTCTAACTTGCCCAAGTAATGTTAAAAACATGTATCACACCTAAACCTCAATCGGGTCGGCTATTTAAGACACCACCTAGTTCTTTACTAATATCTGTAAGTGGAGTGTTTTGAATATCAGGAGAATCACGAAGGATCTTAGCTGTGCAAACATAGTGATACACACCATAAGCCTCAAAGCTATCTTCCTGCACTTCAAAAATCTCGTACATCACATGCTGAAAATGTGGTTGAATCAAATCCCCCGGAATAGGAGATCTACCTATTCTACGCTCAACATATGACTTGTTGAATGTAAAAACTTGATCGCTGGTTAATTGAATACCAAACTGTGTTAAGTTTTCTTCTATTACTTTAGGATCATAGTGAGAGTATAAAGTAATTGGAGATCTTGCAATCGGCTTATTCTTCTGTTCCATATAGACATCATCATACTCTTCTGATCTATGGAACTTATAGTAATTTACCTTTGATCCAGACAGTCTAATTTGTTCGTCATCAACCATATTGAAGAATCCAATATCAGGATTCCGTTGGTCGAACAAACTAAGTTCGCTATCCACATTTGCGGATTCTACTTCTGGAATTTTAGTTGTTACTTTAAAATTCTTTTTCATTAGTATAGACTAAACCCGGGGGGTTCCTCAAATTCAGACATGAGTTGTTTATCTAGTAATTCTAATTCTTTTTCACTCTGTTGAAGTAGGGCATCTCCGTTTAATTGAGATCCGCCCCCCGGCCCGGGCAATGTTCTATACTTACCACGAACCTGACCTAAAATACCTTTGCATACAGCTAATGCGTATCTTTGAATAAAGTTTCTGTACGCTGGGTGAATTGTGCCAGAATCAATCGCACGATATTGTACAATGACAGTATCGGTAAAAGCTGGAACAGGATATAGCTGAAGATACTGGTTGTTAAGGATATCAAAGGAACCATCTTGTCCTAAGATCTTTCTCATCTGCTCCAAACTGATTTGAAGTAGATTAAACTCACCTATGCTAAAGTCGTTGAACAAAAAGTTTTGTTGGAAATACTTTAGGAAGTAATCTTGTTCTAAAGTTTGTCCCATGCCCGGAATACCTATCAAATCTTTCTTGTAAACAACATATGTTATATTATCAATAACATAGTTTGGTAGCTCGTAAGTATTAACTCCGGGAGTAGTTTTAAATGTCATTAACTGAGCAGTACACAGGGGTGCATGAAAAGATAACTTAGTTATGGCTTCATCAATAGCTATCTTTATTTGGTAATCAGTAAGCTCTACTCTTATTGTAGGATATCCGAGTCTACCCAAAACAAAAGATTTTATTTGGTCTTCAAATTGTGTTAGTTCTACAGGATCTTGTAACCCAGTTTCGTTTAAACTAGAAGTTATAATATCCCCTTTTGGTTTTATAGAAAAAACATTATTTCCGTAAGGAATTCCAAAGCTGTTACCATAACTACCAGTTTCAGGTTTTATCTGCATATGTACACACGACCCCTAGGATTATATAGCTAAAAAAGAAAGAGCCAGAGAGATTTTATTTCTCTCTGGCTCGATTGTTTACCCTAAGGTAACTCTACTCACTTAGTAGCTTTTGCGAAGGGGTAGAGCATGTAGTTTGAAGCAGTACCAACGATTCTAATTATTCTGTAGAATCTTTGAGCAGGTTGGATTGCCATCTTGCCGTAGCGGGTCAAGATACCCTTTCTTGGTTGGAAGGTTTCAGGGTCAGTTATTGTTGGTAGTGACTCGATTGGGATGTATGGGCAGTAAACGAATCCACCGTCCATAGGGCTTCCACCCTTGTAACCCATCAAAATCTCGTCTTCAGGCCAGAGTGGGTCGATGAAGAGATCGTACTTACCAGCGAACTTACCACGGTACTCAATCTTGTTAGCACCCATGTTTGTGATGCCTTCAGTCTTGGGACCGATACCACCTTCGAGCTTGGCAGCGGATTCCATCATTGCACCAACCAATGGTGATGTGATAATCCAGTTACCGGGGCCACGATGGGTTGTCTTGTAAATATCTTGTGATGCAAAGTTCATTACACCCAAGAGATTAGCGTAAACTTGGCCCATGTGTTGAGGAGCAAAGTTTGCAGCGCATGCGGTTAGGTCAACGATGAAAACATTGCTGTCGACTGCTGCGCCGTAAGCATCTGTTGGCATTGTGCCTTGACCATATGTGAATGATGCTGGGGTGAACCCTGTGCCTTCTGGGCCACTGCCACCGATAGCACCAAAGTTATTTGAATTGGAGTTATCTAGTGAAGCGTATGTCCAGTTGGGGTTGTATGTTGCACCAGTGACATTGTAAGCAATACCACGGAGGTCTTCGATCAACTCGCGGTCGATTTCGAGTTCCAATTCCTTTGACATGAGTTCAGTCAACTCACGCTCAAGGTCAAGGTTGTGATATGCCTTGAGGTCTTGGCTGGCTTCAATTGTCCACAATGCACGCATCTTGCGTGTACGGGCAACGACAGGCTGCTGCTCAACACTGATGTTGAGTTCAGGAATACCAGAACCTGTTAATGCTTCACCTGCTGAAACTGACCAACCTAGGATTGTGTTTGTTGAAGGCCAAGCTGCGATTCTACCACCGTAAGTAGTAGTTGCCCAACCAGTGGCAGATGCACCAGAAGTTCCGTAGAGCTTCTCTGTGCTGACACCAGTCAATGCACCAGTGTACAATCCACCAACTGTGCTACCTTGAATGGTGCTAGTTGTTAGGCCCTGATAGGTTAGGTTGTACTTGCTGTACAACTGCTGCTTAGTTGCACCGTATTGACGGGCTGAACCTAGATAGAAGATCTGTGATACTGGACCTTCCATAGGCTGAACTGAACCGATCTTGTTGAAGATCAATTCAGGGAACACTCTACGAACGAGTGGGAAGGCGAACTTTTGGAAAGTGCCTAAACGACCAGCAGTGGTTGCACCTGCTGATAAGTCTTCGTTAACCTGTTGGGCAACGATTGACTTCGCTTGGTTCTCTAAGAGAATAGCGGTAACTTTAGCTGTGTACTGGTCACTAATGCCTTCTAGTACTGGTGACCACTTTTCAACTAACTTATTGTGGTTGAGATTAGTTAATGTATCGGACATAATATTCCTCATTTGGCTTTTGGCATTAGAGCCATTACACCTTCAGTCAAGAACTGGTTGTTTACCTTAGACACTTTCTTAACTGGAGTATGTTGCATCTCGTCGGCAATAATTACTGCCTTCTCTGATGTCTTGAATGGAAGTGAGGCTTGTTCTGTTAATTGTTCTACTTCCTCCTCAAGATGTACGGTTTGCTCTTGTAGAGCTTTGTTCTTCTTAGAAATAATCTTCACAGTACGCTCTAGTTGTTGTATTTGCGTTACTGCGTTGTTTAGTTCTTCTATGAGAACTTGGTTTTCTTCTTCGACTTGGCTCTGCTCCTTAACTACTTGAGCAACTGCACGCTGCTCATCCTTTTCGTTAAGTTCTAAAGCCATAAGAGATTTTATGCTTTCAAAGAGTTGTGCGTTGCGATAGACATCACTCTCTTCTTGTAGTTCCCGTAAAGCGTGTTCTTTTACGGATTGAATCTCCATACGCAAGAAGCCTTTTACTTTAGCTTCTAGTAAATTAACTCTTTGATTAACTTCTTCCTTGATTACGGTGTCTACCAATTCGGCAATTTGGTTTACTGCCTCCTCTGACAAACCTTCTGGAAGTAGTTCGGCTATTGATTTTACTTTTGACATAAGTTCTCCTAGAGTCTATATTTATCTATAAATGATAAAATAAAATACTTAGATTTTTTTATTTTTTGTAGCGATTAACGATTTTATCTATTTCACGAGCAAGGGATTCAGCCTTGCTTATTTCTTCTATATTTACATCCTCAATGATTTCCTGAGGCTTGTATTTTAAATCTAGCTTATTTTTAAGTAGCGTAACTAATACATTCTCTCTCAAAGCCTGTTGCTTAGTCTTCTGTTTTAATAATAGCGTAGATTCTGAGACAGATGGGAATGCTCCTCTTGTGCTTGGGTCTGCAACTAGGTCGAAGGTTACCATTTTATAATCTTCTTGAACCTCTTGCTTACCCGGAGTATCGTCACATTCCTTTAAGCTACCTAGACCACGGCTTGAGATACCGATTCTAACACCGTCTTTAATTAACTGTTGTGCAACCTTACCAGCAGGAGTATTAAGCAATTCAGCTTCTCCAATTAGTTTGTTACCATCCCAATCTAATTTTGTAATTAAGTGTGAGACATTTGTTAATTTAACAGATGTATACTCAGGGTGATCTAGTTCACCTAGCAATCTTCTCTCTGTAATCATAGGCATTAGTTTGCCCATCTCACGCTCTAATAACGACTTCTTGTAGCGACGATTGTTATTATTAAACTCATCGGCTCTACCGAAGATGCCTGCTACACGAACCAAACCATTACCTGATTTAGATTCGTTGATTACTCGTACTGAGTCTGTACCAAAAAAGTCTGTTAATAGATTCATATTAAATTCTTACCTAGATCCTGTTCTTCTTCCAGACCGTCTTCTAGCCGTCGCGTTTCCAGCTCGTGATGCTGGAGTTCCAGCAGCCACTCCGGGATGTAAGTCTGTCGATGTTGTACCACTAATTTGTCTTGATATCAATTTTTTAGTTCCTTTCCCCGGATAGTTTGTTGCATGCTTCAACATTCCGGGAGTTAATAAAGGACGAGGTTTTTTTAATTTAGGATTACCAACCTCATTAATTTGAGCTTCAACTAACAAATCATGTATTCTTTGAATGTAATTCATATTAGCAATTCCACTTTCTTAATGCTTTGTTTATTCTGCTATTAGGATTCTTAGCAGTCTTTGCGGATGTTCTGCGCTTCTTCATCCCACCCATTCGAGCGCAGAATGATTTTCTTCTCTTAGCAGCCTTTGAACCTTTTTTAAGTTTTGATGGCTTGGTGGTTACAGCAGTCTTTAATTTTGAACCGGGGTTTTCTCTACGATAGGATTCAACTCCCTTTTTATTTAGACCACCGGAAGGATTTTTTCCCTCTTTTCTTTGCCAAGCTGCTACTTCTGTTATTAGATCACCTATTCTTTCAATAGAATCTTCAACTCTTGCGGCTCTACGACCTGCACTCTCTTTCTTAGCAGCTTGTAATTTATTTAATTGAGCTTGATGTGCAACTCTTGTTGCTGATTCAGCAGGTGTGCCCTCAGCCTCTTTTCTTTGTTTATAAAGAGCTTTTGCTACTCTCGTAGCTCTTTTTATTTTTTTTTCATTTATTAAATTTACTATCTGTTCGTAGATGTTCATTTTGATTTTGGTACGCAATTTGGAACCTTGCGCCCACCTTTCATCTTCATTCCGATAGCTTCATAACCTTTCCAACAAGGACCTTTTTTCTCATTTAATTGAAAAGATTCTCTAATTAGTTTTGTTATGTATCCGTAATAAGTTGATTCATTTTCTCCGGGAAGCGGTGCATCACTTTTGGCAAATTTAGAGGTGTCCATTGATGTAGCCTTCTTAGCTGATTTTTTTGGTTTTGCGGCGCGTCTTTTCTTTACTTTTGGTTTAGGTTGTTTAGGAACAGGAGCAGCATCTTTTTTCTTAGCAGCTACTCTAGCTCTAATTGCTGCTCTTCTATCATCTGCATTTAAACCTCCCTCATACTTTCCCCTCAATGGATTCCATTGTCCTGTATAGGGGTTAGCTGGTTTGGATGAAAGTAGAGTTCCCATCGCTCTACCAATTCTACCAAGAAGTTCATCTATTCTTTCTTGTTGTTCTTGAGACTCTACAATAATTTGATCGCCTGAGATTACCTCAGTTATTCTGTTGTAATAATTCATTTGTGTTCCTTGTATTTTAAAAACTTCTTGGATCTTTGCTTACCATGTTTTTTCATGGTGCGAACTGAATAACCTTTGATTTCGCTAAATGGAGTTCCAGCAGCAAAACCTTTAGCAACTTTTTCTGATTGTTGAACGCTCTTCTTACCCCATGTAGGACGGGTAACTACATATAATCTATCACTAGCAGTTGTGGAAAAGATTGTTCCAAAGTCTAAAACACCCAATGCTTTAGAAATTGAAGGGAATACTCTAACTCTTGATTTTCTAGCTTTTACTCGTTCTCTACTTGCGCCTTCTTTGGATGCAAATACATTCCTACCAGAACGGCTACCCTGTCCAGATTCAAATCTAGAATCAATAATTAGTTGTAATATTCTCATTTCATTCCCTGTTTCTTTTTAACATCCATTACACAGCGTTCGTATTTATCTTTATCTCCTCTACCAACAGAAGCAGTGCATACCGCCCAAGGATTTACTTTTTTACCCTTTTTAGCTTCTGTCAATAGATTAAAGATTTTTTTGTAAATCATGTTAGTAGGTCCAACTCTTTTTTTTCTTTTTCTTCTTTTTACCGGGGCCTGCCATGTTAACACCAATCATCCCACAAGAAGTCATCTCCTGAATCAACCCTCTAGCTTGAACTAGAACTTGTTCAAATTCAGTTATTAGTTGTTCAGGAGATTTAGTCTTAGTTCTTTCCTCTACCCTCTTAGATTCTTGTACAGGTCTAGCTACAGCCTTCTTTTTTATTCCAAAGGATCTAGCAAATATATCTGTGACCGTAGCTTCATCTACTTGAATCTTAGAGAGATCAGGACCATCAGGAGTTGGGATTGATACAGGCAATCCATTAGATGTACTTCTTTTGTACTCATTTTTGTTTTGCTCAATGAGTGACATTGCAAAGTCACCTATAGATTTAATATTGCTCATATGTTATTGTTTAATTATTTTTTTTGGCTTCTTTACTGGTGGCTGTGTTTTTTCTACTGGTAGTTTTGTAGACCCTTTTCTTCTAGCCATTTGTTCTTGGTGTTGTCTATAATCATCTCTATCCCAACCACCCGTAGTATAATATTCATTTTCTTCCTCCATCAAAGAACGAAGAATAGGATCAGCTATAGCTAAGAAAGCCTCTTCTGAGATTAGTTCATCTTGATAAGCCTCTTTGATAAGGTTTAAAATGTTTGCTATCTCAGTAGATGCATTTACTTTTTTTCCGGCTTTTTGCTTGTGGTCATGGTCGTAACAATTGGCTGATCCCACAGGTGATTTTTGACCACCCTTTCCTTCATGATGAGTAGGGATCATTGCTTTACCTTTACCCTTACCTTTACCCTTACCTTTACCGGATTTTTTCTTAGCCGTTTTAGCTTTCTTAGCTTCGTTAATTGAAGCAAATATACGATTTAGTGAATCCATAGTTACACCTTTCTTGCTAACAGCAAGTTTAATAGATGTGAGTTTAGACTCACTTATACTTCATACCTTTTTTGCCCATTTTACCCTTTGCTTTTTTTAGCTGATGTGGCATTTTACCTTCTTCGATTTGTTCATCTTCATCGTCGAAGTCTTCTTCATCATCTTCGTCTTCTGATTCGTCTTCTTCATAGAGTTCTTCACCGTCTTCTTCTTCCTCTTCTTCATTGAGGGTAGCAGCATTAACTGCTTCGAGAACATTAGCTGTGTGCTCCATTAGGGCCTCGTCGCTAATAGCCTCGTCTAGGTGTGAAGAGCAGAGGGGGCATACATGAGCTTCCTCTTCTACTTCTTCGGTTGACTCGTCTATTTTCTGGTCTTGTGTTTTGTTAACCTTTAGACCAAAATCTGACCAAGCGGCGTTCTCAAGAATAATCTTCATTGCATCATCTGATATATTTAAGTGCTTCATAATTTTAAATCCTTTGTGGGAATAAGTTCCCTATTGTTATTTATACTACTTTAAAACAAGTAGAATATTTTTATTAATTTTTTTAATTAGCAAAGACATCTGGGGATCCAATTCCTGCAATATCTCCACATTGAACTAAATCCCCTGTTCTATGGACCCCTTTATTGTTAACAAGGACAGTAGAACTTCCTGTAGCAGCGGGACCCATAACATGGGTATCGTCACCACAAGTGTGAGTTTGAGAATAATTATCCCCAATCCTGACCACAGGTTTATTATTAACGAAGACATCTGGACTGCCTATTAAACAAAGTTTAGGCCCATAACAATGTCCTACCGAAAGATCTGTATTTGCTCTAAATATTTGGGGCATTTCGAATATTATTAATAATTGCTGGGCTTGTTGTATTTATTTCAACTGGAACGACCTTAGCGGCATCAGGAACACCCTGAATTGTCACTGGTCTAAATCCTAGTAATCGTGTTTCTTTACGGAATATATCGTTTCGAGTGTGTAGTAATTTAACTCCGGTCTTTTCTCCGAGTCGTAACTTATCTATCATAGTCTTAGAAATTCCTATCTTAAATGTCTTATATTGTTCTATAGTTAATCTAATGAACAAATCAGACCAAGAAACTCCCTCGTCTATGACATAGTTATTATTTATTGCACTAGCAGTTTCTACTGCGGCTCTAAATCCGTGTTTTCTTCTTGGTAAAGGCTCTTGATTTTCTTTAAACCCTAAAGATAATAATCCGGCTCTACCAGTAAATGTTCCTTGCTTTCCATTAACATTTAACTCGTCATTAACATCGGTATTTGGGTAAGTGTCTTCGATTTTAATCCAATGCTGATCCAAGCCAGTTTTATTATATCTGGGGTCTGGAGATGCTGTAAAAAGCATTCTACGCTTGTTCCATTCTATCAGCCTAGAATAGCCATTAAAGAAGTTTAAATTATATTTATTAGTGGGCAATATAATTATAAGTTCAGGGATCTTTCTAACAAATAATTGCTCCCCTGCTTTAGTTCCAAATTGGTGTAAACTAAAATTGGTAAACTCAAATTCGTATGTGCTGCTAGATGTAAAATGACCTAAGATAGGATCATTATGATTTACAGTGAAAACCTTCCAAGGATACAATCTGTACTTAACTGCGTTTCTAATATTAGTCGCGTTAGTTTCTATTGTATATTGAACCTTTGTTTTTCTAGTAAATATGCTATCTGAATCAGGAAGATCCTCTATTGACTCCCTGTCAATTTTTAAAACATAATACTTAGATCTTTCCCCAGATAGACTATAGTTAATTTCTAAGTCATTTGCAGAGGGGGAAGTTACCGTAAACACTGTTTGCCACTTAGATCCTACATCGTGTAGCGTAGCAAATTCCACATCATTTTGTAATGTAACTGCTCGGTTAATATCACTATAAGATCCAACATAATCCAAAGAATTGTTTGTTAGTGTTACGCAAACAGAGTAATCTATTCTATCTACAGGAACAGTAATACTAGATCCAGCAGATGTTGTTACTTGGATAGTGTCGGTGTCCTGAATGTATATTGGGTAGTCCGTACCACTAGCAGTAACTAAAATCCTACGGTTTATATCGGTAGGCAAAATGTACCATAGTTTTAGTAATTCTTTATTTTGATCAGCATAGTTATCTGGATCTAGTGATTTTACATTTTGTAAAGCGCGTACTACACCTCTAGTTTGATTTGGTGCAGTATCTATTACTACGGGTTGAGTAGTTATTCTTTGTTTTTGATCAGTTCTGATTTTTTTCAATTCGCTTTTAGAAACACCGAATTGAGATTTTAAGAGTTGTAAAGAACGAGCATTTTCGTTATTTTGTTGTACTGCTCTTTCTTTTAAATCACTAATATAACCAACATCTATTTCATTTATCGTATTCTCTAGTAAGTGCTTCTTTATTCCTTTAGCTATTTTCGACTCAGGAATAGGTCTACCATCTGGGTAAGTTAAATTAAATAAAATATCTCGTAAATCTTTTTTAACTGATTGTTTTATGTTATTTAAAGATAAACTAGCAATATCAACATTCAAAGCACTAAGCACAGATTGAGAACTTGCTATTAAATTTTGAACTCTTATATCCCGCTGTTCTCCGAAGAAATCACTGTAGATGGAAGATCTAACAAAATTAACTACATTAGATGGTTTTGTAATAATCGTATATGTCGGATCACCAAAAGAGTATCCTGTAGGCACTCGACTGTCTAATATTCTAGGATCATACTGATACCCGGGTAAGTTATCTCCATATTGATTGGTTGGGATAGTTACCTCTTGAGTTTCAGTTTGCACAACAACAGAAGGCTCCGTTGTGACAACAGATCCCCCAGTCCCAAGACCCCCAGTGCCTCCAGTCCCACCGCCACCACCTGTCTGAGGCTCATCTGGATTTATAATTTCTGTGCAAGTGTTAGGAATTAAGGTTAATGTAAATCCTGTACATGGTGGATTTATAGAAGCACAATCTGCGAATTCTCCTACTCCGGGTAATGGAGGGTTTGGAGTAGTATATGTATAAACTCTAGGTAGACAATTTTTTACTGATTTTATACATCTACAATCAGTCTCCTCTGGTACAGTCTCATCAAATTGTCCTCCCCCTATGGAGATACAAGGAACTATTGTGTTTACAGTTTCACAGTAGTAAAAAGTAATAGATCCACCCTCACCATCTGGAGGGTTAGTATCATCAACACAATTTGCCTGACAATCAGTTATACTCGCATAAGTTAATTCCCCAGCTACGACATCGCGCTGACGAATGTATAAACATTCAAATTGTCCTGTAATTGCGTTTCGCCTACAAACTATGACTGGGAAACATTCATATTCACATTCGTCTTTTGTAGTATGTGTACTTATTGCTCCAGCGGGAACGGCATTTAAACTATATTCTTTACAAGTTCTGCTTGTTGGTCCTGCTTCAGCATCGGTGCTTTCACATACCCAAACCGTAGGAATAGGATCTACAGGATCACCTGTATTATCATCACCATCATCATCAGATTGATCTAAACTTCCTCCATCAATAGCGTCAACAGGAATCGGTAAAAGTCCCGGATTCCCTAATTCACAAGGAAGTCTATTAAGATCAACTGTCATCTGAGTTGAATAGTGGGAGTGTTATCTTGAGGTAATCTACTGCTGTACGCTTGTGATGGATATCCTACAACTTCAAAAGCTACAGTAGGATAAACACATTTTACAATTACAGGGTTTTTGTTTCTGTGTGCAGATTCACTTATCGAATTTATAGTGTAATCTAAAACATCGTATCCATTATTGTTTGTTGGGTACGGTATTTTTGTACTAAATGTAAAGAAAGCTAATCCAGCACTAGAATTTCTATTTTTTCTAGGATTTAAATTTTGATTAATATTATCCTGACTAAAAATAGAATTCGGGTTAAACACCGTATCACTCGAAGTAGGGTTAGAAAGATTAGCTGGTGCGACACAATAAATTATAAAATGATCAGGGAATTTTTCATAATACAAACCTTGTGTGTAAGAATATAGAGAATCTCCCTCAAAACCAGTAGGTAGAGTTGTGTCTGAACCTGCTTGAACACAATTTTTATATGACAGCTTTACCTCATAATCTGCCATCCAAGGGACTTGAGTTCTATCTATATTAATTCGTTTTTTCAAAAATAACATTCCACGCAATCTATTTCTGATTTGTAAATTATAGTTATTATTTATTACTGTAGGATCAAAGAAGGAGAAATTAATTCTATCTCCAACCCTAGTTCCGGGATCTACAAGGTTAGCTGTAGTTGTTGGTGGTTCTGAAGTCCACCAATCAGCTAAATCCCAGTCTGGTAATGCAGGAACAGTGTCATCAGTAAACACATTTTCAGTAATTCCTAAGGATGAGAGTGTGGCGTTAATTGCTCCTTCTGGACCAAAGTTTAACCCTCCCCAAATGTTCCCTCCAGCTACAGTTCTAGCAGGGTTATTACCTTGTGTGATTGTACCGTTTAGTCTAGAAATTTCTGCATCAATATAACCCTTTAATTTTGATGCTTCCGCATCTATAGCATATTGAGTTGCTACAGGGTTAGCTAGTGAAGGTGATGGTAATGCAGCAGCTAAACCAGCACGCTCATTGTAAGTTAACTCTGCTGTTCTAAAGAATGGACGGATATCCAAAATATCAGACTCAGTTAGAACTATATTACCTAAAGAGTTGACTGTGCCTGTTTTTCTGACAACAACATAAGCTAATGGGAGTATTGATTGACCAATTAGTTGAGCATCAGTTTCAGATAGTCTCTCAGAGATTACAGGAGCTAAGTTCATCAAATCATCCGGGCTAGGGAATGATCCATGGACATTAATTGATGTAGCTTGGAATCCATTTGTGGTTATGGATGCATCTTTGTAATCTGCTAAAATTTGAGTGTTTCCAGCAACATCGCGTGCGGGGGAGACGGAATATGTTGTGGGAGATATACCTACGCCTGCACCACGCACGATACCTAAAACTGGTTTAGTTATTGTTACGGGTTGACCACCAGACCACTTTTGTATTGTTGTTGATGAAACATCAACAGGTTTGCTGTAAACAAACAATAGGTCGATTCTAACTGATGCGTTAGGAATTAATTGCTTCTCGCCAGCAGCAGTTATTGTAAAGAAATCATTCTCATCAAAATTAGGTATTTGAATGGATAACTCTTCTGGAACATCGACAATTGCAGTTCTAGCTACGCCTCTAAATTGTTTTACAAACTCAGCACCTAATCTTGGTAACTCATATCCTGCACCGTATGCTTGAGTAAATGTTGCGAAGAAATCAAAATTATTCAATAAAGGCCACTTGGAAGAAGCATTTACTAATCCTATTGATGGTAAAGAATTTTGAATGCTTGAATCACCAACCAAATCTGTATCAAATACAGGCCAAGTAAGGACTCTTTCTACAAGACCATTTAAAGAAAGAGCATTAGTTGTTGTTGCTGATTGTAGGCTAGAAACAAATGATTGAGCAAGGGTTAAACCACTAGGATTGTTATATTGCTCGAATTGACCTGCTTCCAATCCAGTTAGTAAAGAAAGTTTTTGTAACGGATTTTTGTTGTATGCATCATTAATTCTAGCAGTAAAGCGTCCGGGTTTAACCTTTACAATATTTGTATTTCCCTCTACATAAGGACGCAATTCATTAATCTCATTACGATCTATACCATCTGCTGCTGGGTTTGATGCTATTTGATCTTTGAGCCACAAACAGTTTTCTTGCAACTGTTTTAGTGGTATATTATCCACTTCCCAGTAGTAAGGATCATTCTCCTTAAAATATCTTACAGGATCAGTAAAAACATAATTAGATTCTTTAAAACCAGCCATTAGTCATCTCTCCTTAGATCAAATATTTCAGCAGATTTAAATCCTTTACCGTAGCCAGCAACATTAGAATCATATCCTTGTCCACCAGCAGTAGAGGTAGATCTATAGATGGTAACTAATGCATGCCGTCCAGACTTTGCTATTGCATTGTGTTTTGCATTAGCAAAAGAATCAGCAGCGGACTCATCCAATCGTATTCTATTTTTGTAACTAGCATCTACCATGGCTGAAACATAGTAGAACGCAGATGTGGATATACCGCTGTAAATTGCATCAAATGCTGATGCTCCAATTAAGTTTCCTGATGGGTTGTATCCTTGAGCCAGCATTTGATAGGGAGCACCGTAGAAAGCTGCTTGGTCTGCTCCAGTTCCGCTAACATAACCAAGCATCTTAGCTTGTGAATGTGGTGAGAAATACAATCTAAATGGTCCGTAATTTGTACCTGCTCTAGATGAAGACACCCCATAGAAATCTAAAACACTCAAAGTGCTAGTGTCTGGAGTAGAGGATGGTGCTCCTGATGCTGGAACACCCGCACCACTTAAATAAACTGCGCTAGGGCCATAATATCCAGCCAAACTTGGATACATTCCACTAACAGATAGGTAAGCTGCTTCCAACTCAGAGTTTTGACAGATGTTCCAAATTCGCAACAGTTCACAGTTTCCAGATGATGAATCATAGAATGCAGATGAAGTGTTGTACCATCCAGCAGCAAAGTTAACATTTAGAGCTTTTACTTTACTACCATTTTGAGCTTTAACACAAATTCCACCTTTAGAGTAGTTAGCAATATTTGTTGCGGAGTTTGCGTCTTTGTATGAAGTTAAGAAGTAACCGGGGTTTGTTTCTGTATATACATACGAGCCTATTGCTGCTGGGACTAAGTTTGTACCAGTTAACAAGTTATCATCTTGTGGGTTGGGATAGAACTGAACATACCCACCACTAGTGTAATAAGTTGTATTGTACACATCAGAATTATTGTAGTCTTGACTAGGTAAAACCGTTGCTCCCCATTGAGTAGCGTAATCTCCAATATCCTCCATGTTAATCACAGAGTTTTTATCTGCAACTAAGCAAGATTTAATTGCATGTAATTCTACTCTTGTATGATTCTGATTATCACTTAAATTCCAACCAGAAACATCTAATGTATTATTATCTCTCTTATGAGGTCCAAAGTTTACGACTGAGTTATCTTCAGCTAAAACATCTACAGCCCCTTGTGCAATTAAAGTATTTCCGTTGAATGTAGCCGCTGAGTTTTTAGATACATAAACAATTGCTGCCTTTTTCTGTGCAGCTAAAGTTTGAGGTCCAACTAACATAGTGGGGCCTGTGTTAGGTGATACACCTCCTGAACCACGCAAAACAACTTTACTGTTATCAGATATGGATAAGCATGCACCGAACAAAGGTTGGGCATACACACTAGTTGTTTGATAAGTTTTAATTTCGGGATGTATTAATTCTGCGCGTGAGCTATTCTTTATTTCTATAGCGGGTAATCTTCCCTTTGTACCACTTACATCGTAAGATCCAAAAGAATCTATGGCAAGAATATTACCTACCTTTGAAGGCATTGATGTTGCATATGGATATCTCAAAATGGAATGGTTTAGAACCATGTGTTGACCATTTCGATAGAATGTAAATTGCTTGTAAGTTTTACCTATCTGACTGTTTTCATATGATGTAGTCACGCTAGGTCTAATTAAATCTGGATTGAAAACAATATCACAATTATTAGCTTCAAATCCGATCTCTTGATTGTTTTCTATGGTTAGTAGTGGGAAGTTCAATTTAGAATTATTAGCAACTATACCGTTGTAATTATTAATAATTTCCAAGCCACCTTGATGGTCAAAGATAGAATTAGTTACTTCCAAACCCACTCTCTTATTGTACAAAGATTGGATCATGGTGGGGCCATCAGTCACAGAGAATGCTGTAGTTATCTTGTTGCCACCTACTATTTTGGAATTATTTAATTGAATACCTACATCATTAAATGCAAACTGAGATATTAGATCCACACCCGAATACTGCACATATGCTGTGCTTACAGGTACAAAGTTTATTAAACTGTTTTCTGCATATAAACCAATTCCATTTGAATTCGCAGATCTATCTGAAGTTGAGGATATTTCGTAGTTTCTTGCAGCTACGATGGCTCTACGAACATCTACATTAGAATTAATTATTTTAAATCCATGCTTCTTGCAACGCATGGACATTACATTCTCTAGAACAACATCAGAGTTTACTATATTGAATCCTGAGTCAATACTTTGTGTAATAGTTCCTGTTGTGTCTAATGACCCATCAACCAAGAATCCACGAATAAATATTGGGCCATCACAATTACTAACTTTTACATTAGATAAGAAATTACCAAATGCTAAAACTGCAACATTAGATTGGTCTTGTATTGCTGTTCTTGCTATTGCTGCTCCTGAGATTGTATCCGTTACTGCTACATCATATGCAGTGATAGTTGGGTCTTCAGTATTGCCATACTCTGCAATAGCGAACTTATTTGTTGCTATTGATTGATCAAATTGAGTATCTTTAAAACTTAGTATAGGTTTTTTAGTTAGTAGTGATGTTGCTCCGTAAGCGTAATTTACAACCCATGAACGGTTGTTTGAATTTAGTCTTGCATCTGTGGTAGCACTCAAAACTACTGAACTTATGGCAAGAGCAGATGCATTATGGAACATTTCCTTTATCATCAAGGAGCTTACGGATGGATCGCTACTGATGTACAATGCAGATGGGGCTGCGGCAGAACCAAATTTAGATCTTGCAAAAACTCGGTTAACTATTTCTAGACCTGCGCCCGGACAGGAATCATCTATTTTTATATTATTTAAATTAAGTTCACCTAAGTTTCCAAAACTTGCTACTTCAATTATAATCGGATAAGTAATTGGATTAGGGAGTACATTTATAACTGAACTTAAATCTCTAAAAACTATACCACTAGAATCTTGTCCAACAGGGAAACCATAGTCTGAGGACACAACAAACATTTTGCCGGGAATACCGGAGAAACCATCTCTAACTGGGTAGCCTATTCTTTCCCAGATATAAGATGTACGATCCTCAAGATCATATATTGGCATGTTATCTTCTTCCCAGTTGTAGAAAGAAGATGAATCGAACTTAGTTACAGTTGCTTGCCAGTCGTTAATTATTGCGACTGTGCCCGAGGTTAAATATAAATCTTGAGGGATGAAAGACATTTAAAATCCTTAGAATGTTATAGTCCACTTAAATACTAGTGCAAAATCAGAAGATTTTTCTATAGGTGTAAAATATTTATATGCTACAAGGATGGGGGCTGGAGTTGATAACTTTCTAATGTTATGTACAAATAACCCGATCTCATCCAAGTAATCAGGAAGCCCGTTCGCATTGTTTGCACCTAAAAATAAAATGTATTGCACGGCATTTTTGGATACTCGAACAATATTATTATCAGGTATTTTAGCGAAAATTTTATTACTGACAATCGTCCCGTTAGCTAATTGACTAAGAGTAGACAATTGTAACTCCCCTGTCTGCCCGTAAGAATCTATGCTACTTAAAGATGATCCTAGCTGATAAGTTCCTATTCCGGGCACAGATCCGTCAGTTCCGACTTGGAACCATCTAATCTGGTAATCATATGCTTTATCGGATCCAGATGCAGCAAATAGGTGAGATAAAGCTACACCCATACCAGATACAATCTGGTTAGAGTCCGAGAAATGGAGTTCTCGCTTCCCGTCTGGGTAAACTTTCCAAATTTCAATTTCCCCTGTAGGGCTATAAACTTCTCTATTTGATCTCATACTTGTATATATTTCTCCCACTCATAAGAAGAATATTCTCCATATTATAGTTAAGTTTGAGTAGTTAGTTAACCCTGCATCAGACCCATTATCACTAATTCCTACTATATTTTTATTAAAAGTTTTCTTGCTAAAAAGTTTATAATCTAAAACATTGGTATACGGGTGGAATGAGTACGGGGGAGTTCTTCCTGCCGATAACATGGACTTAGTGTTTAATCCCCATAACCCCATTTGAGTTATACCCCCATACATATTAGCCACATTCGCGTCACCACTAGCTATGGTAATTTGATATATAATCTCTCCTGTAGATGAGAAAGTGGCTGTTGAAGAAGTAACTAAACCACTTAATGGATCGGTGCTTGATGTGGTAGTTACGAATCCTCGCCAATCCATAGATGATACAACATTAAAATTACTGCTTGTAGTAGTTGTTGCAACTACAGAACTATTAGTATAATTAACTAAAAGTAATGTAGTAGTTGTGGATCTAGGCCAGCACCCAGCCCTTATATACCATCTAGCTTGCTGTGTCCCTGTATACAACTGTGCATAATAATTATAAACATTAATTAATTGCCCAAGTTCAGCTAGTGCGGATAATGCAGAAGTTACATTACCTAGGGAATCAAATGTACCGCTCCCTATACTTAAATATGAAGATGGTATTATTTCTAATTTAGTATCATATGGAGTAGGATATTTTGGTAGAAAATTCGTAGGGGTGTATGACGATACCACAGAACCTACAAGACCCCAAATTTGTCCATTACTCTGCCCAGACACCTGTAATGGAGATATACCATGAGCGTTGTGTGCATATGATGATGCATCTTTTCCAAAGGACACTGCCCGTATGGTATAATTTGAGGCATCATATATAGCAGATGCTGATGCAATACCTGATCCCTCTAAAGGGAGTGTCATTAGATCAACAATCATCTCACCACCACTATCGACAATTAAGTTATTAGACGCTTCCACTAACTCCTGCTGTGGAGTGCCGTAATCCTTATAAACTTCTACATAACCTCTCATCTGTATATGTCGATTTGTGTGTATTGATTAAATCCAGCAGACTTAGTGTTTGGACCCCAGTCAGCATGGTATCTGTAATTAATTCTACTGCCACCAGATGTTTCAAAAGTTCCACTTGTTATTGCGGCTTGTCTTGATGCCCTAGCAGCAGCTATATCTACAAAGTATCTATATGCCACTAGTAATTCTTCTGGAGTGTACCCTGATACATTAGTATTTATGGTTAAATCCTTGGCAGACACAGAATCTAATATTGTATAAGTGTCCCCCGTGTCATCGGGCAACATAAACACTTCTATTGTGTACCCTTGATTTTTTCTATGTACTTGTTGTCCTATAACTGAATAATAGTTTGGTATACAGATAGGAGGATTTAAAGTGTTGATTTTAATAGTAAAATCTTTAAATAAATCGGATACTAAGTTTTCAATACCAACCTTAGTTACTGAACTTGTTTCAAATACTTGATTTATACATGGGATACTAGACGCTACAACCGTGTCAGGTATTGGTTCTAACGGGAAAGCATACAAATGAGACAAGTCTTGTACTTTTTGTAAATTTATTCCAGTTACAGGAGTTATCTCCCATCTAAAGTCTTTATTGTATGACCAAACATAACCTGCTTCTGGATCGGTGTGAATCCAAACACCTATAGCTCCACCGCCCATATTACCACCAGACTCCTTACCCATAAACGCCCGAACAGTAAGTTCGAACTGGTGTTCTGGCAACAAGAAGTTAGATGTTCCGTAGTTTCGTAAACTAAAGCGTAATCTAGGTAACCCAAAGAAACTACCGGACTTAATTTTTATTAAAGGATTAGCAATTGAAAAGTTTTCTTGAGATTCTCTAGAGTCACTAACATCTAAATTGTAAATAACAAAGTCGTTAAGTTCTGAATCCCCAGAAGTCTGGACGAACTCTATACCACTTAAGATATGAGGATTTCTAAATTCATATTTTTGGATGTACAGATCATTTAATGTGCTAGCGACATAAGTTCCTGATGGAGATCCTGATATGCTTAAAATTCCAGATCCACCACCGGAATTAAGATGAATCTCGCTACCTATTGTAGATGTTATCAAGGAATAAGTCTGTGCAGCCGACCCTGATTTATCAAAGAATCCGTTGAACAACAATGGCCCATACGCATGTGAGATTACATTTGGACCGCCTGATAAATCTAAAATTTCCTCCCCTAAATCGTGACCCCCAAAGTCAGTCACATAACTCTTATATGTTGTATGAATTCCTCTGTTGAACTGGAAATCAAAGAAATCAGATATTGATGATGGGCCACCACTAGCGTTTGATAGATTTCTGGCTATGTCTGAGTAATATGCCGATGTATCATAACTATTAAAAACAGTTTCATTTTGTAAAGACGCTGATGCTGTGGCGTATGATCTCTCTAATATTTTTCTATGTATTAATGGTATAATTGGATCCGCATCTCCACGGGTTGAATATGCTGCACAAGATGAAACAAAATAATCAATACCACGGCAGGGGAATGTAGAACTAGTCGCAACACCATTAATTATTGATGTGGAATCTAAGTTCTCACATTTAGTGTAAACTTGTGGAATGCTACTGTAATTTGTTATAGAAACATACTTGCCTGCGGATGGTATGTACCCCAAAGGCATGTAGTAGTTATAGTTTGGAACAGTTGATGGTGCTAGGTACGGAGGCATATTGAAGCCATCTCTGTAGTACCAACCATCTTTAGGTATTAGATTCTTTAGGCTTCTTCTACGAACGGAGGTTCTTCTTAAGTTTGTTAGTGGAACAGTGCTGGTAAATACCGCATCAGAAAGTAGATTTACATCATTACGAGTAAACACTCTACCTAAAGAACTCATATTCATTCCAGAGAACTCAAAACCACCTACGACACTAGAGACGAAAACATCGTCTTGTGGCATCACTATATCTGTACAAACCAATTCATTGTATCCAGCAAAATCCTCGTCTGTAGCAATTAAATCAATGTTAGGGATCGCGTGCGCGGGTGTGAATAAGTTTGTAGCTCTTGCTACAGATTTTAGTCCTGTATAAGATCCAAATTGGAATGAATCTGAATCAATATTAAACCCAGATGCATCTAGTAATAAATTGAAGTGGGATGATTTACCGTTCCAGAGAGGTAAGTATTTATACCGTTTTTGATCAAGATTAGCTAATATATAATCGTAGTTTGGTGGTAAAATATTTTGAGATGTAAAGAACAACCAACCATTTCTAGAAGACACCTTTGTAGTTTCTAGAGTATTTTCCGTAATAAAAGTATACAAAGCATCAGCAAACGATTTTCTTACACCCAAGCAAACTAAACGGTCATAGAAGTAATCTACTATTTCTTTTGTTATACCGCAGTACTTGTAAAACTTCTCCAACTCCCAAGGAGGAATATTTGTTATTCTTCCACGATATTTAAATACGAAATCAGAGTCTCCTATTCTAAACGGATTGTTCCCTATATAAAATTTATCTGGGAATAGTATTGCCGCTTTTCTGATGATATCATCGACAACAAATCGAATGTTTGTATCCATGTCATCATCAGAATATTCTTGAATGTTAAGTGCTTGCGCCGTTGATCTAGACCAAATATCAAAACTACTGAATGCTGATGTTTCTGTAACTAAAGCATAATATAGTAAGTTAGGTACATAAGATTCCCACAACTCTGAGATGTTAGCAGTTACAGTATCAGATGATTCATTATTGACACCAAATAGAGTATCTAAAACTAATTTAAGTGCGTTCTTCGTGCCTTTTGCTTTATAAATAGCAACAGCATTTTTTAACTGCATTCTCCACTTATCAGGGTTAGGGCCAATTAATTCCCATCCAATTATGTCAGCTAAATACGGGAGATATGTGTCAGGGCAATCATCTATGCTGTGTAATAACAACAAATTGCTAACTTGATCATTGATATCAAACATTCCGTAAGAAACAGCAGCTAACAATCTACGGAATGCTCCTGATGATTCTAACGATTGAGTAATATCTTCTGTAGCTAAATAATTTTCAAATGCAGTCTGTACTCTAACATCTTTTGAATCAGATAACAATGGAGAGTAAATAACATCTATTAAGGTTTCTAATTTTTGTAAAGACTGTGTTCCCGATGTAAACTTTTCTGTGCCAGACAAAAATGGGGTGGGAATGAAAGTTTGGAATAAGGAACAAACCCCGTAGTTCTTCCAGATATAATTTTCTAAACCTTTTATACCATCGTTTAATTTAACAGTTTCACCATAATAAATTTTGTCTACTAGAAGATCTGCGACATATGCTGATGGTTGATATGCTAATCCTGCTGCGCCAGATAAGTTTAATAAGTATAACCATGACATATTTTCTATCAAATAGTCATGAGCTTCGGCAGCAGTGGGAAGTCCAAATAAGTAATTAGGTGTGTTTAATCTAATATTTGGAAGTAGGGTGCTGGTTACATAACTTCTAAAGTCGGCACTAGTATCGAAATCTTTTAGCTTCTTATTAAGTGGTTTTAAAATTAATCTTTCAAAATCAAATGCGTCTAGTTTTAGTGGATTATTTTGTTTTATAAAATAACCAGCGATACCAGAAAATACTCGTAGCGCAGCACCTTCGGTCGTTCCAGATACATTGAATATGGTATTAAAATTATTAGCTACATCAATGTGCGAATTTATTATTTGATCTATAGGAGATACTTGTTGCCCAAAAGTATCAATATCATCTTGCAAATAAAATTTGGGAGTCAATAACTCCAAAACTTCAATGTAATTTTGCTTGAAGTATTTTTCTCCACGATTCGCAAATTGATTAAAGTTAGCCATTATACTAATACGATATTGATTGTAAAGTTGTTTAGTTGTATGATTTCATTAAAATCTACAACTACATCAGTATCTAGGTTATCCACAGTAGCAAACCTAACTTCTGGTATGGTAAATATTGCTCTGCTTAATTCTCCTAAAACTAATGTTTTTCCAAAATCAAAGTTATTGACATTGAAGAAATTCACTAATCTTCTTCTAATTTTACCTTTGATTAACTCTTCCTTTGCAGCTAAGTTTTTATCTATTCTAGCGGTTATAACTAAATCTACTGTTCTGATTACACCGTCAACAATTACGACCTCATCAGTAAGCATTTTCTTTTCCCCAATACTAGTTAGAATCTCTTGCTTAAATGGAATGGTAGCTTGTTGTAGTTGTAAGGGAGATGCTACTTGAAGAACATATATATCTAATATATTAGCAGAGCTATAAGCATCCCGTACCACTGCGCGAGCCTTACCTGTTGCCCCAGTTGATCCTATATACGAGTTAACAAAGGTAGAATAATCTTCTGCTGTAACTAATCTATCTTGTCGTTTAAATGTTAGGGGGGCATAGCGTTTAGCGTGCTCAACTGTTTCTGCATCTTGACCACCTGTTGCTTGTGTGGTATTTTCAATCGTAGCTGTATCTGCTCCAACCGTTAACTGAGCATTAATAATTTCAGCAGCTATGTTACCTCTAGTTCCACCGCCCACGCGATATGATACAGTGTAATCTGCATTGGCAGGAGGGATATTTCCTACCACCCCATCACCGAAAATAACTGTTGCGCCATAATTCTCATCGTAAGAAACTTCAAAATAGTTTTGTCCCCCACCCGAGGCGAAGAATAAATTGTCTACTTGAGTCCAAGCACCAGAAGCTCCACTGTCTGTAGTTGTGATGAACACATTAACGCTTTTTTCTACAACAGGAGATGCTGTTAACGGTATCTTTTTAATAATGTCTGTAGAAGTAAAAGAACCAGTTTGAACTACCAAAGCACCCTCTAACAACGCTAGATTTTGCCAGACGGAGCTTGCACTATTTTCTGATTCAATTCCTTCCAGTTGAATAGAAGCATCAGAACTCATCGGGCTTAATGCTCCGTTGATTGGTTCTGTTTTGTATAATGTAAAGTTTAACGGAGCACCATCTTCTGGAGAAGTTATTGATACTACTCGTTTATCAGGAGTTATTACCACCGGAACCGCTGTTGCAGGTGAATCAAAAGTTATTCGTGCATTTGCCATGGAGGAGATAGGTCCCTTCATTCGCACTCCTATCAACTCCATTATCTTCTTTACATTGTTTCGATTCTTTGCAGTGGTTAAGAATGTTTCATTTGCGAGCATGTCTGCCTTCATGGACATTACTGCACCCATGTAAGCGACAATCTCAATCAACATCATACCTAAGTCAGATTCCGAAAAGTTTTGATAATCTAATGGGTATGTTGCCTTGATATAGTTGATTAAAGCAGTCCGCAGAGAAACGAAATCTGTGGCTGCATAGTTTATATTGTCCGCTTTTTTAGAATCAGGTAATTGAACTAATTTTAAGAAATCGGATTCTACTGTTCCATTAAATACCATATTATCCTATCTCCACTTCTACATCTATAATTTGATTATCCAGTTCTTCTACTTGAACATTTAGAATAACATACAAACTTTGAACACCTTCCAAATTAACTTTATTACTTGGGAATACTTGTAATTTAGTTACCGAAACTCCGGGAGCATATTTAGAAATAGCTTGTAGTATATCATCCCTAATATTTTGAACCGTAAATTTATCTAATGGTTCAAATAAATATGATTGCAAGTTTGTACCATAATCAGATAACATAACCCGCTCTCCCTTGTTCGTCATTAAAAGTTGACGCAGATTATTTCTAACTAAAGTTACACCACTTTGTTTAGCAAAGTAGCCTTTTTTTGGAGTTATTGGTAATGGGTAACCAAATCCGTACACCTTTTTTGTGGTGGAGATTACATCCTTTTGGATTCCTATAGATGGTGATCTTCCGTAAATAGAGGTTGTCATAGGTCTATATTCTTAAAGAATCCTTTCTGGGCGTTGAAGTTGCTTAGTGTTTCTTGAGGGGTTAATGCTTTTGCATAGAATTTAACACTACCCATGTGCCCATTCAAACCACTACGAAGTCCAGAATCAGAGTTCATGAACCCTCCATAAGGTTTGTTTCCATCCGTGTACCCACCACCTAGAACCCAAGGTGTGAAATAATCATTAAGTTTTGGTCCATTTATATGGTATTGAGATTGTGTAGATGAGAATGAATACTCAAAGCTATTGGATTGTTTGAATGTAGGTATCCCCGGAGCAGTAAACTGTTCATTTCCAAAAACATCAGGAATGGTGGAAGTAGCGACTAGAGTTCCATCAAAGCAGATACGAACTTCATTCTTTCTAGGTTCTACCGCGACACTGATCTGCATGAATTCGTCGCCAATAGAACTCACATACTTCCCAGTTGTTACTTGTGTTGATATAGGGACGGCGCACTTCAAAACTTCAAAACCAGATGCACACCCGAAAACACTAGCTTTATTTACAAAGGATACATCTGATGCGTTTACAGATCTAGTGGGAGCAATGAAGAACATTCCCGCAGATGCTGCGTTCGCTGTTGTAGATGCACTTGGCTCTAAGTTCTGGGTTACCTGTCTATCTCTTGTAAACCCTATCATCATGCCTTTTGTTACGGTGCTGTTGTTAGAATAAGGAGCTTGATTAGCATTAATACTATCATTCAAACCACCAGTATTCTCACAAGCAAGCATCAGTCTGTAATAAGATGATACACCATATCCTGTTGCAGGTTCTACTGATGTAAAAGATCTACCTACTCCGGGAACATACGCCCATGCTTCAAAAGTGAATCCCTCTGGGTTATATGTCCAATCTTGGAATTCGGGATTGTCTGGAAGTAATCCAAAAGAACCAACTCCGTTTATAAATTGCATGCTATTGTATGTTGCAATTCCGGTAAACTTAGGAATACCTAATCCACGAGTAAACACACTTGATGGATTAGGACCGATCAAAATAGCATTATTATAATTATTTCCAGATGTGCAGTTTAGCACATTATACTTAGTGGATCCAATAGTTGCGACTTCACCATCTAAGAAATTGTAGATAGCAAACAACTTATCCTTAACAACTAAATCAGTTAAAGATAGTATTGTTGCCGTGCTTCCTATGCTATCCGAATCATATACAATAGCTCCGGTTCCAATTTCAGGAACCACTAAGTGAGACATTGTAATAGTGGATTGAGCCTCCGCTGCTGTTACGAACTTAGGCTTGATTGGAAGCACAACACCAGAAACTTCAGCCTGTTGCAAAACTAATTTCTTTTGTTTCTCATAAGCAACAGCTAGGTTTAAATCTTTCAAATAAGAGAAGTCATTAATTGGAACCTCTCCCTTCTTGAATATCGGACCTTTACCAAAAAGGTAAGGGGATTTAACTGCTACTTCTATTTGCTTCTTGCGACGATTCATCTTAGAATCGTAAGTAGCTGCTGTTGAGAATAATGATTGTTTTAAGTTAGAGATTATTGCTAAAGAATAACCATTAGCCGTAGCATCAGAGATCTGACCTGACAAATCATAAACATGTTTTATTTTTTGATTTTTAATTACAGATAAGAAGTGATCAGCATCATACTGTTCTACCATTTCTTTCGTTTCATCAATTTTATTTAAATCAAAAATAGTATCTACATTAGAATTAATTGACTCAACAGAAACTGCGAATCCTTTACCACCTAAATTAGCTGCTTGCTCAAACTTATATTTATCTTCTGGGGCTACTGAACCTGTAACTTCAGGAATTCCACCCGTTTGTGAGTCGTAATACAAACCATCAACTGAAAGTAAGAATTGTCCTTTTTTAGATTTAGGTGGTCCGAATACCAGTCTGAATATAGGCGCATCTTGTTGACCAGCATCGGATGCGACTAGCAATCCAGTTCCCGATACCAAGGCAGCGTTTACAAATTGAGGTTCTAATGAAGGATCAGCAAGCCTAGCCGACATTACATTTCTAGCGTTCTGTAAAACCTCGTCTGCTTCTTGTATAAAACCCAAAGCAGATTGAACCTCTGCAATTTCTAAAGCATATTGAGTTTCTACATAATTCGGATCTAGTTCTTTGGCTTTTAATGTGGATGGTCCTTTTTGAAGGTCTAAGAATGTTTTGTACGATTGAATACAATCCCCGATACCTTCAATTACTTGTGCTGCGCCTAAGTAGTTCGCATAAAGCTCAGTACCTAATTGGGTAGCGTATCCAACAGCATCTGCTATTGCACCTATGGTTTTAGATTCTGTAGCCGCGCCCTTATCCTGACCATTTCTACTATAATCGGAAGAAAATCTAAAAGTTCCGTTTTCCGTATTAATCTCAAAGATACCATTCTCTTGCAAGATTTTCTTTTTAACTTTGGCAATTTGGGATGATGCTCTATCTCTGCCTTGTTGTACTTTATCTGATATACTTAAAACTGCATCGCTAGGCAATAATGCTAAAGCAGCACTCTTACCTATGTCTAATAGACACTGGGGAACTCCAAAGGCTGTACCTAAGGAATCGACAGGGCTTGCCCCCTCCCCATAAACTTTCGCTGCTGTTTCTAGATCAAAATAAACCATGTTAATTTAAATAAATTTTATTCCCACTTATATCTATATCCCCACCTGTAGATTGCATAATAATTCCATTACCAGCGGTCATAACAATTGTATCACGAGCGTTTATTACAACATCACCGCCCTCTCCGTTAGATTCTAATCTAATTTCTTGATTCTGTCCTGTGGCTACAATATTAACATCCCCATTTTTTGAAAGTATATTAATATTACCAGTCCTAGAATCATTGCCTGCTCCAGAACCTAGGCCAGACTTGTTCTCTATATTTATGGTTCTACCATTAATTACGGTTAAATCTAAGTCGCCTTGTTGTGATGTGATTGATACATTACCTGTAACTTGTACGGAAAATGATGCTGGACCACCCATAGCCGTCTGGTCAGCCATGCTATTTTCAGTAAGAACTAACATGGCATTGTTTGTTGAGTTGCCGAGAGTTATTGTGCCTGTGGAATCATCTAACGATAACCTCATACCTCTGCTAGTCTCTAAGTGTGTTCCAATGTAAGAGCCATCTGGGTTGTATCCATCAGAAAGCATTATCTTATTTCCTTTAGGAGAGCTAAAAATATAAGCCTGAGGTACAACCCCTCGAAACCTGTAAAGGTCATTAAATGGGTTTTTTACACCCTCATCAATAACCTTGCCCTCACCCGCACCATCTGCAAAGTTATTCTCGATTATGGACCCTAAGTAATACCAATCGTTTTTATTAGCAGGCTTACAAATCAATACATCCGTTCCAACTTCAGGAATCGCCATGAAACCTATATTGTTAACAGTTGTAAAAGGAGAAACATATTTAATTCCAATCCCTAGTGGATACTCATCCCAAGCAACAGTAATTCTACCTGATTTAAATAAATCTATATTAGATCTAACATTCCCTACTTTAATCTCCATCTTGTTTATCCTCTTCTGCTTTTACATCTAATGTGTCGATTGAATCAACCTTCTCTGGAGTAAGACCTTTTGGTAATTGAATTCTAGGATCTTTTGTTATGTGGAATGATGAATGTGCTTCACCTCTACCAATTGAATGCTCATAACCATAAATAACCCACAAACCATTTAAAGAATCACTAATTGAACTATTTTTATTTACGCCCAACATAGATGTTTCTTTTACAAATAATAGGGCTGGATTTAAAGATCCAACACTCATACTTAAATGGAAAAATGGTAGTGTCCTGATAGTTCCTCTATATGCAATCTTAGACATTTGGCTCAACATGGCGTAAAAATGAACTGCTGGGTTTTCAGACTGCCACCAATCCAAATTCCTAACTACACCTTTCTCATCAGTAAATGCAATTAAAGAAACAAACGCTGCCTCTAGGTCTTGCAACGAGTATGACGCTAACTCTGGTGCAATCTTCTTTAATTCTTCAGTTTTATTCGGATCTAATGTCGGAGGCTTATTGGGACTGACAACCATGTAGTTTTTAATTAAGTTTGCAACTTTATTTTTGTCTAAAGTTAATAAAGGATTAAACTTGTCGTTTAAAGAATCTACTGTTCCAGCACCCCCCTTATGGAGATTAGTTGTTTGATAAAATACACTGTTTAGGATATTAAAGTAATAATGATCAATATCAATATCTAAATCTAAAACATTTGAGTCTTGAACACCAAATTTAAATATAGGGATATTAGATTGTTTCAAACCCTCTTCATCTTCTTTTTTAAACGCAAATTGTGATGTGGGCAACTTGTAAGAATTAAAACAATTGTCTTGTTTTGCTAACTGAAAGTACTTGGCTGCTATTTCTTGATATTTTTGTGATATAAATTTAACATCTCTCGTGGCTACTAAATTATTATAATTAAATGCTTTAGATCCTTGATCTGTATTGTTCTTATTTAATTCTGCTTCTGATACATCAGAACCAAAACCAAACTTAAATATCCCTATATTCTCTAGTCTAATTTTGCCATAAAAGAATCTATCTATCATCGTTTTATCACCATAGATGATTAGGGGCTTATTTTCATCTATGGTAATAATCTCTTCTAATCTTTTTGATTGAATTACTTTTTCAGATGTAATATTTATTCTTCTGCGCTCCTCTTCTAATGAGTGCCCTGCACAAAATTTCTTTAAATCACGGAGAAAATCAGCGTTGTTTTCAACTAAAAAAGTAGGCTCAATTATTTTTAAATTTTTAGGAAACTTATTTTTTATATCAAGAAGAGGATCTATAAATTTTTGTCCCGGCTTCTTTACCAAGTTAAGGTACAAATTTTTAGCAACATTCGTGGAGCTTTTTACTACTTCAGGATAATATGCAGCGTTACCATTTTTTCCAATTACTTTATCTGGATGATAACTAATAACCTTACCATCTTGAACAACCTCTTCTGATACATCAAAACCTAATTCTTTCATTATTTCAGGAATGACATAAAATTCCGATTTTGGTATTCTTATTCTAGTTCCATCAAATAATGCAACATCACAAAATCCGGTAAATTCATTTTCTGGGATAAAGGTTGCGTTTGCTTCTAAATTGTTTTTTAGTGGTAGTATTAATTCGTTTAAATCTGGGAACAACACAATCACATTAGCTTTGTTACTAACACATTTTAGTATGTAATCTTTAATACATTCTGATATTACATAATGATAATCAATATAATTTTCTTCTGCCTTAATTTCCTCCATCTTTTTGTTAGTTGATTTAGAAGCCTGTAATTTAGCTAATTTAGTTAATCTGCCTGCATCTCCTTGAAGGTCAAACTCTCTCATTGAGTATAATTCTTTTTTGAACAATTTTCCTTCACCATAGGTTACTTGCTGCTCGGCAATACGCAACAAAGGATAAGATCCAAACACTTGTAGTTCTCTACCTAAATTAAACCTAACATCATCCATAGGTGTAAGTCCGGGAAACTGAGCATTTACTGTAAAAACTAAAGTAATTGTTCTAAACCCAGTCTCAGCGGAAAAACCAAATTTGGCTCCCGTCAACCAACACAAAAATGGACCCGCCCAGTTTTCTATATTAGATCCACAACCATATGAAATATACATGGTAGTTGGAACAACGGGCTTTGTTAGTTGGTGTAATTGATTTTTTAAACTTTCTAAATAAGCTGCTCTTTTTTCCTCAAACTCTTTTGTATATTTATTTTTTTCTTCGTCGAAAAGTTCTTTTTCTTTTGGGTAATTTGGATTTGTTGTTGTTCTTTGTACAGCTTGACCACCCCTAGCTGCATTACCACCAGAATCAAATTCTGTATATCCCCCCTTCTCAACTTCTGCAACATCAATATATATTGACTGTGTATAATATTCGACAGGCTCTTTTAATTCTCTTATTTTTTTATCTAAATTATACAAATCTTGTTCTATAGATCCTGTAGCATCTTTGAAGTTATCTAACTTTAAAGCAAAACTATCTGGACTGTCCGCAACTGACTTTAATCTACTTTCTAGTGTTTTTACTTCTGATTCTACACTGGTATCAACAAAATCCTTACCAAATAATGAGGACTTACCATTAGCTAATTGCTTTAAAGAGTTAATTAGATAATTTTGTTCAAACACTCTTCCCGGATCTAAAACTTCTAAAGTAATTGTAAAGTTATCTGTTTCTTTTCCTTGCTTTTCTTGGAATGTATACGCATGAGACAACCTTAAAAAGTTGTCAGATATGTTTGTAAACAATACGCTATCCTTACGATTGCGTAGGAATGCGTCCATTGACTCAGGTGCTGCTCTTTTTAGATCAGCGAACACTTGCTTGTCAAAAGCAACAATAATGTTATATGTTGGTATAGGCTTAGTCATAATTTAGGTATAAGTATTCTGTCACCAACATTAAATCCTTCAAAAGGATCAGCCACATTATTTACTAACATTAGCAACCACCAGTATCCCGCTGTATTATAGAATAATTCAGAGATCGCATCTGGTCTATGCTGAAATCCAGCAGGAACATACCCCACTTCAAACTCGTATAGCCGACCAGAATATTGAGTCATTAAATCTTGAGCAGGATGGCCTACCGATGTATTCGTTTTTACTCCCTTATGTTCGACCATAACTTGGCCTACTGAATAGCGAGTTCTTGGTGAATTAAGCATATATTAGTTCCTGTAATTATTATTTTGTATTCCTATATCAGGTCGAATAGGATCTATGGTGTTACTTCCATTCAAAATAACTTCCCACCCTACCGAGTTATCTCTTTGTACATATTTGTTTATATTGTAATCACCAAAATCACCTACTCTAATTTCTTGCAAATTAATTTCGAAAGAAATAACTCTAGGTAACAAAGTCCGTAGATCAGCACCATGAGCTTTATCATAATCTATTTTATAATCTAAAGCTACACATGGGATATCTTGATATAGAATGCCATGATTTAATCTTATTATTGGAGGACCATTTGTAGGATTTTTTGCGTTATTTAAAACAGACAATCTAATTAAATTAGTCCAATACATAACCAAATCAATACCGCGATTTATTTCTGGTCTTGGGTTATTTTGTATTGATGTTCTTCTACTTGCGACAAATGTACCTGTAACTCCCACACGCGAGGTAGTTGTGCCGTCAAAATCTTGATCTAAATCTTTAAAATATAAATCGTGGTCTTTTGCATTACCTCGACCAGATTTAAAGTGTTTTGTAGTATCATTAACATATAAAGATTTAAAAAACAAATTTTTCATTTCTTCTTTAGATTTTAAATTAGAATGATTTGTAGATAATATAGTATCCGCTGTTGATAATATATGTGGTAAAGTTATTTTAAATGATAGTGAAAACTGTCTTGATTCTGCGCCTGTGTAAGCTAGAAGAGTGCTGTTCCTGCTAATGGGTTGATACTTTGCATGCATCGCTTTTCTAGATTCTCTTATCTCTGGGTTTTCATAAAACATTAAATATCTAACATTTGGCGCATCCTTGGAAGATTCATAGAATTCAAACCGTAAGTAAGATCTCTCCTCTAATTTACGATCAAAATTCTTTGGATTGTTAACATACTCTACAAGTGCAGTTTGCCCAGTTTTACCTGCTTGGCTATCTGTTACAGAATTAAGTACACTTTTTATCATAAATTAATTAGCCTCATGTTGATATTGGAGCGGATCCTCTTTTACTGTTATTTTGAATGACAGTTAGTAATAATAACATTGCATTCTTTTGTTCCTCATTTACATTCAAAAGTCGTTTGGATAAATCAGTGCCGTAAATAATATCTTGCATAGTTCTGTTTAAACTTTGTGATTGCATCTCTAATAGTGAATTTGTTTTATAGTTAAGAGCGGCACGAGCATCATTTATGGCTTTTTGTCTTTGTGCATCTAATCGTTTTCTTTCTTCTTCTGCTGCTCGTCTCTTCTCTGCTTCAGCCTCATCATCTTCTCCAGAACCAAGCCAAGACATTAATTCAGGGATGAAAGAAACTAACAATGATATTAATAACCCTATAGGACCTGACAAAAACCCAAATACTCTAGTTAACATTAAACCACCTTTAGCTAAAGCATTTCCCATTTTAGATATTTTACCAGTAGCTATACTAGCTGCTCGCATATCCCTTCCCAATTTAGTCATGTTTCTAGACAGATCTTCTAGTTTGTTTCTAAGAGAACCTAAAATTACTGTAACAGCAAGAAATTTTAGCGTATTAACTAATAAAGTCATGTTATTTACTAACAAGGGAACTATTGTAGCAGCTAATTCTTGTAATGGTGAAGTTGCCTTTTCTAATGCCGTCATTAGGTTAGCAAATGGATCTTGCTTTGCTCCAACATCAGGAACTATTTCTTTGGGTTGTAATTTACTTATTGCTTCCGACAAAGTTACTAGTTCTTGAGATCCAAAGTAATCTCCTAGCCTTTGTAATATTACATCTTGATCTAATCCTTGCATTTCCAACGCTTGGCGTTGAGCATCTATCATTGGTTGCAATGTTTTAGCTATACCAAACAAAGATTCTTCTATTTGTTCTGCCGTAGCATCTCTAGCCATCAACTTTTTAGCCATGTCTGAAATGCCAAACGCCATTCTCTTACCAAACATCTCTGGATTCATTATCTGTTTGGAGAAGCGTTCAATCAAATCTTCAGATCCTTGACCAAACTTGCCTGCAACTTTTGCAGCAGCTTCCGAAAATTGTCTACCTACTCCATAGAAGGCTAAATCTAAATCAGATGAGAATTTGCCCATAGCCTCTACTATATTTTCAGTAGAGATTTGGTAAGTATCGCGTAATTTAGAAATCCTCTCAGAGAAATCAGAAAGATTGCTGTTGTTTAAGTTTCCTGTTATGATTGATTGTCTGGTTAGCTTTAGTAACCCAGCATTACTTTTTCCGGCTACTTTATTTTCTAATGTTAGCTTAGTTAACTCTTTGTTATTAAGAGTTATACCCTCTTCAACCATCTCCAAGGCATTCTGAAGTTCCTCATTCCGACCAGCTAAATTCCCTAAATTAGGCCCTAGAACTTTTGATACACTAGCGACAGAAGTTCCTATTGAAGCAGATGTTTTATTCATCGTATCTGCTTGCTTTACGAACCTAGATAAAGTAGCAGTAAGGTTACCCATCACTTGAGCACCTGCTAGGTAGCTTATACTTTTAGTTAATTCAGCAAGAACTGAGTCGGTAGTAGCCATTATTCTATATCTTCCGTGCTTTCAGGCAGCTTCTCTTTTTCAATAGATATTTCATTGAGATCGGACATTTCAGCTAGTTTATAAGTCCTAAAGCTATTTGGACCAAAAATAGCCAGCAACCCCCTAGAAACATTATCGTAATCAGCAAAACGCCTATTTTTATATAGGGTCTTAAGTACATTAGAACTTATTTCTGGAGACACCGAAGTTAGTTTAAAACAGGCTACTAGTATATTTCCCCTTGTGGAAATGAATAACCCATTCCCTCTTTTAACTTTAACAACAAAAACGAATACCCTACCACTACCCGGATAAACAAAAGATAAAACATCCCCGGGTGAAATAAACCCTGCGCTCCTAGGAATTACCCCTATATGCTCTTTTCCCTCGTGGTTAATATCTTTTAAAAAATTGCCACCGTTTTCGTAATATTTTTCGTAACGATTCATGTATAATAATCCGAGGTATTTATGACTGAGAATATAGATGAGAGCATAGTAGATTTTCTTGATTTAATTAATTTTACCCTATCTAATAAGTTTGAAGATAAGTGGAGACATAGATTTAGTTCTTCCTTCATAAAATTATTCCAATTAAAGCTATTAGAATGTATGGATAGCCAGAAGCCAATAAAGAGATCTACTTTATTTACTTACCTAACGAAAAGATGTAAGTATTCTGAGGAACAGGTAGAAAACTTCTTCAAAGCAATAGAAATAGAAATCTACGATCCGGTGATCCAAAAATGAGCGAAAAGAAAAGACACGGCCTGAGAAGCGTTCCGAGAGACACTTCACTCGATAACCTTCGTCAACTTAATAACATAATTGGTTGTGCTTTTATATTTTATGCATTCCTTTTTTTCTTAGCCATAATAAAAATATTTATTGACGCTATTTAGTTTTTGATTCCTTTGCCTTCTTGCACTCGGTGATGTAATTCTTTACATCATCTGTGCTGTAGAACTCAGGGCAGGCTTGCTTGTACCCACACCAGTTGCAAAACTGGTTTCTGCTGGGAGCAAAGTCGGACTTCTTCCGCTTTCTAATATCCCAAACATCTTTTTGGACATCGTTTACATACTTGTGAATCTGTCCCGGAAGATAGTTAACAAACACAAAGTTATTGGTTAGTGGGTAGTAGTGAGCAGCAGTAATCTTTTGAACAGGGATGTTAAAATGTTTATGGATGGCATAAGTGTATGCCTTAAGTTGGTCGTTATTAAATAACTCTAACTTAGATTTCTCGTCCGCGCCTGTCTTGTAGTCAATAATTAAATAGTTACCTTGCTTAGATTTAATTATGCGGTCAATGACTACCCGTTGATCTGTCCCCTCTAACAAGGCTACCTTAAAATCTGATTCAGTTCCAACCGTTTCCTCTAGTGTAGCATTAAACCTTAGAAAATTTTTAAGGCATACAGAAATCTTCTTGTCATAGCTATTATCGAAGGTATAGTTGGAGCGTTGTTCTTCAGCTATCTTAGCCAACTCATCATGAGTCTTAGCTGCAACACCCAACTCGAAGATCTTATGGATGTAAGACCCGAACTGCATGGCATCAGCGTTTGCCCCACTCTCAGGGATTCGTTCATAGTACTTCAAGTAAAACTTCCAACCGCACTGCTTGTAAGTATCCCTTTTGGAATGTGAAATTTCAGTTATGAACATTGATATCTCCTGCTTCATTAAAGACTACCTGACAACCAAATTCTCAGGAAAATTTAAATTATCTAGTAATGGTAGGGAATTGTTGATGAACTCCCCTGTAGACCCAACAGATAGAAAGCAGCACTTTTCTATCAATTTGGAAACAGGATTGTGGCAGGATTTCCGTAAAGGGGAGAAGGGTAACTTCTACTTCCTCTATAGTTATCTAGAGGGAGTCACATACAAACAAGCAGTTAAAGAAATCCACATCCGCAGCATTAACAAAGAGCCTCTCCCAGCTACGATCATTGAGGCTCCGTCTAGCTCCATCAGGGAGGAGATGAAAAACTTTGTACCAGTTCTGCTAGACAAGCAGCCCGAATCAGAACTAGAGATTGCTGCTTACCTGTACTTAAGTGATCGTAAGATACTAAATAACAAATACCCATTCTTTGTTGCTATGGAGGGTAGATTCTACGGGCGCGTGATCATCCCGTTCTGGAGAAACGATGATCTAGTATATTTCCAAGCCAGATCACTTATCGGTCAAAAACCTAAGTACCTAAACCCCGGAGCAGAGTTTGGTCTTAAGAGCAAGAGCTACCTATTCCCCTTTGATCTCTCAGAGCGGTATGTCATTGTATGTGAGGGTCCGACTGATGCAATTTCCCTACAACTACAGGGCGTAAACGCTACTGCTACCCTAGGATGCTCTCTCAGCGTAACTCAATCAAGAATGCTTGCAGGCTTCCAAGGTCGCATTATTGTAGGGTACGATAACGATAGTGCAGGCAAAGCAGGACTAAAGAATATCCATACTACAATTAATTGCCAAAGATTCCTCCCCATCAGCTACTGCTTCCCAGACAGTCGATACAAGGATTGGAACGAAATGCATGTAGATAATATTAACCTCAGACAGTATGTAAAAGAGAACACCCGAGAGTATGATTCTCGGGTGTTTGAAATAAGTTCCGTACTAGGTATTTAGTCTAATATTAGGTACATTAAATCGGAGACTATAGTTTCTCGTAATATATTGTATTTTACTTGTACAGAGTAAGTGCCTGTTAGAGGTCCAAAAGTTCCTGCTGCAACAGCGGGTAATGTAGCTATTGTGGCAGTATCCCAGTTAAACACGATTGTGTTATCACCTGTAATATCAACGCCGGAAGTTGTATCTGTAAATGAGCTAACTGTAACTCGTGCAGGTAATGTATAATCGTCGTTTAGTTTTACTATTTGTATCTGTGCAGAGGTAATCGCAGCATCCTCAAAGGTGTTTCTAATACTTCTACTTATGTTTTTGTTACCTATATTTATCTCGGTAACAACTTTTAAATCAACCTTTGAGCCTAGTTTAACATGCTTGTTAGTTAGCCTGTTTGTAGTGCTAATTAGTAAAGGTTCTGTGCTTGTGAAGATTGTATCTCTGTACAAACGGAAATCATTTATGAAGATTTCCCAGTCGCTATTTTGCACCCAGCGAACAGTCCAAATGTCTATATAATCACCAACTCCAGATGCTTTGTTTGGGATTGTGGATCCTTCATACGATCCTGACAAAGCAACCTGCCCGTTCAAAACTGTTACATATTCGCCTGTTGATAGTTTATAGATGCCGTTAGCTGTTGTTCCGGGTGTGTAGTTAGATGCATCAAAAGTGGCGTTCGTAGTTACTGTGGCAGCATTCTTGAAGCCCATTTTAACTACGGAGGATGCAATAGTTGGATCTATTAAATTAGCTGATGTCAGTATTGTGCTGGGGCTAGTATTGTCTGCTAGAGTGAATACTGTTACTGAACTAATTTCATAGGGATCCTGAAAGACCCCGTTATTAATGAAAAAGCATCTAAGACCCACAGGTTGTAGCACTGAAGGTCTATTATTCCGATCATAAACTGTGTAACCGTTAACTAGCATTTTTATTCATAGCCTCCATACGCTCTCGGTGTAATTCCAAGAAAATCAGTCTTTCTCGTCTAGACATCCTCAGAACATCCGCATAGGTCATGTGGACATCATGTACTAGTATATAGGCTTCTCTAAGTAGAACCTCTAAATTTAAAATAGGTTCTAATTCACGGTAAAAAAATCAGCACCTATCGGCAAGTCTACAACATTATGAGCCTTGCATTCAGTACACTCAAATTTAACCTTAGTTTGTACCCCATAAGAAGCCCCTGAAATGGAGTTTATGATAGTATGAATATCTTTTAAGGGTAGACGAGGATCTGATAGGAATTTAGATATTAGGGTCTTATCTGTGCTACCATCTACTGAAGTTACGAATCTCCACAGGTTATCAAATACTTTAGTTTTATCTAAAAAGTACTGCTCATGTGCAACTCTGGGGAAGATAACCTTTACTTTCTTTTGGAGAACTGGTAGGGTTATCTCTCTAGGATCTAAAACTTCATCAGGGATGTATTCTACTGGTAAGGACATTAATGGAATATCCATACCGTTTTCTGCGTTACATTCAGAGCAGATAGTTATTGCTTTGTAAATATCCCCATAGGAAATTGCTCTTAAGTTGAAGATAAGAGCCAACTTATCCAGTAATAACAAATCATCTATATCAACGCCTTCTACACATCTGGACAAGACAATATTAATTGGATCCGTTACTTTTCCTTTTGCTAGAGCGATTGCTTTTTCATCCTCTAGATTCATCGGACGGATTTTAATCCCTGTAGAATTTTTATAGAATTTACCATTAGAAGGTAAATTTACTTTTTTATCTATTTCTACAGGTAAATGTTCAAATAATTTATCTAAGTCTTGATTATTATTTACTGGTATGTTTGGTATTTCCATATATTAACTTATATCCTTAATATGAATATATTATAGGCGAAAAATGAAAATTTTTATAAAAAACTTAAATTCCCGAATAGAAACTGATAACCCACGGTTACTTAAAGCCCTCGTAGATAGATATACCCATTCGATTCCCGGAGCTAATTATTCAAACGCATACAAACGAGGACATTGGGACGGTAAAAAATATTTCATCCACCCGCGCACGGGAGAGTTTAAAACTGGGTTGTTAGATTTAGTTTTGGCAGATTTAAAACTTATTGAGTGCGAGCCAGAACTTATCTACGAAGAACCAATTGAGCCAAACATTAAACTTCAAGATCATACCTTTGACGGATGGGATCTTCATGATTACCAAGAGGCTCTTGTTGGTCAGGCTCTAGATAATAAGCGTTGCGTAATAAAATCTCCGACAGGCTCTGGTAAGACATTGATCATGGCTTCGGTCATCAAGGCGTTCGGCCCACAAGCAAAAATCCTCTGTCTGTTCACCAAGAAACAGTTGATCAACCAGACCTACGAGTTCTTGGTCAAGAAGTCCCCCGCAGGCGTAGAACTAACCAAGACAAAGGAATTTTCCGTAGGAGTTTCGTTCTCAGAAGGTTTTGAATACGGTAACATAATGTTATGTTCCGTTTACAGCCTAGAGCGTTTAATTGGCACTCCGCACGAGCGTCCAGATGTTTTAATTGTAGATGAATGCCATGAATTCTCTAAAGGTAAACTTACATCTGAAGCCATCAGTTCTTTCCCTACAGCTAAGTACCGTATTGGATTTACTGCAACTCCTCCTACCGAAGCAATTCCCAAATATACCTTGCATGGTGGGCTGGGGCCTGTTATAACCGAAGTAGACACATCATCCTTAATCGAACGAGGGATGCTGGCAAGACCATTTGTTCAAATACTACCGTTACACACTTCTGCTGATGATCATCTTGATATGGACTACCGTGGAGTTTACGATAAGTATATTGTGAACAACGAGATGAGAAACCAAGCAATCACATCTATTGTGGGAACTGTTAAAGCAAAAACTCCAGCAGCGAAAGTATTGATTTTAGTAAACAGTTTAGAACACGGTCAAAACTTAATGCAAAAGATTCCAGAGGCGAAGTACTTACAAGGCTCTGACGATCTGCGTGAACGGAACAAGATTATCAAAGACTTTAAAACTAAGAACGAGTTTAAAGTATTGATTGGAACTAAGATTCTGGAAACAGGCGTTAACATTCCAGAAATCACTCACTTCATAAATGCTAGAGGTCTGTTCTCCGAGATCGCCACAATACAGGCACTTGGGCGTGCGCTTAGACTTAACGATTTTTCCGAAAAAGTTTATGTGTACGACTTCTATGATGAGGTAAAATATTTAAGTACTCATTCAAGAAAAAGAAAAAGTACCTATAAGAATCAAGGACATGTAATAGAAGTATTACCTAGAATAGAATACTAATGATTAATAAACAAGAACAAGAAAAAAGTTTTGCTTTCTTATCTGAGGAAGAACAAAGAACTCTAGAAACAATTTCTATTGCTCTACAAGATATAGCTAAAAAGAAAAACCTTACCGATGAGATGGTAAGGTCTTTAGATAATGCTGAGAGGGATATCTCAGTTATTAGAAATAAGGTTATCTGGAAATATATTAATGTCCTAAAATTGGGAACTATTGTTTAGTAGCTTTCATGATATTAATATCAGCTTCTAATTTTTGAGTTAGCTTAAGAACTTCTTTAGCAGTTTCTTGAATATCTTTTTGATTCTCTAATGCTATTTTAAGTAGTTCTTTTTGGTTCTCTAATACTTGTTCTAGCTTTATTCCTGATTGAAGATCGTACTTAGTTTTTAGGTCACTATTAAATTCAGTTTTCATCCAACTTAGTTTAGTTTCTAGTTCAGCTTTAACAGCATGAGCGTTTTCAACTGATCTAAACTCAATATACCCTGCAACGGACCCGACACAGGCTATTACTGCGATTGTCCATTTGACCATATCTCTTGTAACTGAATTTGCTGTAACCATAAATTAACTCCATTCACCGTCTACTTTTATACTGGGTTTGGTATATTTATATATACCACTTTCCCTACGATAGACAGTAGTTATTCTCCAAGTTCCATTATCTTTTATCCAAAGAAGCGTTGTGCCTACTAGTTCAGGAGCAGGTTGAGGTTGTGATGTAGCTTGTATAGATAAAGAACCTAATTCTTCCTGCGCTCCATCGAAAAATCTTCTACTAGTTGCCATTACTGCTCCTCATAAGCCATTAGTAAAACGCCAGCAAAGGTTGTAGTAGTTGAGTTTCCTTCGGATGCCATTAAAGATAAATTAGTTTGTCTATCTAAATCTCCCGCATATCCAAGAAAGTTACCAGAGATCATATCACAAATATGAGGACCATCCGTATTATTAATTGGGATTAAAAATAATGGTTTAAATAAAGTTATGCCTATAACACCAGCAGTTCCTGTAGTTGCCGCGAGTGTTATAGATTGGACACTTCTTACTCCAGTATCTCCAGCTTGTAATGATGGTATAAGTATCCTACCAGCTTCTCTATATCCTGATCCCCCAATTTGAATTGCAGGACTAGTTCTACCAGAAGTACCTGCTTGATTAGTGTAACTAACAGTTACAGTTGTACCTGTCGATCCTACCTGTGTGTATATTTCTATAGCCATCATTACTCCGATACCATCAGTAAACCGAGGTAATGCTGCTGTTGGCAAATTTGTAGTTTGTGCTCCAGTTCCTGTAGCGTTTAATCCACCTTGATGACTTAACCTATCCACAACTATGTAACATCCTTGAGAAAATCCTCCTGCCGCAGGATTAACTCTTGCACCTAAAATACTATAAGGTCCTGAAGCAGTAGAATGCACATCAAAAGGGTAATTTACATTCGCTATGGTTTCTGAGTAAGAACTAGCATATAATGCAGTTGCTGTGGTGGGAGCAGCATAAGCACTAACTACTCCAATCGAATAAAGAGAAGCTAATCTAGGAGCAGAACCTCTAGTACCAGTGAATGCAAGATTACTAACTGTTCCTTCAGCTAGTTTATGTGTGAATAACTCTAAAGAAGATATTATCATGCTTGCACCGTAGAAATTGCACCAAAAAAGTCTGGGATTGAAGTTGTGAACGCGAAGAACAAAAATGATAATGCAGTTCCGTTAGGTATGTTAGGCAAGGCAGGCAATCCTGTTGTAAAATCTCTCCAGCCTAAACTACCTGCGTTTCCTATGGGAATGTATGATATGGGTTTTCCTATTACTATACTAAAGTTACCCGCTGTTCCAGTTGTTCCATTTAGTTGAAATTTAGTAACAGCTCTTACTCCATGATCATTGCCTGATAAAGAAAAGAATTGTGCTCTAGATACTGTGTTAAATCCAGTACCTCCAATAGTTGCAGTTCCACTAGCTGTATTACCATCCTGATTTATGTATTCCATTGTTATAGTTCTTGCAGTAGAACCTATGGCAGTATTAATTTCATAGAATACTATATTACCTTCACCACTTGTATTTCTAGTTATTTCTGGGCTTGGAGGATTATCTTGTACAGTTGTTACTGTTGTCGCAGTAGCATTAAATCCGCCCATTTCAAATAATCTGTCATACAAAATCAATGTGCCTGCTTGTGTACATGCTCCTCCTGCTTGAATTAGATACTTATCAAATCCTGCGGAAGCGTCTGTAAGAGTTATAGCACCAATAGATGACCCATAAATAACTGATGCTGTAGTTGGCACTGCTCCAGCGGCAGGGTATCCTTCATATCTCCAAAGTGAAATCATTCTTCCTGCTATGGGAGCAGTAGCAACAGCACCATTGATTCTACCATTCTTATAATAAAATATAGTTTCAGGAGCACCCGAAGCACCGCCAGTAAATTTATGAATTAGATCCGATAAGTCTTGTATTTGTCCCATGATTACTCCTTAACATTAATCAAATATTTTGTCTAGTGTTATTTCCCCTAAATCTGCATCTGAATCACTTTCATTTAAAACATCAAATATTATGACTCCAAAACTACTAGCTATCCATCTAAAATATATAGTATCTCCATTTACAACACTAAAAGTACCCCCATCAGGGGATATAAGAATTGCGCTTCCCCCATTTTTTATGTAATATAAGTCTCCTCCATCATTAGCAATCAATAATAATCTTAGAGTTATTGTTGTGTTAATACCTGCAATTAATTTAGATGAACTATCAACTTCAGGTGCAGCTAGACCCACATATTCAGTAAAATCAGTAGTACAAGTTACATCACTACCACCACCAGTTGATTTCTTGGCTAACATACCAACCTTAAATGCCATGCCACCAAACATTAGAAGTTTTGACCTCCAACAAATCCATACCAAGTAGTTCCGTTATCAGGTGATACGAAACTTAAAATATCTACTTTACCATTAGTACTTGTTAGTGTTGGCCCCGTTCCACTAGGCCATTTTACAGATGCAGGCCAAGAAATAGTTCTTGCTGTTCCGTCAGCAGTTAGAATAAGTGTAAATCCTTGAACTGTGTTAGCTCTAGAATCTGTATTGCTTATCGTTAATGTTGAAATGTTAGAGTTTAGCGATACAGTGAATACTTGTGAATTATTCAGATCAAGGGTAAGAGCACTACTAGAAATAGTGGGAGCAGATTTAGATTCAGAATAATCTGTCATTCTAACTGCACTAACATCTCCACTGGCTGTAGTCAATAACCCAGTTACTGTAAACCCGTTAGGTGCTTGTTGTGCATTTAAAGCGGAAGTGGCACTAGTGGCGTTTAAAGATTCTGTTGCACTAGTGGCATAAGTCCAAACCAAAGTTCCAGACGGTAAGTTGTAATAATTAGTTGCAGATACAGATGGGACTTGTAAAGCTACTACATCTGTTTGTAAATATATATCACCATCTGACCCACCCGTGGGAACAGCACTACCATAAGTGTATGCAAACAATGCAGCAGATGCAGTCCAAACAGAACCATTGTACATTAGTGCTTGTCCTGCTGTGGGAACTAATGTGGCTGATAATGGTGATCCTCTTAAAGAAGATGCATCTGCTATTCCACCACCACCTCCAAATACAGAAGATGGAACTATTGTGTAGTATGAATTTATTGTATCCCAAGCTAATATATCACCATCAGAAAGGGGAACCGATCCTACATCAATAGCATATCCATTTAGTGATGATGCATCCGACTGTGGTAGATTTATATAATTTGTTGCAGATACTGTTGTTGCAGATGCTGTTCCTGTAACATACAGATTATTATTGATTTGCATCTGCGCTTGGAAATAACTCTTGCCTTGAACATAGAGTCTAGCGTCAGCAGGAGCAGAATAAATACCGGATGCAATATCAAAACTATTTTTAACTACTCCACCATCTACGGATAGTGTAGTTCCTGATAAAGTAGTTGATCGAGTTGTCCCAGTTACTACAAACCCAGCGGGAGCTTGTGTTGCATTTAGTGCTGATGTTGCGCTTGTAGCGTTTAGTGCCGAGGTAGCACTTGTGGCGTTCAAGGCCAGTGTAGATGATCCAGCTAAATCAGCATACCCAGCAGAAGCCCAAACTATTACGCTTGAAGGTAAATTAATATAATTTACAGCAGATACTGTTGTTGCACTAACTGTTTGAAAGTAAAAAGCCGAGTTAACAGAATCACCAGAAGCATTAATATAATTTGTATTTAGTGTGGCTAAATCCCAGTGAACCGCAGAAGCTAAGTGATTAGATACGGTAGAACTTAGAGCATTGTTTGTAGCGGATAGAACATACTGAGGATGGTCATTATCTGATAAACCTAATATTGACCCGTGGTCAATTTCCGCTTGTGTAAAGTGTACAGAAGCACTAGTTATGTGGTCATTTACTAATGAACTTAATGTGTTATTAGTAGAAGATAAAACATATTGTGGGTGATCATTATCTGACAGTCCTAAGATACCGCCGTGGTCAATTTCTGCTTGTGTAAAGTGTACAGAAGCACTAGCAATGTGGTTTGATACAGTAGAACTTAAAGTATTGTTTGTAGCGGATAAAACATACTGGGGATGGTCATTATCCTCTAGACCAGTCAATGCTCCGTGGTCAGTAACACCACCTCCACCACCCGCAGCAATGGTAGATGCAGTCCAAACAGATCCGTTGTAAACTAATGCTTGATTTGTTATTGGAACTAATGTGGCAGATAGTGGAGATGATTGTAGTGCAGAAGCATTCCACTGTGCAGTTGTGTTTCCTAGATTTAAATATGTCGTTGCAGATACTGTTGTTGCGCTTAGTGTCCCCGTTACAATAAAACCATTCGGAGCTTGCGCCGAATTTAGTGCAGATGTAGAACTAGTAGCTAGACCAGCAGATCCAGCACTTGTTGCATAATCAACACTAGATGGGGATGGCGCAAAAAATATTGACATTAGACATACTCCGTTACCTGAGCAGTTCCGTTTGCACTAGCCCATATTCCGTAAATAGTATTTGTTACTATAAGTTGCTGATCTAAGAGTAAGAATGATCCTGCTGGCATTTCTATGAATGCATTAGTCGTAGTTGCAGGACTTGTGAATGACAAGTACAATTTTTGAGTAGATGTGTTACTTATACTAAATCCTTTTCTGTTTGCGTTAGAAGCTAGGATTGTAACACTAGTTGCACTTGATAGAACCGATGCTGTTGTTGGAGTTCTAGCAGTTACGCTTGTAGGAATGTCATTGCTTGCACTAACACCTATAGGTTGTGTAAAGCTGACTGGAACTGCTGTGGCAGCACTAACAGCTATTGTTTTTGTAATGTCTACAGGAAGAGCATTAGATGCACTAACAGCAACTGTACCAGAAACTCCTACGGGTACAGTAGTTTTTACATTGAATGTGTCAGTAGAACTTACACCAATCGGTTGTGAGAAGCTAACAGGAATGGCTGAGTTAGCACTAACAGCCACAGTGCCCGAAACTGCTACAGGTGCTGTTGTTATTACATCAAAGACATCAGTTGAACTTACACCGATAGTCTGAGAAAAGCTAACAGGTAATGCAGTGTTTGCACTTACGCCTATTGGTTGTGTAAAGCTAACAGGGAGAGCAGAATTAGAGCTTACAGCAAGAGTTTGTGCTACTGTAACAGGTATTGATGAGTTTTTAACATTTACATCAAGGTTGCTTACTGAACTAACGCCGATAGCTTGTGATATAGAAACTGGTACTGCTGTAGCTGCACTAACGGCTACTGTCCCTGATACTCCAACAGGTGCTGTTGTTCTAACATTAAATGTATCAGTAGAGCTAACACCTATTGGCTGTGAAAAACTAACTGGAACTGCTGTTGCTGCGCTGACGGCAACTGTTCCTGATACACCTACTGGAGCTACCGTTCTAACATTAAGAGTATCTGTAGAACTAACACCTAAGGTTTGAGATACACTAACAGGTAATGTTGTGGCAGAACTTACAGCAAATGTTTGGGTGGAGCTTACACCTAAAGTATTTGGAGCCGTAATTGGCATTGGATTGGATACAGACACATCCGTAGCTGCGCCGTCTGCACCTACACCAATTTTTACCCGTTGATAGAGTATACCTCCAATATCGTCCGCTGCGATACTAGCTCCAGCCCCGGGTGTGTATCCAATATTATCTGCCATATTATTGTTCCTTATGAACTAAAGTCGTAGAATAATCCGGGAGCAGCACCAGTTCCTGCCGTGGTTCCTGCTTTTGGGAAAGTTGACGGTAAAGAACTATCATAAGTATGTGTTGCATACAAGTGAGTAGTCCAAGTTGTGTTTGCAGAACTAGCTGTCCCTAGTATATAGTGAGTTTGGTTCGTAGATATTCCCCGTATTACTGGTGCTCCATTAGCTACAACTGCTAACCAATAAAGTTGTCCGGGAATTAATGTATAAGCAATATTCCAAGTTCTTTTTTGTGCGTTTGTAGTAGTATCTAGCTCCACTGCCCCTTGTGCTACTAACTCATCAGGGTAAAGATCATTCTCTGCTGAATTAGTATATAATCCCATGATTGCGGATGTGCTGGCTGCTCCTGTAGTGACATAAATTTCTATATCATCTATCGTTGCACCTCGTCTTGGAGAAACAAAAGGCATAGCATACAATCTATTAGCAGTCATTGTGAATGTGCCTAGTGTTACTCCTGTCATCAATCCAGCGGCATACCAAGATGTGTAGTTAGTGGTTACTGCATTAGCAAAATCGTCAATAGATGCTTCTTCTAACCAACTATAATCAATTTTACCACTAGATTTAGCTCTTGGAATCCCAGAGTCCGTTGCCGTATCGTATATATTTCCTGCCGTTATAGCTCCTGATACCGTTAAATTATTGCTTAGAGTTACTAAACTTTGGAAATATGATTTTCCTTGAACATACAGTCTAGAGTCAGCAGGAGCAGAATAAATGCCAGATGCGATATCAAAACTATTTTTAACTACTCCACCATCTACAGTCAATGTCGTTCCTGATAGAGATCCAAATTTACCTTGACCAGAGACATTAACTGCTTGCACATTTGTAAATGTGCTTGTAGTTGTGCTGTAACTAATCAAGTCGCCGTTAGTAAGACCAGACGCTAGATTAAACCCTACAATGTCATTAATGTGAATTGGGTTAGCAACATCTATCAGAATAGAACCATTATTTACGCTTTGTCTAGTTACAATACCTAAGAATACTTCATCGTAAGGAGCAGGTAGTTTAACATTAGTAAACCCACCGCTAGAAGCTAAGTATAAAATATCTCCTTCGTTGTATGCATTAGTGTTAAACTTGTATAAAGTTCCTTTAGTAAGAACATGACCAAATTCATTGTTAGGAATATCATGTTCTACTACACCAATACATCTACTCAAATCACCATTTGGAGCTTCAGGTACATGGTTATTCGCTGCCGATACTGCTCCGATTAAAACATTGTCTCCCGTAGCTCCGGTTACTCTTACAGGAGTTCCTTTAGCTAATGTAGATCCAGTATCGTTTTTAGCTACTACTACAACACCATAAGCTCTGTCATAATCTAAAGAATACCAATTATTTCCAGCAGCTATTACAGTAACAGACTCTGTTGGATCGTACAAACGAACTGTATTTGTCGCAGTTTGTAATGTTGCGCCAGATAATGTAACCGATCTATAAGATCCACCATCATCAATCTTAGATACTGTTATTTTTCTATCAGCATACGCAGATGCATCAGGTAAGTATAGTGTTACTGATGTCGTAGTGGTATTAACTAAGAAGGTATCAAAACCACCATTGATATTTAAAGAAGTGGTTGTTGCACTATCAACAGCACAAACATAAGGTCTAATATTTCTATACTCAGTTGCAGAAACTGTTGAAGCATATAAAGTAGTAACAGTTAATGAGTCATAAGAAATATCACTCACTGCTAAATAACTTGCTGGTATTGTGTCACCACTAGTTATTTCCCGAAGACCGGAGACTTCCCCCGCTCCGTTTCTTGATAATCCAATCGGAAGAAAATCTGCCATAATCTAATTTTACCTTATCAGCGTCTCTTTAGCTGGTCTTCCTTTTTTTCTGCTTTTTTCTGCTTTGAGCGAACTATGCTTTCTTCTTCTTCAGCCTCGTCTTCAATTTCATGAGCTTTCTCATGCTTTGCTTCGATGGCATCTTCTTCTGCATCTAGTTCTGCTTGTTCAGCGTCGATGTCATCAGAATCTTCCATTTCTTCTTCGCCCTCTTCTTCTTCACCTTCTTCAGGCATTTCTTCTTCGCCACTATTTCCTAGTTCGGATTGGAGTGATGCGATGATTTCTTCTAGATCAGACATTACTTTCATATACTTATCGTCTGAAATGCCCATTTCGGTTGGCTCTGGTTTAGGTTGTAGAGCAGCCATCATTTCTTCATCTTCCATGCCCTCTTCGCCACCCATACCTTCTTCGCCTTCCTCACCCTCCATACCCTCTTCACCTTCCATCTCTTCTCCACCTTGAGGTACGGTAACATCGTCATCATCCATGCCTGTTGCAGGTGGAGGCTGTGATCCACCCATGGGTGGTTTGGGCATACCAGCGGGTGCTGCTGCCTGCATAGCTTGCATTGCTGCTGCGGGATCTCCACCACCTGCTGCCGCTCCATTGATCATCTTTAAGATATCGCTAACCTTGGTCAAGTCAGTTGCGATCTTGTTAAAATCGAGATATGAACCTAGGCTCTCGTTTATGATTGTATCTTCGTATCCAGCAGCGATAAATATTTCTTGAATTACCTCGTTGCAGGAGACGGCTTCAACACCGTTCTTATGCTTGAGTGAATCAGCCAACTCCATGAGGACTGATCTCTGAACACTCTTCTTAGGTGATATCTTTGCTAGAGTTTCAAAGATTGAAATCTGTGTATTTAGTAAACCCTTAAATGTTGCAGGCTCTTTTAGGTTTTGAATGTTGATTCCGTATCTCTCATTTAGGTGAGTGATTAAAGAATTCTTCATTGGTTTCTTCATCTCAAAGATGTAAGATGAGAACTTCTGGATATCTGTTATTGTGATATCCTTTACATTGTTTAAATTTAGAGCGTTCTTGAATGTTTCAGTTAATTGCTTCTTACTTGCTAGTGCTAGGTAAGGAACCTCTGCAATTGCATGAGCCAAGGCTTCTATAATGACTGGCTCCTCAGAATACAACAAACCAGCTAGGCTCTGTACTCTTGGGCTAGATGCCCATACGGTATCGAAGTTAGCCTTATGCTCTAGCAATTCCTTCTTGATCAACTCGTGACGGCAAATCATTTCGTAAACAGACTTTGTGGTGTCCTCAGTAACGACAAATGAACCAGTCTCTACCAATGAATCGTAATCGTGTGTAACAATGTTGAATGCTTCTGAGATAGTTTGAGACAACCGAACCGCAGTTCTCATTTCCGCAATCTGAGATATCTTGTCCTTATGCTGCTGTAGGTACTGAACTAGCTGTGGGGCTATCTCCAAGAAGTTCTGAAACTCTTTAGTCTCTATGATCTTAGAAGTATCATTGAAGCGATTTGATTTCTCCTCCAAGTTCTTCTTTATAGACTTGAACTTCAATCTGGACTCCCATAAGTAAAGCAAATCATCAAATGATGATTTGGCCTTCTTGTGTGAGTCTTCGTAAATGTGCTTTACGAAGGAGGATATTTTTGAATCAACCATAGAATCAAACTTGCTTTGATTCAAGAACACATCCACATCTTCCACAACTATGTCGTGGAGTGCTAGAGAGTCCTCTGTTTCAAAAGTTCCAACAATCACCTTGTTGGATTCCGTAACATAACATACGGATTTATCTTCTACATCAATCTTGAATATAGACACATTCTCTCTAAGGGAACGACCTAGATAGTCACCCAACTTAATCAACTCAGAAACAGTTTTATTGCGGTTTTCAAATAAATTATCAAACATAAGGACTCCTAAAATGTTATAGCCTATCAACTTGTATATAGGTTACTATTTATCCAACATTTTTAACTTTGTGTTATATTTTTTAATAATTCTATCAAAAATCAATACTTTTTCCATATTTTCGTTAATTAGGCTTTGATTTTTGAGATTATGTAAGGTATCTATGGATTCTTGTGGGGGAGCCGTTGGGGGCGTATTCTCCGCACTTTCGATTCCATTAGGTGGTTGCGATCCCATAGGAGGCCCCCCACCAGCTTCAGGAGGAGGTGCAGGAGGTGCTCCACCCATAGCACCAGCCCCACCTTGCGGCTGCATTTGCTGTTGCATAGCCATGGCCTGTTGCTGCTCCATTTGAGTTTTCATTTCTTCCTTCATTTTCTTTATTTCGTTATCTGTTAGCTCGAAATACTCCTTGTAGAGGTAATCATCTGGGAATAGCTGTAACCCCTTAACTGCTTGAACTACACGGATTTTCTGCTCATCAACATCAAGTCTACGCTTGGTAAACATGTCTGATGGGTCGGGTAACTTAATTTTAAGAGAGTTAATTTCGCTTTGTGGATACTTTAAGATGGCTAAATGCCGTTTGGCTATGGTTTCTAGGCCAATCTCTACTTCGTGTTGTACCCGCATGATCACGCGAGCAAACTTAACATCTAGCTGAGATAGGTTTGCCTTACGCTCTGGGGACTTGTCATGCTCTACAACATAGTCTTTGGGAATCTTCAAACATGCTAAAACCTTATCTCTAAAGTACTTAACATCGTCAACTTCGCCCAAGTTCTGTGCTCCGGGCAAGGTTTCAATACGAGTATCTCTGTCGCCTCTGTGTGGGACGAAGAAGTCCTCATCCATGGACATTGGGTTGTACTTCTCGTCTATTGTGCCATTAGCGGAGTTGTAATATTTCTCTTTCTTAAACTTTTGCTTTAGCTTTTCTACGAATGCTTCAGCCTTACCTGTGGGTAAACTTCCAACATTAACATAGAATATTCTACGCTCGGGTGCGCGTGAGAGGCGGTAAATAAGCATTGCGTCTTCCATCAACTTAAGTGAACGGAACACTCTGATTGCAAATGCTGCTATAGACTTACCATATGGATAATACTTAGGGTCAGAGGTATGCAAACGGAAGTGGACGAGTTGGTTCTTGTCCAAGCCCATGTACTGGCTCTTTTCCATAGCTGTAGATTGGAATCCGAAAGAATTCCAAGAACCGTTATTCTTCTGAGGTATTTCCTGCAAGAAATCGGTTAGATACCCGTATTCATTTTCTACACGAATGATATAGTTAGGGTTTAAAATCTTTATTCTTTGGACACCTGCGGTGGGGTTGTTTAAGTCCATTACTAATTCTACGAAACAATCACCATACTTTACTGTGTTTCTAGTAATGTCCCAATAGTGACGGTCTAGCTTAATATTATTAAATAACCGCTCAATCTCTTTTATTGTTTTTTGCGAGTGAGCATCAACCCGCCACCGTCTATTTTTGGTATCCCGTTGAGTGCAATCGTCTGCGTAAATATCAAACGCTGCTCCGACCTCAGGATATTCATCCATCGACTCAAACTGAGAATATCTGTTCTTTCTGTTATTCTCTAGCTCTGGGATGAACGGGCTTCTGATGATCGAAGGAGTGCCACCCGGGTTTTGACGAACAACATTTGGGTTTATGATTGTATCGCCACCCAAAGGATGGATAGGTGTAGGATTATTATCATCCGACTGTTGTGATACATATGGAGCAGCTTTAGTAGCAAAGTATCTGCCCCACCACTTACCGAATACGCCTAGTGGGTTAAACCAAGGTGTTGCTGCTGCGGAAGAGTTTGGATTACCAAACGCTGTCTCACCCATTTCATTTAATTTTTGCCTAGAATCCATTTAACTTCCTCTAAAGGTAATCCTTTAAAATATTTTGCAGACGCATCTCGTCTATCTGATATAGAAAGAGGCTCTGGAGAGTTTGGTTTAAGTTTGCTTACAATACTCGGAGAAGTTGCGATTAACCTGTTAAGTCCATGCACTGCAAGTTTTAATGCAGAGATTAAATCGTCATGGTGTCCTTTAGCAGCTTCAACCTTCCCGCTGTCATTAATCTCAAACGCTAGTAATTCTTTTACTAATCTATCTGAGTTGATTGTTACTTTTCTGTTACGCACGAACTCTTCCATGTCGGAGAGTATGACCTCGTTGTTTGTAGCAGTAATGTTAATTCCCATTTGGTTTTTATCATCCATCCAAATGTTTTCATATTCTTGCCGTTCAAACAACTCGTTTACTAAGTTTGCTCCAATACCATTCCGCTCAGGAACAATCTTACACATATTGTAATAAATGCCCTCGCGTGCGACTATCTCTGCAAACTCGTTAATAGGAGTTTTGTTAGAATAAAACTCTGCTACTTGCTCTCCATTGTACGCATTTAATATTACGAATGAAGAATAATCTAGCTCTCGTCCAAGAGCAGTGTCCACACCCATAACATAATCATGATATGGAACAGGCTCCTTCCAAATTCGCATACGGCCTTGATATTTTGTATCATATGTCTGTTTAACATTCTCATGTAAAAACTGTAAGGATTCGCCATCAATGTAAGTAGATCCAGTACCTAGGAATTCCTTCTCGTACTCCTGTCTCCAACGCTTAAGGCCAATGTTCTTCTTGGTGATTTCCTCAAAACGAGTAACATCATACTTCTTATCCTTCTCACGGATGAACTCGTACAACCACTCATACTTTTCATTGTACTTATATTGAGGATGCTCCCACCAATCAATCTCTATAAGGTTGAATTCGTTTCTTCCTGCTCTAGCTTCCTGATAAGTATTAAAATACCAATTACCCATGCCATTAACGGTAGATAACACAAATACACGACCACCTGTAGAAATGATTGGATAAACTGCTGCCCAAATGTCATCAATGTGTTCAATGAATGCCGCCTCGTCGATCATCAAGAAATAAGAAGCTAGTGAACGGCCTGATGTCTTTTTAGCCGGACGAGCTTTAATTTTATTACCGTTTGATAACTCTAATGTGTGCTTGTTGTCTCCACCACGAATAATCTTGGGTTGCATCCAAGGTGGAAGCTCATCATACATAATTTTAATTCTAGACAAGATTTCAATTGACTCAGTATCACCAATAGAAAGAATAGTAATCGTCTTATTCTTTTGGAATACTGCCATGTGCATGATATAAGCACAACCAATCGTAGTACATCCTGCCTGTCTAAACTTGCGGAGGAAATTAAAGCGATTATGTTCTAAATCATCAATAATCCGCTCTTGG